TCATAAGGGCATTTAATATTTCCTTTTTTAAAACTACTATAATGTGCATTTTTAAAGGTCCAATTGTACTCTGGAAAGTATACATCAATATCAGAGTATTTTCTATAATTAACAATAACAATTTTACTACCAAAATTATTTATACTCTCTTCTCCTGTCCTATCTATTTTAGCTACCATATTATCTACCTCCTTATATTACTGTATTAACATAAACTTTATAAAAATTACCTATGATTATTATTTTATTATTTAAATCTCCTTTAAAAAATTAGAGGGGAAATTAACCCCTCTTTATAAGCCCAAATCATCTAATGAGAAGTCAAACTCATCTTGTTTCTTTTCTTCCACCTTTACAGTTTCACGTGAAACACTTTGCTCTACATTTACACTATTAGCTAAATACGACTGTTCAATCTGCATGTGTAATCGAAGAATGTCTTTAATATAAGCTGTTTGACTTGATTTTCCTTTTAACCATTCAGATATATCTTTATCTTTTTCATTAAAAGTTAACCTAACCTCTCTAATCGTCTTTGCCATGATTATCACCTACTTATTTAAATAATTTTTCTGCTATATTAAACAACCCTTGACATTGAAGTTTAACCTCATCGTTCATTATCGTTTGTGGATATAATTTAGAAAAAGTGGGATATAATATATTACTACCACCACCTACAAGAATTATGTTACTGTTTTTTAAATTAGGATATAAACCTCTTATTTCATTCACTAAAGCTCTTATAAATCGTTTCACTATTTCTGGTTTATAATCAGATTTACCATTTAATAATTGTTGTTCTCCATCAAATATTCTTTTAGCTTCTTCTAAGCTCATATTTAAATCATAAGTTATATTTAAATATTCTCTAGTATTTTGATATATGTTTATCAAGCCCATTGCTATAGAATTTGCATTTTTAAGATTCATATTGTTATCAAAATTTGATATATCGACAGTTCCACCACCAATATCAACCACTATTGTATCAGTATTTCTATTTATTTTGTTCATTAAAGATTTTATTGTTTTAATCGCATATGATTCTGGTAATATTTCCACTCTGTTAATCGTTATTGTTCTTAATTTTCCGTCTACAATTAAAGTTTTCTTATTATTTTTTTCTATAAAGTTTTTCATTTCTTCCTTTTTCTTATATTGACTAGCAGGTATAGCAGTTATTAAATTAATTAAATTAGATTCTGTTGATTTAGATATTGAATAATATAATAATGGAAGATAGTTTTCTTTATTAAACTTCAATAAATCATTTTCAAATTTACCACTGTTAGATATATATTTAATTCCATCACATTCAAAATTTTCATTTAGGTTAAAGTCATCTATACCTACTTCAAGCTCTTTAATTCTTGATTCGATAACAACTTCTTTTTCATTTGACACACCAATAGATGTGATATTGCCTATATCTATCGCTACACTTGTATTTTTATTCATAATATCAACCCCTTTTTAATATATATTATGTATTTACAAAAAATATGTTACATATCTTCACAAATATTGTAAAATTTTTATTTATATAAGCTGGTCTCTACTCTTATTGAAATATCCAAAATATCTTGTAAATGCTTGTTTAAGGGGTTCTGCATTAGTTAAAGGAGTAATTAATCCTCAAACATATTGATTTGAATACTTGGCTTGTAATCATTACAAATATCAATTAATAATTTCACGTTATTTCTGGAATAATTTAAATCTTCCCATTTAGATACTCCGACTTCATAGAAAAACATTTCTTTTATAATATTATAATCTTTATTAACTTTACTAATACCTAAATGTTCTTTAATTATTTTACCGTAATCAAATACATCTTTTGCTCTTATACCAACTAAATGTTTTATTTCTTCTATTTGTTTATTTTGTTCATTGATTTGTTTATTTTGTTTTTCAATTCTATATTTCATATCTTCAACTAATTGTGTCATATCATTGAGTAATTGAGGTAATTCACTATCCGTTTGTATTTCATATTTACCTGTCTTTCTTAATGATGGTAATACTTCATGAGTTACCCATCTTCTAAATGGTTTACACTTCTCAGTTTTACATTCTAACATAAAATCATAAAGTTGTTCTTCTGTTATATAATTGTGTCCAGCTTGGACACAAACTTTAATTTCTGCATTTCTAATATCTTTATCTATTCTTTCTTTTCTTGGGTAAGCTTTACCAATAGAATTATATTTCACATGCCCTAATGCCATACCAGTACTATATATTTCAAATAAAGGTTCTCCATTATCATTTATTATAATATCTACTTTATTCCCTTCAAAATCAAATAACATTAATTCATTCATAATATCTCCTCCTATTTTATTAATTATTTTTAATTATATTCCTTAAAGCTAGTAATTTCAACAGTTAGGCAAATTTTACCATTCAGCTATTACTTTTTTCCATTTTTACCCTACCTAAATTCCACCCACCACCATATAAAAGTGCGATGTTATTATAGAGTACTTATAGATATTATTATAGATTATTATAGAGTAAATTTTCAGTTTCACTTCAATTTACGCTTAAAAATTTTCTTCTTCTACTATTATATTATACTCTAGTTTAGTTCTAGTTTGTGTTACAGGTAATCCATTTTTATCTATAACTGTAACTGCTTGTTTAATCTTATTTACCTCTATAAAGTCTTCATTTATTAATGTCTGCATACTAGCCTTAACTATTCTTTCACTATTAGGACTTAATCCCATTAATGTAGCTAATGTTGGTTGTGTAACATGAGTAGGTTTAAATTTACCTTCAAATTGACACAACCATAATAAATTGCAATACATTTTAATAGGATTATTTCCTAATGTTAACAAGGCTCTTTCAGCTTTAGCTTTAGGTATTGTTACAAATCCACCACTTTCATAATTAATCTCATAACAATTTACTTTATTTCCTTTATCGTTTATATATTGTATCAGTTTAAATTCATCTGAATTTTTTCTTAACATTGTTCTAATTTTTTTATTAAAATTAGATATATCTATACCTATAGTTTTGGTCAAATCTATAACATACTTATCTAATTTCTTTAAATCTATGTATCTAGCATTATTACCTTCTTGCTCTACATCTTCACAATTAGTTAATCCACTTATTCCAAGTAAAACTCTAAAGTCACTATCCTTCATTTTTATCAATTCTTTAGTTGGAATGACTATTGAATTTTGGTTTGTTTCAAAAATGAAGGGTGGTTTTATTACTTGTTTTACTATTTTTTCTTTTTCCATTTTTATTATTATAACATCTTTTGTTTCTAATTCTTCCAAGTTATCACTTCCTTCATTAATTATTTTTACATATTTGATAATTCTAATAACTGTTTTAAATCCTCAAATTCTTCTTTTATTTCATTTATATCTTTATGCACATCGCAATCATTACAAAAATAATTGCATATACTTTGACTATCACATATAGTATTTATTACTAACTCTTCCAATCTTTCCATTTTTTCTATTAATTCTTCCATCATAATTCATCTCTCCTTTTATTAATTATTTTTATCTATCGCTTAATTGAGTAACAGATACATTCTCGATAACTCTTTCGTCTTTAGTTTCTAGTATATACTTAAAGTTAGTCAAGTCATAAGTAACCCCTATAACCTTTACTTTTTCTTTTCTTTTACCTTTCTTTGGTCGGTAATAAATCCAATCGTTAATGTTAAACATAATATCAATCCTCCTTATACTTATAATTATATAACTTTTTTGGATAAAAGTCAATACTTTATTAATTATTTTTACTTCAATGTCTTATTAATAATTTATTGCATTTTCTTTATTTATAAAGAAATGTATTCCAGTACTACATTCATTCCATCTATTATTATCAAAATTATCCACATGTACTATTTCTCCAACTCTATATATAAAATTACTATCATGGTTACTATTTATCTTAGTTATTTTCTCTTCTGTTTCAATATTTTCTATATCTAATACTTTAGCTTTATCACATCTACATTTTGCAGTAGTTGCACTACTTCTTTTAGCATCTTCTAATATCAATAATTCGATTAGACATCCACCAGCTTTCTTATATCCTATAAAACTACCTTTTTCTGGACAAGCTAAATTATAACCAATAGTATGAATATTTGTTTTTATATCTTTTAAATCAGCATTGGATAAATTAGCACTACTTAAATTAGCATTGCTTAAATTAGCAGATGTTAAATCAGCTCGTATTAAAGTAGTACATCTTAAATCAGTATGTACTAAAGTAGCACCTCTCAAATTAGCGTCTTCTAAATTAGCACATCTTAAATTAACATTGCTAAAGTCAGTATTGCTTAAGTCGGCATTATTTAAATCAGCATTATTCAAATTAGCACCCGTTAAATCAACATTACTTAAATTAATGCCTCTCAAATTAGCATTGCTTAAATCAGCACATTTTCTTCCTTCTCCTTTTAACCATAATTCATGTTCCTTTAATATTTTATTTAATTCTTCTTGACTTATTTTTCTCATATTTATCTCTCCTTTATTAGTTATTTTTAATTTCTTTTATTACGTCCTTGATTAAATTAATTTTTTTATTAATTGTCACACTGCTTACATTTAATGTTTTAGATATTTCATTTTGTTTGTATCCATCCATCAACATATTCATGATTATATGTAATTCTTCTGCATTAATCTTATTGTATTTCCCCAAATTACGCATTGCAATTACATCATCAAATTCTTTTAATAATTCCATATATTCAATATCTTTATATTTCAAATCTATTTTTCCTATGGTATCTAATAGAGTAGTCTCTTCTTTTCCATCGTCAGATATATTAACATCCATAGATGTAAGCATATCTTTATCTTTATAATAAGTGTTTCTTAAATATACATTGTATGAATTGTATATAATTGCACAAATAAATTTTTTAATATCCCCTTTAGACTCATCAAATTTATTTCTAGATTTCCAAAGTTCCAGTAACGAATGTTGAATCATATCCTCTTTAATAGAAGAAAACCCATTATAATTTTTGTTGTAAATTTTTCCTGTTAATTCTAAAGATAAATTTATATATTCTGTATCACTTATCATTGTTTTATTCATAACTTATCCCCCTATTATCCATTAGTTTATTAATTATTTTTATTTATAAGCTGGGTCGTCTTCACAGTTAATCTCCATTAGTTTTTCCCAAATATCCCATTTACTTTGCTCAAATGGACAATCCTCGCAATCAAAATCTTCGTCTTGATATTCTTCAACAATACAACCAGATAGACATACTTTAGCTTCACTCAATATCAATATTAACGTTTCTAGCTCTTGGTCTGTTAATTTTAATGTTTTCATATTTATCACCTCTCTTTATTTTATATATTAAGTACAACATAACCAAACTATCTTTGCCAATTGCTTTATTCATTATTTTTTATTTCTGTAATTATATCTCTTATTCTATTTACTTTTTTATTAACATTTGTACTACTTACTCCTAACATTTTGCTGATTTCGCATTTATTGTAACCTTCATATAGTTTATTAATTATGAAATGTAGTTCATCTAAATTTATTTTTCGGCTCGTATGTTTATTTCTCTCTTCAACTATATTATTAAATTTATCTATAAACTCTTGTTTTTCAATATTTTCATAGTTGATATCTTCCTTAAGAAAATGACTAATTATTTTATTATATTCCTTTCTACAATCCAGTGATGTATCATTCATTGTATATATTCCTTCAGCAGAAATAACTTTACCTTTATTTTTATATACAAAGTCTCTCACATATTTTGTCATGCTCTTCCATGCAATAGCATTGAGATAAGTATTTAATGAAACATTTTTGCTTTCATCATATCTTTTTATAGCACTACACATTTGCATATAAGCATATGATTGCATATCGTCTTTAAATAGAGAGAATGTTTTAAATCGTTTATTCCATATCCCCTTTGTTATTTTTATCATCAATCTTCCTTGTTCATTTGAAATTTTTTCTTTCATATTTTCTCCCCCTTTGTTTATCTTATACTACATATTATATAAAGTATTTACTAGAAAGTCAATACCTTCTAATAAATTTTATTAATTATTTTTAATCTGTTATCTCAACTTCATAATTATATAAAGTATTGTATAGTTTGTTAGGGATTAAACCAAAGTAATAGTCAGCTACTTGTCTGATATTTTTCTCTTTAAATTCTTTATACACCTCAAAAGCTTTAAGTTGAGTTTCATAAACACCTAAACATTCATATTTTGATTTTCCTGTTTCGGGATTAATTATATGACATTGTGCTACATACTTACCATTTATATAATCTGAAACACCTATTGGATTATTTCCTCTTTTACTATCTCTTTTTGTAAATAAAGTATTTATTCTTTGCGGTACAAATATACAGGTTTCTGGTGAGTAGATTTTATTATGTTTAACTAATATGTCTTTGTCAAGACACATCTTTTCTTCTTTTATTTCATAATAGTTATCTTCGCTCCATTCTCCATATTCTTGAAAATTATGAAACTCTTTATCTACCTTACAGCCTATATAAGTAGGATTTCTTTTAAGACTTTTTTCGTCATAGCATCTTCTCAACATATCGTGCCATGTTTGGTAAACTTTGGTATGTTTACCATTTTCACTTACTTTATATTTTCCTTCTCCTAAATATCCAACTTCATAATATCTCCTCTCATAAGGGCATTTAATATTTCCTTTTTTAAAACTACTATAATGTGCATTTTTAAAGGTCCAATTATATTCTGGAAAATAAACATCTACGTCCATACATCCTTTATAATCAATAATTATCATCTCGCTTCCAAATTTATTATAAGCTGTTTCACCTGTTCTACCTATTGTTTTTTCACTCATATTTTCTCCTCCTTTTTATTAATTATTTAGTTTTCAATATTATTCGTCAATAAGTTTATTAATTATTTTTCAACTTACACCATTTTCTAACTACAACATGATATTCATCTTCCCACGAATCTAAAACAAATCCTTTATTTACATCAGCTACATCGACATTAACTCCACTACATTTATACATCCAATCTTTTATGTCTTTTTTATCAACTAAATTCACATCAAAATAATATTTCTTATTTACATTAAATGTAAGTTCTTTTGAGTGATTATTTATAGATTTATCTTCTAAATTATCTAATAATGAAAATCCTGCGTCTGTCCAAATATCATTTTTATCTATACCAAAAAATATTTTTCCTTCAAATTCTTTAGGTTTACCACCTTGAAAACTTGATTTTGTTTGTATTGTTCCTATAACGTCATTTATAATATCATTTCCATATACATTTTCTGTTTCTGCGGATTTAACATCTACTTCTATTTTATTACAACTATAAGGAAATACAACGTACTCTTCGCCTTCTACTTTAATATTACCTATATATTCGTTTTCCACTTCAACTATTAATCCGTGACATATTTCAACCCAATTAGGAATTGTACCATTGTAGACTTTGTATTTGTTTTTATTAAATATATATAATGATTCTAAATTAAATTTATCTAACATATTTTCTCCTCCTTTATTAATTACCTAACATATATGTCAATGTAACACAAATAGTCATAATTAACCACTTACCATCAAAACTTTTTACTCCGAATGTTTCAAATAAAACTCCATAAATTAACAATAATAATATAAATTTAAATAAATGTTTCATATTATATAACCTCCTTTATACATTATTATTAATCTGTAATTTCAACTTCATATGAATATAAAGCGTTATAAAGTTTAACTGGAATTTCATCTTTAAAATAATCAGCGACTTCTTTTATATTCTTTTCTTTATAGTATTTGTATACCTCAAATGCTTTTTCTTGACTATCATAATAGCCTAAATATTCATTTTTAGATTTTCCTGTTTTAGGATTAAGTAAATAACATTTTACTTGATATTTACCATTTACAGGAGTTGTACCTATAACTGATTCACCTCTACTTCTATCGCATCTAACAAATAATTTGTTAATAGTTTGTGGTACAAATATACAAGTCTCTGGAGAATATATTTTATTGTGCTTTACTAAAATATCTTTATCTAAATCCATTCTTTCGCCTTCAATTTCATAGTAATTCTCATTGTACCATTTAGCAAAGTTTTGAAAATTATGCCATTCTTCAGATGCTTCACAAGTAATATATGTAGGATGTTTCTCTTGAAATTTTTCAGAATAACATCTTTGTAACATGCTTTGCCAAGTGCTATAAACTTTAGTTAGTTTGCGATTTTCACTTACCTTATAATTACCCTCACCAATGTAACCAACACCATATATACTTCTATCATAAGGACATTTTATATCTCCATTTTTAAAATGTTGATATTTTGCATTTTTAAAAGTCCAATCATACTTTGGGAAATATATATCAATATCCATACATCCATTATAATTCGCTATTATCATTTTACTTCCAAATGTATTATAATTCTTTTCTCCTGTTCTATCTATTACTTTCCCCATTTTAATCCCCCTTTTTTATTAATTATTTTTCTAAATTTCTACGTTGATTCCATTTTCTCTCCCTTTGTTCAGCACGATTCAATACATCGCATCTTGTTTCTAAGAAATCAATAACTTCATGTAGAAACTCATCGTCAAAGTCATTGTTAATTTCCTTACAAAATTTTATATCGTCTTCTATAGAATCAGTAACTATTTGAAATGCTTCTATTAATTTCATATTCAATTTCCCCCTTATTTTATCTTTTGTATATTATATTATACTTCTTTACACCAACTCGCAAATACCATATACAATTCACCTTTATCATTGAAACAATAACCATTTTTTTTATTTTCAACTTTGACTGGTTTACCATCTATTTCTATTTGCCATCCACTCAATTCTCCTAGATGTTTTGATATTAATCTCTTATCAAATACATATTGTTTTCCTACTTCAAACTCTTCTACTTTGTAACCTAAACATTCAGTTTGTGATGGTAAAATTATTTTCTCTTTACCATTTTCTTCTATTACGCCTGTAAACTCATCCACAAGTGTTACAAGTTCTCCTTTGTATATATAATTTTTATTTAAGTTATATAAATCTGTATTCATATTATATCAGCTCCTTTATTATTTTATTTATGTACTAAGTATAACATATCCTTTACTATTTTGTCAACATCTTTATTAATTATTTATAAATTTTATAATATGCTATTAAATCATACGCACCTCTAGTCCCTCTACTCATATACCATTCTTTAAACTGCTCCTTGTTTATACAATTATATATCCTAATAACTTCTGAATCTGGTATATCTTCAAATAATACATTGTTACATAAAAAAGTTTTAAATCCTTCGTAGTTATATTTACTATATAGATTATTTATCGAAATACCACCTCTTTGTATTTCTAGTTTTATATTTCTAATTCTTTCTTTATTTTTTTCGATTACATTTCCCCCTGCACAGTTCATAGGTTCTATTATCATATTTATCATTTATCCCCCTTGTTTTTATTTTATATATATTATATGATGTTTATTATAATTTATCAACTGTTTTATTAATTATTTTTAAAATCAATTAAAATAATATAAAGCCCATTGTTATACCAACTAAATTTATAAACATAAATGTTAATACATATTTCATATCTATCACCCCTTTAATATAAAAGTAGCACATCTTGATATATTTATCAACTAAAAAATGAACAAAAAATAGACTAGAATTATCTAGTCTTAATATTACTAATTGTTTTAATCATTTATTTCAACTTTATACTTGTATAAAGCGTTATAAAGTTTATATGGTATTTGTTCTTTATAATAATCAGCTACTTGTTTTATATTCTTTTCTTTATAATACTTATAAACCTCAAATGCTTCTAGTTCTGTATCATAAATTCCTAAATATTCGCTTTTTGATTTTCCAGTTTTAGGATTAATTAAATTACAACTTACTTGATATTTTCCATCTTTAAGACTTGTACCTATACATGATTCACCTCTATCATTATCTCTTTTAACAAATAAAGTATTAATTATTTGAGGTACAAATATACAAGTATCTGGTGAATATATCTTGTTATGCTTAACAAGAATGTCTTTATCTAAACACATAATCTCGCCTTCTACCTCATAATAATTTTCATTATACCAATTGCCAAAATTCTGAAAGTTATGCCATTCTTCAGATATTTTACAATCTTTGTAAGTGGGGTGTTTCTCTTGAAATTTTTTATCATAACATCTTTCTAACATATGATGCCAAGTATTATAAACTTTGGTATGTTTACGATTTTCACTCATTTTATACTCACCTTCACCTAAATAACCAATTTTATAATGTCTTCTTTCATACGGACATTTCATATTACCATTTTTAAAAATACTATATCGAACATTTTTAAAAGTCCAGTTATATTCTGAAAAATAAACATCAATGTCTTTTGCACTTCTATATTCCGTAATTATCATTTCACTTCCAAACGTATTACAATTTATTTCTCCTGTTCTATCTATTTTATTTCCCATAATATTCCATCCCCTTTATTTATTATTTTTATTAATATTTTATTGATTATTTATAATATTAAGTATATGATATTCACTACAATTTGTCAACTGATTTTATTAATTATTTTTATTCTACACTCAATTTGCATCAACTCCTTTCTTATACTAATATATTAACAATTAGTATTGAAAAATTACCTATAAACAAAAAAAAAGAAACTAGAGAAAAACCTCTAATTTCTTGAAGAGTTCGTTCCATAATATAAATGGTGATATTTATAGGTTAATTCATTGGCATTCATATTATATCCATTTATATCAAGATAGCTCTTTGTATTTTGTATAGTCCATATAATATTATCTAATACTTGCAATACAAACATGTCATACATGATTCCAGACTGATATATTCCTGTAGCTGTTAAGGTAACATTTAATCCTCCATGTTGTAATTCTTTTGTTAAAACAGTTAATTTTCCACTTAAATTACTACGTTTCATTGGTTCTAAACCATTATTGGTATATCTATTACATAATGTCTTGAATAAATATTCACTATTCATATTTAAATCATAATAAAGTACGTTTCTACTTCTTGTTGTATTAACATATACTTCTTGTTCTATTGTGTCTTTAACTAACTCTTTCATTATATCGTCGCATAGTATTTTATTTCCATTTACATTTATATAACTATAGTCTTCGGCTACGTCAGAAACCTTAATTTCTAATAGGTCTTTGAATTTCTTACCTAATACTTTATTAAATATCATGTATATTAATAATTTGTCTTGTGCATTTATAAGTGAATTGATTATATCTAATATTTGAGTTTTTGTGAAGTATTTAGATTCGTCAAAATATAAACATTTTTCCATTAATTCATCTTCTTTTAAATCGTATTTAATTCCCTTTGTATCTAATACTTCTTTTAAAATTCTAAATCCATCGTAGAAACTACTTCTATTAATTGTCTTTAAATTTTTTATAGCAAAATCTTTTATCACTTCTTCATTTATATTTTTTTCACCTATTTCATTAATTAAATCGTTTACTCTATTTTCCATTCTGTCCATTTTAATTTTTTTATCACACATTTTTTTCATTTTAACTCCTTCTTAGTTGTCTTGCTTAGTATAACATATGATATCCTTAATGACAACTACTTTTTATTAATTTTCTTTACTATATTATATACAAAATGGAGTTTAAATATTCATAATTTATTAATTATTTTGAAAATAAAGCAAAAAAAATAAGAGGTATAAAACCTCTTGAAAGCAATGATTATTTAATTCTGTTTTCAATTCCCTTTTCTCTTATTTGTAATTCTTCTTTATTAATTATTTTCAATATATTAAGGATGTCTTTGTTTCTATTTACTTGTTCTGCAAATTCACTAAAGAATATTATATTATTGTTTACTCCAATTCTGACTACACCTAAATCAGCACATTTGTTAACAAAATTATCATTAGGTCTAAATCTTCTATTTTTATTTACTATTATATAATCTCCTAAATTCAAATATTCATCTAGGTATCTAAATAATGTACTTGGCAACAAATTATCTATATTTATTTTTTTAACTATTTGAGTAGCCCCGTAAGCCTTTCTACGTCTTTCATAATGTAATCTATCTTTTAGTTTATTAACTTTGTTCTGAAGCGAGTTTAATTGTTCTTTTGATATATTGTCATCTACATAGAAATCATTTTTTCTTATTTCGTCTAAAATTTTTATCATTTCTATTTTATATTCGTGTCCAAGTCTACTTGTCATAACTATGTAATTTATCATTGTAAAGTTACCAAACATTTCTCCTGTATTATGAACTTTATCAAAATTTCTAAGGTGATTTAAAATCACCGTTGAATTTGTTATTAATCTTGTGTTTTGCTCTACAAAGTTTGGAGTATATTTAAAATCACCGTTACCAGATAAGTTTTTTCTAAGGTCACTCATTTTTCTGTTTATTGCTTTTCTATCTAATGGTAAATCGTTCATCGCATACCATGTTTCATCACCTATTTTTATTGCTCTCATATTATATTTTTCTACTAATTTATCAAATAATTTTTGTACTTTGTTACTCATATTATCATCTCCTTTATTAATTATTTTTATAGTCAATTTTAGTCTGTAATTTCAACTTCATAATTATACAATGCCATGTATAATCTTTCTGGTATTAAATCTCTATAATAATCAGCTACTTGTTTAATATTACGTTCTTTATAATATTTGTATATCTCAAATGCTTCTATTTCTGTATCATAATATCCCAAGTATTTATCTTTAGATTTACCAGTTTTAGGATTAATTAAACTACAATATGCTTGATATTTTTTATCTCTTTTATGATAGCTTGTTCCAATAACTGATTCCCCTCTATCATTTTGCCTTTTAGTAAATAACATATTAATTGTCTGTGGTACAAAAACACAAGTTTCTGGAGTATATATTTTATTGCCTTTACATAAAATATCTTTGTCCAAATGTATTCTCTCACCTTCTATCTCATAATAATTGTCTTCATACCATTTCGCAAAGTTCTGAAAATTATGCCACTCATCACATACAGTACAACCTTTATAAGTTGGATTTTTCTCTTGACATTTTTCATTATAACATCTTTGCAACATATTACGCCAAGTATTATAACTCTTAGTGTCTTTGCCATTTTCACTTACCTTATACTTTCCTTCGCCAACATAACCTATTCCAAACACAGTTCTCTCATATGGGCATTTGACATTACCATTTTTGAAACTCTCATATCTTACACCTTTAAAAGTCCAATTATACTCTGGGAAATAAACGTCTACATAAGTATAATTTCTTTTATATTTATCATTGAATTTCATATAAGAATTAACAATTATCATCTCACTTCCAAAATTATTAATTCCTTTCTCCCCTGTTCTATTTATTGATTTTCTTCCCATAATATCTCCTCCTTTATATTATAATTTAATAAAGAGGATAAGTAACGTTATTTTTAATTGTGACACAACAAAACTTTATCCACTTTATTAATTGTTATCATTATATTAACATAACTTTAAGTAAAATTACCTATGAATTAAAATTAATCCCATGTATTTTCAACCATTTTCTTTTTATTGTCATTATCTTGGTGATAATAAAATCTGAAGGTTGTATTACTACTTGAGTGCCCTAGTAACTTTGCGACCTCATCACAACTAAATCCAGCTTCCACGTATTTTGTAGCTGAAATATGACGTAAATCGTGGGGATTTAACTGTTGTCCTGTAACCTCTGTTATCTTGTGTATAAGCTTTTCTAAGCCACCAATACTTATTCTACTCTTATAACTACTAAGAAATAGAGAATTATCCTTAGAAGGGATTCTGTTGCGTTCTATCATGTATTCATTATATAGTTGTAATGTTTTACTAGATAACACGCAAGATTTCCTAGTCCCGCCTTTTTGGATAACTGTAAATTCTCCAGTATTGGGATTGATACTATCTATATTTAATTGTCTAAGCTCTGAATTTCTTAAAGCACAATTAAGCATGACTTCAACAATCAATCTATTTCTCATATTCATATAATTAGGTTTTCTATTATATTCAGATTCTAAATAAGTTCTTATTTTGTCAACTTGTCCTGTGTTTCCTATTTTACCTTTAGATTCAATTCTTAATTGTTTAAGTTCCTTACTAGCATTAAAATCAATAATCCTAAATGCACATAGATAACCATAAAATGATTTACAACTAGCTATCCTTCTGTTAAGACTTTGATTAGATAATCCTTCATTTCTTTTTTTGTTTAACCAATTTTGTAATTGGATTATAGTAGAATTTTGTATATCATCTATTCTTTTAAATCCACAATACTCAATCATTTCCTTTACTACTGGAATATATGATTTAATACTTTTAGGTGATAAGTTTTTTATATCCTTCAAGTATGCTATATAATTATTTATTAATCTTTCCATATTATTAACTTTTTCCATCATCTTTTCCTCCCTTTAATATCTTATATATGTATAAGTATATATCATATGGTATATTTTGTCAATAGATTTATTAATAATTTTTACAATCTTTTTGAACTATAAAAGAATAGACTAGAATAAAATCTAGCCTATCAATTAATATTATTTGTCATCATTTTAGTTCTTTTATTGATTCATGTTATCTGCTATGTTAAATACAATTTCACCATCTTTTATTATCAAATAACAAGTTCCCTCCCTATCCTTTGCGTCACAAATTTGAATTGTAAAGCTAACATTAGTGTAACCTTTGTCGTTTAAGTATTCTTTTAAGGTACTAGATGTTTCTTTTAATGTATCTAACAGATTATCCCATTTACCAGTATATATAGCATTAGATACCTCATCATATTGGAAATAGTTAGTTAATACTAAACCATCTTTTTCCATTTTATAAACGTAATCTTTTCCATAGAATATTTCATCCACCTTATTTTCGGTTAAATAATATGCTATTTCTACCAGTTGTTGTTTTTGTTTATCTTTTGCTTCCTCATCCATTTGTTGAGTTGTATTTTCTGGCACAGAATCAAGTTCAACATCTTTGCATCCTATCATAGATATTGATAACATCCCTGTTAATATTAGTACTGATAATTTTTTATTCATAATTACCAACCTCCTTATGTTTTATATCATTAATTATATCATATTTCACTATCATTTGTCAACAGTTTTATTAATTATTTTCACCATCATTTACCATTATATTGTTTAATTTAATATATCCTTTTTCTTTATTATCATATATTCTTAATTTACCATAATCATCTTGATGTCTTCCATATAATAACAATTGAATTATTTTCTCTTTTGATAATCTGTCTCTTACACCTACTAATTTATAACATTCATTACAATATATATGATAACGGTGATAATCTTTTTCTAATTCTAAATTAGGAGTAAAGAATTCATCATCATTTATCCTATATTTACAGCAAAGTTCTTTCCATTCTTTGTTATGGCTTGTACTTTTACCATACTTCTTGTCTGATAATAAGTGTAAAAGTTCGTGATTTATAATATGTTTTATAGTGTTATCGTCATAACAGTTAATACGTTTGGAAAATTTAAATTTTACAGGTTCTACAAATTCTCCACTTCTTTTATATATACCAGAGAAGTAACCTAGACTATTTTTAAGTCGTCCGTCTACTGATATTGGAATTGCATCAATTATATCCCCTATTACCATTTTGTCTTCTTCGTCCATGTCATTAACAAAGTTCTTCATATAACTTCTTATTTCTTTTTCAGTCCAAGTTTCTTTCATCATTTTTACCACCCCTTAATATTATTTATTAATAGTTTTTGGTATCATTTTAAATTTTCAATCATCTATTTCAACAACATACTCATATAAAGCTTGATATAATTTGTATGGTATTAAATCTTTGTAATAGTCAGCAACTTGTTTAATATTTTTCTCTTTATAATACTTATATATTTTAAACCCTTTTTCTTGTGTGTCATAAATCCCTAAATATTCATATTTAGACTTACCTGTTTCTGGATTTATTAAACAACATTTTACTTGATATTTACCATTTTTACGAGGCGTTGTCCCTATAACTGATTTACCTCTATTATTATCCCTTTTAATAAATAAACCATTAATAGTTTGAGGTACAAATATGCAAGTCCTAGGAGAGTATATCTTATTATGTTTATATAAAATATCTTTATCCAAATGCATTTTTTCTCCTTCTACCTCATAATAATTTTCATAATACCATTTGGCAAAGTTTTGAAAATTATGCCATTCTTCAGAAACATCACAACCAATATAAGTAGGTTGTTTCTTATGAAATTTATTACTATAACATCTTTGTAGCATGCTTTGCCAAGTGCTATAAACTTTAGTTAGTTTGCGATTTTCACTTACCTTATAATTACCCTCACCAATGTAACCAACACCATATATACTTCTATCATAAGGACATTTAATGTTTCCTTTTTTAAAAGTTTCATATCTCGCATTTTTAAAAGTCCAGTCATATTCTGGAAAATAAACGTCGATATCTCTATTCATTCTATATTCTACTATAACCATTTCACTTCCAAATGTATTTATATTTCTCTCTCCTATTCTATTAATATTTTTCCCCATCATTTTTACCCCCTTGATATTATTTATTAATTATTTTTACTATCATTGCCAAGAGCTTTTAAAAAATTTATTAATTATTTTTATTAATTATTTTGATAATCTTTTTAGCAGGTTTTAAAGGATTACCTGCAAACCTTTTATATTATGGTAGTAATGTATACATACCACTTTTTAGCATCTTTATTAAACCAGTTAATGTTGTTGTGCTAGTGTATGGAAATACATGTACTGTATAATGTGCATAACCACCACTGTAACTCATACCTGTATAAGTAATAATACCAGTTGATGTTGTTGATACTATCAACAAAGATGTAGGAATTTTGACACTATGCACACATACGTATTTGTGGTGAGTACCACGCAATGCTATTTTATAACCTACAAGATAAGGCAACATTGTTGCTGGAGTACTAGATGCTTTTAGAGTGCAAATTACTTTGCTTATGTGTGGTTTTACAGTTGCTGGAGTAAGGTATGTTATTACTGGTGATGTTGATACTGGTTTACTTGATAAACTTTTTGCTAATGCTAAAGTAGTCATTGTTATTGTACTAGGTAATGTTATATATTTGCTCATATTATAAAACCCCTTTCAATTATCTTAATCTTAATATTATCATATATGATTTTAACTAAGATGTCAAGAGCTTTTTAAAAAATTTATTAATTATTTTTACTATCATTTCAAGAGCTGGAAGGTTATTTAAAACCCTCCTTTTTCATATATTCAAAGTCTCTAATTCTATATTTGACTTCATATTCCATTTCACACAATACATCTGAAATCTTATCTGTTAAATCCTCGATAGTATTCTCTTTGTCGATTTCGACTATATCATTTAATAAATAATCAATCATAATTAATTTCTTTTCTATCTTATTACGTTCATCATGAGTTAAATATCTAGCAGTTGCATATATGCATTTTTCTTCTTGTTCATATTCACAATTACCTCCCCACATCTTATTATAATCACAATTCGCACATACATTTTCATCCATATTATCAACACCCCTTTATTTATATTATATATTAAATATAACATACTATATTATATATTAAATATAACATACTATATTATATAAGTCAATAATTTTATTAATTATTTTTATCATCATTGATTGAGCTAGAGGGTTATTTAAAACCCTCTTTTAAAGTAATTTTCCCCTATTTCTTCTAACTCGTCTATTCTTTGATAAATTTTATCGTTTATATAATCCCAGTCGTATTGTTCACAATTAAATTGCCAAACTAAAAGTTGCTGTTCTTCGTATGTTATTAAATCAAATTCTGAATATTTTTCCCAGTCGTCAGCATACTCTTCAATATGCTCTTTAACTTCTTCTGTTGTTTCATATTCATAATTGATTCTAGCATCTTTTTCTAACCATTCAAGGTATTCATTATAATTATCAACTTCTGATAATTCCCCTAAATCTTCGTCAAATACTTCTGGATATTCGTCCATAGTACATATAAGTATTGCATCACCTTCATATACATCCATTCTAGACTGATTACCTATATAACTTGTATATTCAACATCTCCGTCTATAGTTAATATTATATCATGTTTTATATGACCGTCAGTCCATAAATTTAGATGTAGTTCGTGATATAATTCTTGTATTTCACCAAATATTTTGTCATCATTTAAAAATCCTAAAAATTTTTCAGTTTTATTCATAATATCAACCACCTTTTTATTTTTATATATTAAGTATATCATGTTTAACTATCATTGTCAAGGGTTTTATTAATTATTTTTGTAGTTAGTAATTAAAACTTCTATACTTTTATGTCCATTATCTTTTTTATGATAATTACAATTTGAATAATTATAATCTAAGTAGTTTATATTATAATTTTTGCTCCAGTTTATTAATATTTCATTTTTACTTCCATTATGTTCTAATACATTAGATATTGCAAATTTTATACCTTTTTCATTTAATCTGTCACATAATGATAATAATTCTTTTTCAGTTTCTTCATTCCAACCTGTATTGTAAGTAGCTTCTGTTACTAAGTATGGTGGGTCTAAATATACAAAATCATCATTCTTTAATTTATCTATATTTAATTTTTTAAAATCGTTATTTGTAAATTTTATATTTTTATTATGAATTGCGTCTGAAAAGTCTTCAAATTTCTTTTTTAAAGTTGAGTTAAAACTACTTCTACCCTTTCCAAAAGGCATATTAAATTCGCCTTTTTTATTGAATCTAATTTGATTATTGAATGAATAAGCTAATAAAGTATAGAATATATGCCATTCTTTATTACCATCATTGTAAGCTTTTCTTAATTCTAAATAACCTTCTTTGTTTTCTTTACTTAAATCATATTCGTTAATTATTTTTTCTATCATTTCGATAGCTTTTTCTGTAGTATTATTTTGTATTCCTTTATATGTATTTATTACTTGAGTGCATAAATCATTAGCTATTATTTTATTAGCTGATACATTTACTGCTACATTACAACCACCTGTAAATAAATCTACAAAAGTATTTATATTTTTTGGAAATAGTGGTAATATTTGACTTAATAATTTACCTTTGCCCCCTGTGTAATTCATCGGACTTTTAATGTATTTTTCCATCATTTAATTCCTCCAATCAATTTTATATATTAAGTATATCATGTTATGTTATTATTTGTCAATGATTTTATTAATTATTTTTATCATCATTGACTTTTGAGCTTGAGGACTATTTAAAATCCTCATATAATTTTTTAATTTCTAATACTAATTCATTGTAATTATCTTTTATATATCTTTTAGCTTGATTGATAGTTCTAAATTTTTTACTATCATTGTTATACTCTATAGCAAAATCTATTGCTGTGTCGGAATCATCTCCTGTTAATTGTAATGTAGGTTCTAATCTCCAAGCTTGGTCGTATTCGCTAAAATTAATTAAGAAACCTTTATATAAATAATCTCCTGTGCATTGTTTCATATTATCAACTCCTTATTTATTATTATAGTTATATTATATATCATTGTAGATATATTTGTCAAGAGCTATTTATTAATTATTTTTATTATCTTTTTTCTATATGGTAGTATAGATATTTCCATACTACCATATAATAGTTTATACCATCATTTCTAGTTGGCTTATTAATTTTGATATAACATTATATATAAAATCTGCATCTTCCATATCACAAATATAATTCCAAACATATTGTTCTTCATCCTCATAACCTAATCCATTGAAATCTTTATATTCATTCCATGTTGCATTATCCCAAATATACTGCTGTTTATCTATATCACTTTCAAATATTTCTTCACATTCTTCCATTAGATAATTTACAAATTCTTGATAATCATCTTGTAATTCAATGTTACCAAATTCTGTCTCTGGTACTTCTACATATTCATTGAGTTCTATTATTAGTAATTGATTATCTTTTACTTCATTTGTAGCTGTTATTACTCCATTTAAATCTAGTACTATTTTAGTTTTTATTTTTCCATCATACCATGCTTGTTTATGAAGAGTGCAATAGCAGTCTATTATTTTGCCTTCTATTGTTTCGTCATTTAATAATTTTAAGAATCTTTTAATATTATTCATCATCATTTTCCCCTTTCAGTTATCTTATATTATATTATAGCACTCAACCCATATAAAAGTCAAGTGCTATCTTATTAATTATTTTTACTATCATTGTCAAGAATTTTTAAAAAATTTATTAATTATTTTTATGCTGGTTTTTAAAGGATAAACCAATAAACCTATAATATTATCCTATTAATTTATATTGATTTTGTAAATTTTCAAATACTATTAAAATATCTGAATCTCTTTTAGCATACCAACATTTTTTATTTCTATTCCATCTAAATCCAAATTGTTTCAACATATTTCTAAAATCTTCTGATGGTTTACCTTCAAAATATAATTCTATTCCATTTTTTTCAAGGTTTTCTATTATATCAAATTTATTATTATTTTTATTATTTTTTTCTTGTCTTTTAGATTTTTTAACTTTTTCAACCACTTTGACTGTTTCATCATAATTACCAAGGTTTAAAGATGGATAAAAATTAACGTCAAAATAATCTATTTGATAGTCACAATCAGAATATCTATATTGATTTATTATTTCCCAAACTCTTATAACTAATTCTTTACCATATATTGATAATTCTGGATATTCGATATACGGTGATATATCATAATTGATTATATTTTTATCATCATTTGCATAAACACTTTTAGGAGTTTCTTTTACAATTACAGTTAAACTACAACCTCCAGAAAATTCATTTTTTGTAACACTAAATTTACAATCTGGAAATTCTTCTTTTAATTGTTTTCTAACTAATTTTGCTATTGTTTTAATATCTAAATCTCTATTATATTTGTCACCCTTCCAACCATTTGCAGTATAAAATTCATTTCTTGTGCTTTCTGCTGTTTCCTCTGTTTTTATATTATCTCTATTTTTCCAAATAGGAAATAACATATCATATTCATTATTGACAGCTTTCATTATTTCAGCGTCTCCACCTCTATCTGGATGATGTTTAAAAGCTAATTTTTTAAATTGTTTTTTTAAGTCTTCTAAAGAGTTTACATTTTTAAAATATTTCATATCATTTGTCCCCTTTCAATTATCTTATTAATTATTTTTAAGAGCTGGAAGGGATTAATTCCCTTACCATTTTTCATAATATTCATCATCTCCATATCTGTCTAAATAAGTGTTTTTTTCTGTCATTTTAAAATCATACTCATTGTCTACATCAGAAACTTCGACAATGTATTTTTTTCTATTTAGGGATACTTGTATATCAGTACTTCCAAAAGGAATATCGTCTAGTACTTTTTTAATGTTGTTATAATTTAATTTATCTATATTACTGTCATAACAACCTATTATAAACCCTTCCTTCTTTAATTTTTCTAATATTCTATCTCTATTTGTTTTCATATTATCAACTCCTTTATTTATTTTATATTTTAATTATATCACACTTCATTTTATTTTGTCAAGAGCTTTTTTAAATTTATTAATTGTTTTTATAATTATCCTAATAGCTCGAGCTATTAGGATTAATATAAATTTGTTTCCCAAAATTGAGACTCTTCTTCAGCCTCTTTTACACTTATATCATTCATTATTGCCCAGATTTCAAGTTTATGATTTTTAATGAATGATACCGCAAATTTATCAGCTTGTTTTTCTAGTGTCAAATTTCTATAAGTTTTGTAAGCTTCTTCATAACTTTTATATATTGTATTTTTATATAAAAAGTATTCATCATCATATTTTTCATTATTCTTTAATCCTTGTGTTGCGTGCCCTACCTCATGTAAAAATGAAAATGTTTCTAAAAAGTCATAAAACATATAAACATTAGAGTCTAAATTATATTCTTTTTCTAAGTATTTAATCATAAATTCATACCATTTAGAATTTATGTTAAAATTACAATTTTGAATTGTTATCACACCATTTGTACTATATGAAAATTTATCATCTTTTATTAATTTTATATTATCTAGCTTTATACCTTCTGATTTAACTAATTCCAATATTTTATTTGCTTTTTGTAAACTTAACATAATATCAACTCCTTATTTAATTATCTAATATTATTATATATGATTTAACTATCGTTGTCAAGAGCTTTTTTATTAATTTTATTAATTATTTTTATAATCTTTTAAAACTTTTTATTTACTACTATGATTATATAATATCATATTCAATTTTATAAATCAATAATAAATATAAATTTTTTTAAAAATATATTATTTTATATATAAATTAATTTTTATAGTTATGATTATTATTCTCAATAACAAATAATTTTATTTGATATTTATTATCAATTCATAAATTAATATATTTTAGTATCATTTTTAAATGAGAATAAATATATAAATGAAAAGTATTATCAATTATAGATAAAAATATAAAATATCCTATATAATCCATTATAAAGGAATTCGATAGCCTACAAGGTATTTATACCTTAATCATTTTAAAACGCCTTAGAAGGGCGTTTAAGAGGTTGATTTTATTGAGCTTTTATAAAAATAACTTCTGGAGTTAATATTTAATGTTAATGAAAATCATTATCATTTTATAGACAATAAAAAAGACTGGATAAAACTCCAGTCAATAATATTTATTAATTATTTTTATTATCATCTGTAAAAGTTATATATCCGTCTTCGACTAATTTTCCTAATAGATAAGCCAATCCCTTTTTAGTTATAAAAGTTTTAAATATTAGCATACGCTCACCATAATAATTTTCTTTATACCCCCTTGGTTTAAGAATAAATAATTTTTGATTAATATATCTCTGCATAGCATAATTATTTTTATCTATGTAGTGATTATCTCTAAGATATTTATACATATTATTTCTTCCAAGATTTTTTATCCCTAATGTTTTAGCAAATGTATTTATATCAATTAATCCATCATCTTTTAAAAATGCTTCAAATTTTTGAGCTAATGGTTTAATTTTATCTATTTCTTGCAATAAAGGCTTTTCTATGATATCTTTGTAATCCTTTATGGCTAATGCTTTATCAAGTTTATCATTTGCATTTATTATATTTAATACAGCTTGGTCTTCTGGTGACAATTGTTGTATTTGATTATCAATATATTCTGTCATCTCTCTAAAACGTTTAACATATTTCGCAGTAAATAATATTCCCTTTTCACCTGTCATTTTATTCGCTAATATATCACAACCCATTCGCGTACATTCATAACAAGTTACTTTTTTATTTTGACTTGTTATGAATGTAGATTTAATAAAATAATCGGATAAGTGTAGTTCTACGTTCTCCTCTATAACTGGTATTATTCCGATAACTTTAGGTTTTTCACTCCCTTCCAACATTCTTAATACATCGCTATGTCTTCTATCCATCATTTTAGCAATTTCGTAACTTGGTATAGTAGCAACTAATTTATTATTTATTTGTAATTCGTTCATATATTCCATCCCCTTTAATATTATTTACTATCATTTGATAGTTTTGAGCAATATCACCTATAAATATAGGCAGTATTATTAATTATTTTTAGTATCATTTTAGACAATCTAGAACTTGAGGAATTACTCCCCAAACATACCCATAAAACACATATTATTATTTTCTAAAAAATCTATAAAATTGTTAATATATATTTCTGTATCATTTGATACTATATCACCTTTTACAAATAAACTGTAAATATCCTCTTCATATTTATAAGTTAAATTATTTGTTTTTCTTTTTAAATATTCTAATACGCTATTAGCTAAGTTATTATTATCACAGTCCAATATATAACCTTCTATACGCATATATTATTACCTCCAAAATATTAATATATTCTGTCATCATTTTGATGACTAAGAACCAGGGCTTAACGCCCTTATGATATTACACGTATTATATTATCAACATCAACCCATATGCCATATGTCCTACTTATTGGGTCGTTGTAATATACTAGATACAAATTGCAAAGTCCATATTCTTCAAAGTTGCTACTACGATTTACGTTATCGATTATTACTTCTTCGTCTTTATCTATCATTGCACAAATTATATCATCATAATCTAATTCGCTCCCTATTAAACTTCTTAATCTTATTAAATTGTTGTTCATTTTAAAACCTCCAATTAATATATTTTATTATCATTGTCAAAAGCTTTTTAAAAAATTTATTAATTATTTTTACGACTGGTTTTTAAAGGATGAACCAGTAAACCTTTTTATATTTATATAATATATGATTTTGTCATCATTATAAATAACTTTATTAATTATTTTTAATATCTTTCAATAGATATTCTTCTTACAATTTTAATTTCTTTATTAGGACTTGTACTTACTAATTTAGTAGGTATATAACCTGCTAAAGTATAACTTTTATAAATTCTTTCAGTCCCTCCAAATGTTTCAATAAAGAAGTTTACACTAGAGAATATTTTTTCATATTCTTCTCTTGTTATTTCTTCAACAGTTATTTCTAAAGGATTTTTAGGGAAGTTTTTTCTTCCTTCTTTTCTATATTCTTCTTTTGTTAAAACTATTTTATATCCTTCTAAACCTTTTACTATTGTTCTTAATTCTTTTTTATTCATAATATCATTCTCCTTTTTATTAATTTACTTATATTTAATATTATATACTATCATTCATAAGTTGTCAATAGTTTTATTAATTATTTTTCAATATCAAAATGATAGTATTGAGCTTAGGAGAAAATTATTCTCCTAATTTACTTCTTATATCTTTGCAAGTTTCACAAATACCATCGTTGTTATTTAATTGTTTACCACAAAATCCACAATAACTGGTGTTTGTATATTCAACTGTATAGTTATTATTGTTATTAGTATTATTAGTATTATTAGTATTATTAGTATTATTAGTATTAGTGTTACTATAGTTTTTATTATCATTACTATTGTTTTTGCTATTATTATTGTATGTAGATTTTTTTGTAGTTGTTTTTATAACATAATCACTAGTGTTATTAGTAGCATAATCTTTATTATCTTTATTAACTCTATTGTCATGCTCTTGACTATCATCAAGAGGACGTTCATTAGCTATTATTTTGTCATCTTTTTGTATGTTTATGCTAGTCATTTCTGTATATGCATATTCTTTATGAGTATCATATTTAAATGATACTATTATTAATAATAATCCTATTAGAAATATAGCATTACTTGTTATACCTAATATAGTCCATAATGTTTTTTTATTCATATTTACCACTCCTATTTATTAATTATTTTTATCATGATTATATAATATCATATTTTACTATCTTTTGTCAATAGTTTTTATTAATAATTTATATAATCATTTTGAGCTATACTGCTTATGTTCTTATAAGCAGTATTATTAATTATTTATCCTATCATTATTATATTATCTTTTTCCTTCTTGTATCCTCCTTTTGATTTTATAGAAGTACATCCATATTTATTTTTTATTTCATTCATACTGTATTTTTTCTTATAATTGACTCTATTTTTCATATATTCTTCTGGCGCAATATACCATGATTTTTTATTTTTACTAAATCTAAATCCTAATTGTTTTAATTCTTCTTTTATTGGATAAGTGTTGCCAGTTATCCATATAAAACAGCCTACTACATCAATGGTTATATCGTCAAATTTTATTAATTGTTCTATAAGGTTTCTATATGTAGTTGCCGTAAATTCATATTCTTTTTTACTATCTTTTTTTTCTTCTCTAAAGTTCTTCATAAAGTCATCAAATTCATTATTGATGGCTTTCATTATTTCAACATCCCCGCCTTTATCGGGATGATATTGGAAAGCTAATTTTTTATATAATTTTTTTGCGTCTTCTTTACTCTTACAACTTTCAAAATATTTCATATTATCGACTCCCCTTTATTTATTCTATATTTAATATTATATACTATCATTTACAACAAGTCAACAATTTTATTAATATTATTCACTATAATTTAGATAGCTTGAGCTTAGGAGAAAATTATTCTCCTAATATAATTTTTTTACTGCTTTCTATATATTTTTTATCATCATTAGTAGCTTGATATTTTATTTCTTCTAAATAAATTTCCATGACTTCAACGTTAACTCTTTTACCATCATTGTATTTTTCAATTATATCATTAAGGCTTTCATAGGCATGGGATTTTACAGTACTCAATTCATTTTCCATATAATAAACATCGTTTTCTATATTTATTCTGTCATTATGAAGTCCTAATTTGTCTAATAGATTTTTATAAAATCTAATATCCTTATCCATTAGTTGTTCCATTTGATATTGATATCCATATTCTTCTAATAATATATTTTTTTCTTTTTTAGTCATTTAAACCAACTCCTTTATTTACTTATACTTAATATTATATACTATCATTTAGATGTTGTCAATAATTATTTTAAAAAATTTATTAATTATTTTTGCCATCATTGCTTAATACTATAAATAGTATATTGTATTAAGCAAATCAATAATATCAACCACATTAATGTTGAATGCATAACCTATACAGTCAACTGCATACATCAATGCTATGGATATTTGATTTTTAAATATAACAATTCCTAATACTAACACTAATACAAATAACATTTTATTTTTCATAATCTTATATCTCCTTTTTATTAATATAATTTGCTATCATTCGATAGCTTGAGCTAGAGGGCTTAAAATCCTCTATTTAATAATTATTTTTCCTTTGCCTTCATATATTTTGTTATATAACATTTTAGTTCTTATTGCAAGACCTTTTGACTTTACTTTTGCTAAAAATTCTTCGCTTTCTTCTGTTACTAAATATAAGCTATAATATACTTTCTTCATAACTCATCACTCCTATCAATTTATTTTATATCGATATTATATACTATCATTTAATATTTGTCAACAATTTTATTAATTGTTTTCATTATCATAAATGATAGTATTGAGCTGGAAGGACTAGAACACAATTTCTAAGTCCTTGTTATATCTTTTCATATTTAAACTTACATGAGTGTCGTCAACGCTATTATACCATACTGTTATAATTTTTTGTGTTTTTGGTTCAACGACAACCTTCATTGTACATTGTGTCATTTTATCATCAATTTCTACTGGAAATGTACTCCAACTTTCCACTAATATTCTTCCTTGTCCTCTAGTGTAATTGTATTCTATGACGTCAAATTCTCCATATTTCAACATTTCGCAAATTGTTCTCATATTATATGATACTGTTGATTTTTTTCTTAAGTGACTTGATGTGTATATACGTTGATGCATCATATTATTTATTGCTATGATACACTTTTCTAGGTCGTTACCTTTGAACTGTTTAATATATTTCTTTTCTTGTCCTTCTGTATTTCTTATTGTTCCTTTTCTTATTTCACCTTTTAGCATTTAAAACATCCCCTTTATTTATTAATTATTTTTAAAACTTGAGCTTTAGGGAATAGATTATTATTCCCAATAATATTCTATGTCAAAACCAAGGTTGTCAAGTTCTCTTTGTTGTTCTAATGTTATCTTCTGCTTTTTATCTAACATTATAGTTTCACACTCTGGAACTATTCTAATAAGTTGGTAATTTCTTTGTAATTTTCCAAAAGCGTCATTATCGTATGCACTTATTTTTGTAGCTCCAAAAATTATTCTATGGTCGACTGCTCTGTAACTACCATCAGATTCGGCATTCAAGTATCTACCGTCAGATAACATATAGAAACTTGAATTTCCTAAATAACAATCTGATACAGTGTTTTCTAATTCGCAAAGATTTCCATATCTTTTAACTAAGTTCTTTGGATTTCTTGTTTTCATATTTACCACTCCTATTTATTAATTATTTTTATTGTTACTTTATGAACGGTTGGGCGTTCTCCCTTGTCTAATACTTATACTTTAATGTTATCACTTGTCGTCTATTTTGTCAACAACTTTTTTTAATTTTTTATTAATTATTTTTTTGTTGTTGTTTATGTTTATATAATATCACGTTCTAGTTTAATTTGTCAACAATTTTTTGAAATTTATTTTTTTCTTAAAAAATATATAGATAGAAAAATGATAAGTAAAAACGCTACAAGTTAGTAATATCAACAGTTTAAGCTATATTTTAGTTGTGTTGGATTTTCTTATTATAAAATTAAATTTTTACATAAAAATAAATTTATATGATAGTCCGACAATTAACACTTTAAAAAACAAGGCAATTGATAGACTCCACAGTCAATTATTAAAGTGTTCGACAAGTTTTACTTTAAAAAGTGATAGTAAAAAATATGGTCACTTTATTTATTAAAGTTTACGCCCTCTAAATAATTAATTCTTTACATAAAAAATAATTTATATATTAAAATATATTTGTATCATATTAGATAATTCTTACATAAAAAATAATTGATATAGTGAAAGCAAGTGTCGAATACTTTATATAAGTAAAGTGCATTATGTCGAATACTTTACTTATTGATAGTAGAAAATAGGGTCACGAATTTTATTAAAGTGAATAGTACTATATACTTATTTTAGTAAAGCTATAAAAAAGTATATAGTACAAAATTATTTTTATGGAATACTCCATTTTAAAATTGATTTTAAAGTTTAATAAATAAAGTTGGTATTAATTAATAAGTTTAACTTAATTAAATAAAGCAGAATGATAATATCTCCTTTAAAATATTAAGGTAAATCAAGGATTAGCTTTATTTAATTAGGGAAAATATAAAGATTGTTTTATATTGTAAAGTTATTATAAAATACTGTAGTTGTTGATATTACTAGCTTTAGAGTATTCGACAAAATATATGCATGGTTTATATAGTAAAGAGAACAGAAGAGAATAGTTTAATTAATTAATGTAAATTAACATTATGATTTATTATCTTAATTATCATAGGTATATTTATTAACTATCTAGCATTATCAACGGTTGTAAGCTTTAGGAAAATGCAAAGGAAAACAATAGAAGTGTTGATATAACTAGGATTGAATACCATACATAGGTATACACAAATAGAAGAAAACAGAAGAATGTAGCAGTTTCAACCGTTTCACGCTTTACAATATACCCACTATAGGTATAGGATACAGTTATTGCAACGGTTGTATAGTATTGGGTAATAAAGGTAAACCGTAGAACATTTTAGTGTAGACGCTTTAGGAAAATAAAGGAAAATAGACAAATTACTTTAGATTATTAGGGGAAATTGAATAAATGGTAAAAAATGTAAAATGAAAAAATTAGAAAAATTTTACTTGTGGATAACTTAGATTAAGAAAAAAAGTGTATAAGTGTATGAAAGCGTTGATATTACTAGATTATATAGACTTATAGGTTGTTAGCTTGAGATGTAGTTGTAAATGTAATTGTAAGTATTGGTAATACTTGCCTTCGTATATATATTTATACATATTAACAGCTTGTGGATAACTAGCAAAATACTTGTGGATAACTAGCAAAATGCTTGTAGACAACTAGAATTCTGGACAAGTCAACCACTTTAAAAAATTAAGAATGTACGATTAATTAATACTTAATCACACTTTTTGGAGAAGGAATTTTTTTTCAAAGGGTAAGAAATGTTGATATTTCAACATCTAGGGGGTGGTATCATATTCGGAGGGGCTTGACAAAAATTTTATTCTGTGTAGTAGTTTACCAACTACATGTCGTAAAAAATACCGAATTAGATTTTTAGCAATTCCTACAAGCTCCTATATTTGCAACATAGCCATATTTGCAAATCAAGAATACTAGGAAATTAATACGTTTTTGTTATACTTCATTTTGCCTAATTTAAAAGTATTAAAATTAAATGTTTCTATGTTGTGCTTATTCTCGGGAAATGGTATCATAAATATGTTATTTTACGTTTATAAATTAGTACTTGATTTAATGGGAATTTAATAGTATATTTAATATATTGGAAATAAATGGGAAAATACGGTGTTAATTGGACATAATATACTCCCCACTACGTATTAATTTATCTATATAAACTCCTTAGTTTACCGTATCAAACCATTGAAATACCAAATAAAAGAGTGTGTAGTACAAGCAATAGTTGTATCACACACTCAATTTTACATTATAATATACACTTGTCTAAACACTCTAAGTTACAGTTTACACACATAGTTTTAAGAATTTTATTTCTAATCTTACCCTGTAAGTCGCTTATAATAAGTAGAGAAGGAAGAGTCTGCATACCTTGTTCTATAACATATTCTTTAATGGGATTAATATCTGTGTATTTATCTATACAATCTGATAATCTACCATGCAATTGAACTTCTATTAATAAGCCTTTCTTAATTATAGTATTGTCTTTTTTATATCTAATTATAATATAACCATCTGCTATAACATTACCTAATTGAACGTTTCTATCTACGTATATTATTTCTACACCTAGTAATAATAAATTATATATTAATTCAGTTATATACATATCATGCCTAAGTAATCTTTCATTAGGTTTATTTTCAATATAATAAATATATTCTCTATTATATATTCCACTTCTAAATCGTTTTAATTGCTTATATTCTACTAATTTATTAGCTCTTCTATCCCAAGTGGTATTAGTTAATCCTGTAAAAAATAAGTTTCTTATATGTTCTGTTCTACACATAGCAACTAAATTAATAAAGTTTAATACATTTAAATCTCTTTCCGTCATATTATCACCTCAATATAGTATATGTATATATTTAAATAATGTTACTAAAATATTTTTTTTAATATTTAGGAAACATTTACTACACACTTGCATATAGTTAAGTAAAAGGAGATGATAATATGAGTAATGTAATAGAACCTTTAACAAATACTATTTGGGATACAATAACATTATTATGTAAATCAGTTTTAGATGTATTTAATATTAAACATATTGATTTTACTGATTTCTTTAATAATATCAATATGAAGAATGTTTCTGGAGATATACCTAAGTTAAGAAAGAAATGGGAGGATGAAAATTATAAGATATATGAATTTATAATACCTGTAGGAATGACTATAGATGATTTTAGTAATAATAAGAATAAGTTTTGTCATTTATTAAATAAAGAAAAAGAAGATGTTAGTTTTAAAAAGAATGGATATTATATTCAATTAAGAATTAAAAAGGAAGAGATAGTATGTGCTGACTTTGATTTAGAAAAACATAAGGCTAAAGGATATAAAATACCTATTGGGATTAATTTAGAAGATTGTAGCATTAGATATATTGATTTTAGCGAACCTTCTAATGCACATATGTATTTAGCAGGTGCTACTAGATGTGGTAAATCTAATTGTTTAAGAGTTATTATATCTCAATTAGTAATGAAAAGAAAATGTGATGTTGTATTAGATTTAATCAATGAAAAGAGAGTAGATTTATTTGAATTTAGAAACTGTAAGAACGTAATTCATTATACAGAAAACAGAGATGAAGCTGAAGATATATTATTTGATGCTATACAAGATATAGATAAAAGATATGAACAGTTTACTTATAGAAATTGTACTGATATATGGCAATATAGAAAGTTTAAAAAAATGCCTATTAGATTTATAGTGATAGAAGAGTTATCTTCTTATATGAAGAATAAAGATTTTCACAATATGTTAGCTTTAATAGCTAGTAGAGGTGCAGGGGCAGGGGTATTTTTAATACTAACTACCCAATTACCTTCTAAAGATATATTACCTAATATAACTAAACAAAATATAAATATCGTTATAGGTGGTAAATGTAAAGATGAAATTAGGTCTAATATGATAATTAACTATGGATATTTACATTTATTAAGAGGAGCAGGGAATATGAGAGTGTTTGACTATGAGGAATATGGTACAGAAATACAAACTTTCTATATTGATAGAGAGACTGTACTTAAAATATGTGAAAAGTATGGTAAAAAGAAATAAGGAGGGGCAATTATGAGATATGAATTGTACGGATATATATATGATATAGATGATTGTTGTGAAACAGTTTATAAAAAGGAAACAAAACTTAAAAATAAAGAACAAGTCAAGGAAGAAATTGAAGAGTTAAAAGAAAAATGCAATAAAAATCCACAATATGGATGTGAATATAATATAGTTAAAAAATTATTTTAGGAGGTCGATGGTATGAGAGAAATTTGGGAAGTAGAATGGGAAATGAAATCAAGAGATGGAAGAGAAATAATTGGTGGAGTAATCAGAGAAAACTCATTGAAAGAATTAGAATCATTGATGGAAATTTATAAAGATAGGTCAATACGTGAGAAAATTTTAATGAAAGCTCCTGAATTTGGTGAGATTGTTAAGAAAAAATACGAATAAAATGCTAAAATTTTAGTAAAAAATGAGTAAAAATGCATAAAAAACATTAAAAATTAAGAAAAATTGCTTATTTTTATAAAAAACAAAAGAAAAAGCCCTAAAAAGGGCTGATTATTACATTTTATCTCCAAAAGGTAATAATTTAATTAAAATTGTAAGAAAATTCTATGTTATACGTGATATTTGCAATTCTTATGAGAGTGTACTATATTATGATAACATGGAAAATATATTTTGTCGATAAATTGATTAAAAAATACTTGTCTTTATAAATAAGTCAGTATAATACTTAATTTTATTATTTAACACAGCTTTAAAGTAAGGATATACATTATAATCTATTTTATCTACATTAAATTTAGATAATGTTATATTAATTGATTCAATAAAAGCTTGATTCATATCTTCGTATGTGAAATCTATTAGTTCAAAATCTTTTTGAAAAGATGATATACAATCATTTGATATTAAATCCTTATTAGAAATGTATGACAATGGCGAAATTTGTTCAGTTTGTTTCTTTTTAAAATATACTCTTTTATCTAAATCTTTCACATGAAATGTTATAGACTTTACACTTCGTCCTTTTTTATTTTCGGTATATGATAATTCAAACATTCCAGTATTATTTAATTCTTTTTTAGCTCGTTGAAGAACATTTCTTTTAAAATCAGCATACAAATTATATTTGTTATTTAGCATTAACAAATCTTTTAATTCATCTAGTTCATATGTTATATTTTCTTTTGTATTACTCCATAATCTAAGAAGGTCATATAATCTTTGGCTATATATTGATTTTAAAGTTAAAAATATTTTCATATTAATAGGTGTATAAGCTTTGTAATTCATAAGAAGATGATAAACTTTATCAATGACAACTATTTTAAATAAATCTTCTTTTTTATTATATTCATACCCAGCTATAATACTATATTTACAGCTCCACTCACCATCTTCTCTAAAATATATTTTTTCATCTAGCATATTATCTAATACTTTTTTAATACCTGGAACTGTTTTCTGTGTTTTATTTGAAATAAGATTTTGAAATTCTTGTTTGCTTATATAACAATATGCATTACCAGACTTAGCTTTCTGAAGTTTATACAATATGAAAATAAATATATTATTATGCATAAGAGATATGTTATATCTAGCACTAACTATTGTATTATTTTTCATAAGTATTTGATTTTTGCTCATATTAAACCTCCTTAATTTCTCATAGTTATATTATAACCCTTAATATCTCATATTAATAGTCCCTTATTTTAACATATTTAAAATTATTATGAGTAATTAAGGAAATAAAATAACCTTAAAAACACATATTTATAAATGAAATAATACTTAATTTAACATATTTGTTCCTTAAAAACACATATTAAAACCTTTAAAACTCATATATAATAGTCTGAATACAAGCGATATCAACATATATAGGCACTCTAAATACTATTAAATACTAAATTAAATACTATATATATTAAAAATAATGTAATTCATAGGTAATTTTTCATTATTAGTTGTTAATTATATAAAATAACACATATATTCGGAGTGTTTTTGTAATGGTATTAAAGAAGCTTAATAAAAATCTTGGAGGACATACATATTTTTTGTAATTCATAGGTAATTTTTGATACAGTTATGTTAATACATAAATAAGAAATAAATAAAAAGGAGTTGATATTATGTGGAGATATGCTGGTAAAAATAGTGCAACATTATCAGGAGCTGTGATAACTGCATTTATATTATTTAAAGCTTTAAAATATTCAGTTATAGTTGGTGAAGCATTTGGAGAGGTAGCTTTTATAATAACATTAACAGGAATTATGTTTCTTCCTATGATTATACTAATAATGATAGTAGTAATTCACGACGCTATAATTAAAAATAAAAAGAAATAAAATCATAGGTAATTTTTAATATAATTTCGTTAATATAGTAATATAAGAAAGGAGGTGGTAGACCATGAATGTATGAGAAAAGATAAAGCATTTAAAATACATTAGTGTTATATGGATTGTATAAAAAATATAAGCATTATCAAAAATAATTAATAAAAAGGAGTGGTATTGTGATTAAATTTAAAAATATATTATTTAATATAGGATATGTGTTATTAGGTGTTTTAGGTTGGATAGGAATATTTACAAGTATTTATGTATCGGCTTATACATGTCTTATTTTGTTTTATTTATTAATGAACATAAAAATTATAGAATTTATAATATTGACTACAGTTTGTGCATTTTGTTTGTTAATATCTTGGTATTTAGGAAAAGTTATAATAGATAAAATCAAATATTACATAGCTAGAAGAAAAATTAATAAAGGAGATAAATAATTATGAAAAATCAATGTAAAATAACAGTAGTTGATGCGCCATGTGGGTACGGTAAGACTTCGTTTGCAATACAATATATGAATAATGAACTATTTGAAAGATTTATGTATATAACACCGTTTTTATCTGAAATAGATAGAGTAATTAAAACTTGTGATAATAGAGAGTTCAGAAAGCCGAATGAGAAACTAGGGAAAGGAAGTAAGACAAATCACTTCTATGAACTTGTAAAAGAAGGTTATAACGTAATTTCAACACATTCTTTATTTAGAGGGTTAAGTCAAGAAGTGATAAATGACATACGAGAAGGTGAGTATATACTTATATTAGATGAAGTGTGTGATGTTGTCGAACAAATACCTATAAGTAAACGAGATATTCAAATATTAATAAATGAAAAAATAATCAAAATAGATGAAGAAAATAAAGCCCATTGGATAGATGATACATATGAAGGTAAATTTAGTAGTATGAAAAATCCAATTAAAAATGGAGATGTATATTTCTTTAATAATTCATTAATGCTGTGGACTTTTCCAATTAATATATTTACAGCATTCAAAGAAGTTTACATATTAACGTATATGTTTAAAGGTCAAGTACAAAGATATTACTATGATTTAAATAATGTTGAATATGAATATAAATCAATAAGTAAAATTAATGACAGCTATAACTTATGTGAATATCAAGAAATTAATGGTGCTAAATATAAAAGTTTGATACATATATACGAAGGAAAATTAAATGATATAGGAGACAAAACTACTGCACTATCTAAAAGTTGGTATGATAAATCTAGTAAGAAGGAATTGATGAAGAAATTAAAAAATAACACAGTCAATTACTTTACACACATAATTAAAGGAAAGGGTCAATTTAATATGTGGACTTGCTTTGAAGATTATAAAAATCAGTGTAAAGGTAAAGGATACACGAATGGATTTGTACCTTGTAACAGTAGAGCGACAAATGAATATAAAGATAAAACTAATTGTGCCTATTTAATAAATAGATACTATAAACCTACAATTAACAATTTCTTCACAGATAAAGGTGTAAAAATAGATGAAGATATTTGGTCATTATCAGAATTAATTCAATGGTTATTTAGAAGTGGTATACGAGAAGAAAAAGAAATTAATTTATATATACCTTCTAAGAGGATGAGGAATCTTTTAAAAAAATGGTTGGATAAATAAATTTGTTACCATTAAGGTTACAAAACTAAAAAACGCCATTTAAAATAATATGAAAAAATCGCAACATTTTAAAGACAAAAAATTCATTTTCTTAGAAAATAAGAGAAGAGTAAAAATAATTAATAAAGAGATAATTCCCCTTTGATAAGGGGAAGGAATGAATAATAATTTAGTTTTTAAATTATTATGAATTACCTAGGGGATAGAATTGTATTTATTCGTCAAGAGTTAACAAAGAACATTAACTCTTTCCTCACACTCTTTCATTTACTCATTACATTCGTAAACTTAGAGTGACACTATAAATAATTTTAATTATATGAAGGGGGGTTAAATATGAATAAAAAGGTTGATTTATTACTTTTTGCAGGAGCTATAAGTAATTTATTTTATAGTATTGCTTATCCCGTAGTTCACACGATAACAGTACAAAGTATTAATTCAAATATTTTAAGTTTTACATCATTATTAAATTGTATTTTTGTAGTTATAATAACGAAAATATGGTTATCTAAGAGTGAAAAATTATATAAATATTTTGGAATATTATTATTCTTAGAAGCTGTAGCATATACAATTTTAACTATTCTATTTTTGACAGGCTTGGCTGATTCTGTGACTTATTTTATAGCGGATGGAATACTTGGTGCTTTAATAACAAGAAATATAATATGCGGAGGAACTAGACTAAAATCTAGAAGATATATAGGTGAAAAAAGGGAGACATTTGATAACAAAACCGTTTATTATTGTAATATAACTAGCATACTTGGCTATGGTTTTAGTTTTATTATCACATTACCTCAAAATATAGGTTTTATTTTTATGTTAATAGGAATCGTTATAGATAATATCTTCTATTATTATGTATATAAGAATGAATAATTTTAATTCATAGGTAATTTATCTACCATCAATGTTAATACACTAATATAGGAGGTGGTTAAACAAGATATAGTTAAAATATCTAATAAGAGCTTTTCTAAGAGTTTTTAATTGAAAATAGGATTAGTTATTCAATAAAGAAATAGGATTGCTTAAAATTGAATTTAGGAGGTGTAAACATGAAAGTGTATATTGTCATAGAAATATATTATAGTGAAGAAGGAATTCAGAAAGATATTAAATGTGTTTGTAAAGATAAAAATACGGCTAGAGATAAAATAAAAGGATATGTAAAGAAACAACTAGAAGAACAATTTGAATATGAAGATTGGGCAATAACAACGATAGAAGACGATAAATATATTTTAGACAGTATGTACGAATCGCTTGTGTTTAAAATAAATGAATGGGAGGTGATATGAAATGAGTAGAGTAGCTAATACAGACAGAGCTATAAAAATGGAGGAAAAAATTAAACAGGCAATTCAAGAGGGCAGGAGTAAGGAATGTATACGAAGATTGTGTTGGAGTTTAGAAAGGATAGAATATAAAATTGATGAAATAAATAATTATGCGAAGTAAAAATAATTAATAAAATTAATAGGAGATGATATAAGATGGGACGAATATACTTTAATAATTTTTACGGAAAAATAAATGGTAAATCAATATTTGATTATCAGATAGATAAAGATAAATATAAATTAGAAACTGTGGAAGAAAGAATTGAATACATAAAAGAATTGTTGAATTTAAAATACATAGACGAGGTAGAACTAAACGGTGAACTGTTTTGGGACGAAATATTTGAACAAAAAAATGAGAAGAGAAGTCATATAAATTTATCACCGAATGCAAACGAAGATTTAGCAACAGATAGTAATGTATGTAAATTATTAGAAAGCTTAGGTACATATATTCTCCAGCCAGATGAAGAATATAGGAAAAAGAATAAATTAAAAATATATAATAATGAAGAAGAGTTTCAAAGAGCATTGAAAAAAGAAAAATCTTACATTCATAAATATGGTGAACAAATAAATGAAGACGACCCAATGATTGTATTAAAATCGGTTCAAAACATTAAATTAGTACCAAAAAGAACAATTAATAAAGAATATATAAATGAACATGAAGAATTACAATGTTATCAAGATTTAATAAATCACTTAAATGAAATACAGAAAAATAAAGAGTTACAAAATAATATTAATAAAAAATTAAATCAAAATAAAAATGAAGGATGGTTTAAATATAAATGTGATTACATGAAAAGTAGTTTGAGAAGTGATATGGAATACGTTCAAAATTCATATAATCCATTATACATACCTAAAAAACTATTAAAAGATAATGGGGCGGTAACATGGGATTGTTTAGATACATTAGATGTCACTCATGTTAAGCCTTTATTACAATTATATAGAGAGTCTGAAGCATATGATTTCACGTCGGATATAGATTGTATTTTATACGATTTAGGACGAGTATTAAAGAAAGTTAAATTTACAGATAAACAGAAGGAAGTTTTAGATTTATGGATGGGAGGTATGACGATTAAAAATATAGCCAAGGAATTAAATCGAAAACTTCCTTCAATTACAGGAATGTTAGACACAATAGTAAAAAACATAGTACAAGCTTATGAAGAAGAATTAGAAGATTGGTATTATTTGAATATATGTAAAGGAGAATATAAACGTTGTAATAAGTGTGGCAAAGTTAAATTGGTGAGTAAATTTAATAAAAACGGAAGTAAAGGATTATTATCTATATGTAAAAAATGTCGATAAAAATAATATATTTTAAAAGTGTGCAAAATATCCTAATTTTTTCCTAGTATATTAACTATTATTTATGTAAGGCTAAAAAAGCCTATAATATTTGTTATTTTTATTAATATTTTATAATTTATAAGGGGGGTATGTTTTATGGAAATAAACGTAATAAAAGAACTACAAGGAGCTTTAGAAGAAAGAGGTCTAAAAGTATCACAGGCAGAAGCTAGAGAAGTATTAAAAGCATTAGAAGATGTTGTAGCTTCTGTATATGAACAAATAGATGTTGATGAATCTGTTTCTCTAGGAATGTTCTTAGTAGATAAGAAAGTTAAAAAAGGTAGAGAAGGTGTAATGAAAACTAAAGAAGGAAAAGAAACACCTTTTAAAACCGAAGATAAAGAAGTTGTTAAGGTTAGACTTAAAAAGTCTGTTGCTAAAAGAATACAAGGTGAATAATTAATAAAGGGAGAATGATTATATGATTTTTAAAGAAGGAAAAACATTAGAAATAAAAATAGGTCGTATTATCGAAGAAGATGGTGAATATTTCATTGTTGAAACTGATAAAGACGGTTATGATATAGAAAAATTTGCAATTAATGATTTGTTCGCTGATTTTGTTGGAGACAAAAATGTTAAATTGAAAGTAGAAAATACTATTGAAAGATAATTAAATAAGGGAGGTATAAAGCCTCCCAATTATTTTTTTGTTTATTTTGGGGGGTATGTTATGAATAAAAAGGGATTAATACAGGATTGTTTAAATAAACTTAATAAATTAAATGATATGTCATGGGAAGATATAAATAGAAAATACGAAACAGATTATTCAGACGACCATTTAAGAAAATTAGCATATGGATTTAAATTATATTCTGAAACTATAAGTGAAAATGACATGGACAGTAAAACATTAGCTGAAATAAAAAAGGAAAAAATAAAGCTAACCGATTTAAGAACAGAAGTGAATAGACAATTAAGAGGATTGTCTAGGATGGAAAATGTAATGGATTTAATAAGAGAAGAAATTAATAATTTAAATTTAAGAAGTCCATTATTAAATCGTTATGTTTTAAAAGAAGATTCAAGTGGAAAAGACGGAATTTTAATATTAAGCGATTTACATATTTCTATGATTGTAGAAAATTCAGTAAATAAATATAATAAAGATATAGCTATAGAAAGGTTAGATAAAATAATTAATAAAACAATAGAACATTGTATTGATAATAACATAGATAAATTGCATTTAGTATTGAACGGAGATTTAATATCTGGTGAATTACATAATAGTATAAAGCTATCTAATCAAGAATCTTTAGTAAAACAAATAGTAAGTGTTAGTGAAATAATATCACAGGTAATAGAGAAATTGTCAAATTATTTTTATTTAACTGTAACTCAAAATAATGGTAACCATGAAGCAGTAGAAATGATGAAAGACGATAGAAGTAATGGTAATAATTACTCTATGTTATTAAATGAGATGATAAAAATGAGAACATTAAATTTATCTAATGTTGTATTTTTAGATTCGATAAATAATGGTGAATTATCTGTAATGAATGTAAAAGGAAATACAGTTGTTTCATGTCATGGCGACCAAGTTAATTTAAATAAAGTAAGTGAAGAATTATCTATGGTTATAGGTGGTGAAAACATAGATTTAATTTTATTAGGACATTATCATCAACCTAAGATGTTTTCACAATATAACACAGATATATATGTAAATGGTAGTTTGATTTCAACAGACGATTATGCTATGAAGAAAAAATTATATAATAAACCTTCTCAAACATTATTAATACTTGATGAAGATGGAGTAGTTGCAAGTTATGTAATGAAAGTTGAATAATTAATTAAACCACTCGAATAAGAGTGGTATTTTTATTTTAAGGATTGAAATGATATTGATAATTATATCAGTATTTTTTGAGTCTTTAAAATAAGGCTCAAAATTCATAATAAATTCTCCCCTTTAGGTTACGGCTAAAAACTCCTTCCATTAGTCGTAACCATTTTTTTTCATTTTAAAGGAGAGTGATATAATGGCAGACACAAAACAATGTTCAGCTACAGGTAAATTTAAACCTACCGTTAGAGATTTCTACTCTACACAATCAATGCTTTATGAGCATGATAAGAAATTACCCATGAGTAAAGAAGTAGTTGATAAATATTTTAAAAAGTTATTAAAAAATTATAACAACGACCGTAGATTAGCATTTATACATTTATGTATGGTTTTAGATATGTATTATGACGAAGAAACATATCTAAAATGTGTTGAGAAATATGGCAATAATTTTTTAGGTAATTATACTAGAATAATGAATAGAGATAAAGCATTTAAAGGGTTAACATCTTTAGATAATATGCTTACTTATGATGGTGTAACTAATATTATTACTGGAGAGACAGTTACTTCAAGTGAGATTGTTAACTTTTGGGGTAAGGGATTTCAAGATGATGAGTATGAATTACTCCAAAGAAAATATGAACAATACACAGATAATTATCCGTCTAAAGCCATTCAAGAAGTTAATTTAATTAAAACAATATGTATGTTAGAAGTTTTAAGAGAAAGAGCTATAGTTAAGAATGACCAAAAAGCATTTGAAAACTTAACTAATCAAATTTCTAAACGTATGGAAGAACTAAATGTTTTACCATCTAAAATGAGCAAATATGGTGAAGACGATAATTTAAGTTATGGTACATTAATTGCTAAAGTAGAAAAAAATGAACCTATTCCAGATGTCCACCAAGAATACGATGATGTGGATAGAATTAAATGGTGGTTAAATCGTTACTTCTTAAATCCTATTAAAAAGTTAATAAATAATGATTCAACTCCTTATACAGAGGAGGATGAAAAAGGATATGGAGAATAGATTAAAATGCAAACAAAGAAAAAACTTAAAAAAAGATTCATATGAAAATTTATTAGATGGTGTAAAAATATGGACAGAATATTTTAGAAAAAATCCACATAGATTTTGTATGGATTGGTTAGGAATTAATTTATATTTGTTTCAACAAATATTACTTTATATGATGAATATATGCACAAGTTTCTGCTTTATTGCGTCACGTGGTCTCGGTAAGTCATTTCTAACTGCGATATTTGTATGTTGTAGAGCAATATTATATCCAGGTTCTAAAATAATAGTTGCATCTGGTAACAAAGACCAGGCAGGATTAATTATAACCGAAAAGATTGAAGATTTACGAAGGGATTACCCTGCGTTAGCAAAAGAAATTAAAAAAGTTCAAAATAATAAAGATAATGTTAAATGTATATTTAAAAATGGTTCTGTAATAACAGCTATAGCTTCTAATGATGGAGCGAGAGGCTTGAGAGGGAATGTATTGGTTGCAGATGAATTTAGGCTTATCAAATTAGATGTAATAAATTCAGTTTTAAAACAATTCTTAACAAATCCAAGAAAACCTCCGTTTTTAGAAAAACCCGAATATAAAGATTATCCATTAGAATCAAATATGGAGATAAAAAGATATGTCTCAATATAAGTAAAGTATAAGTGCTTATATTTAAAATAGGGTAAAATCGGTCAAATGTATAGTGATATACATGGTAAGAAAGGCTAAGTTTATAAAATAATTAATAATTTATAAGTAATTAATCATTGAGTTATGTTAATACAATAATATAAAAAAGGGGGTGAATTTATGGGAGTTAGATATGATTATGATAAAGTTAAGGAATATATAGAATCAAAAGGTTGTACCTTATTAACTAAAGAGTATATTAATAACAAACAAAAATTGAAAATTCGTTGTAAATGTGGAGATGTATTTGAAAGAAGTTTTCAAGATTTTAAAAATAAAAAAAGATATTATTGTCAAACTTGTTCTAATAACAAAGTGAGTATAGATAAAGTTAGAAGTGAAATTGAATCTTATGGTAATAAATTACTTTCAACTGAATATAAAAATGTATATACTTCACTATTAGTTAAATGTGGAACGTGTGGTGAAACTTATGAAACAACATGGGAATTATTTAAAAAAAGTAAAACAAAAACTTGTCCTAAATGTGCTGAAAAAATAAGAAAACAAAGAAATATAGAAAACAATAATGGACATTATTGTAGTTTCCATGACGTAAAACTTATATGTGAAAGTACTGGTGAAAGTGAATTATTGTCTACTGAATATATTCCAGGCGAAAAATTAAAATTAAAATGTAAATGTGGAAAAGAATATGAGCAAAATTTTTATCACATTAAAGATAAAATTAAAAACAATATTGAAATAATTTGCCCCAAATGTATGGCTAGAAAAGGATATGACAAAATGTCAAAAGCTACAATTAGCAAAGGGGAACAAGAAATTCTGGAATATTTATTAAGTAAAAATATTGGATTTGAAAGAGAATACATATTCAATGATTGTAAATATAATGATGTACTAAGATTTGATTTTTATATTCCTAATTATAATTTAGTTGTTGAATACGATGGTAGACAACATTTTATGCCAGTAGAATTATTTGGAGGAGAAGAAGGATTTAAAATCCAAATAATTAAAGATGGAATTAAAAATAATTATTGTAAAAGTAATAATATAAATATGTTAAGAATACCTTATTATGAAAATACAATTAAAACTTTAAATGATTATTTTATAAATAAGCTAATACCGAGATAACTTATATGTTTAAAAACTATAAGTATTGTAACGCATAGGGGCTGAAACTGTTTGAGGGATAATTACCCTCCACAGAATATAATGCCGTAATTATTTTACATACTAAAATTAGTATCCCAAGAGTATCCTACATTCATTATACAGAATTTAGAGAATGAAAATATATGCTAAACTGGGTTAGAATTGACTAACCGATGAAAATGAGGGAAACCTCCAGAGTATAGGATAAAAAACCTATAGTTAATAACAAATTGATATCTTTCTAGTGCGTGGTTAAAAGTTCACTGGAGTTATGAAAAATTCACAACCATATTTAATAGAATGTTTGAAAATGGAAAAGCATTTGCTTGTGCAATTCCTTATTTGGCATCTTTAGACCATAAACTTGTCTTAAAAGATAAGATTGAAGAAGATAAAGAGGATATGGGTGAATTTGTATTTAATATGGAATATGGTGCTATATGGCATGGACAAAGTGGAGATTGTTTCTTTAATACAGCAGATATGTTGAATGCAAGAGTTTTAAAGAATTGTTATTATCCATTAACGGACGACGATTATAGGAATCCAGATAAAAAGAAAGAAAAATTAAAACGAATGCCTAAAAAGAAAGATGAAATAAGAATAATTTCAGTTGACGTAGCAACGGCAAAAGCTAACAAATCAAATAAAAATGATAACTCTATTTTTACTTTATGGAGATTACTTCCTAGTGGAAATAATATTATTAGAGAAGTTGTTTATATGGAATCACATAATGGTATGAAATTTGAAAAACAAGCCACTAGAATTAAGAGATTATATACAGAATTTAAAGCTGATAAAATCATTATAGATGGTGGTGGTTTAGGTATAGCAGTAATACAAGAGATGGAAAAATCATCTTATGACGAAAATATTGATGAACATTACGAACCTTTTGGTATTTATGATATGAGTACGCAATCAAAAGATTTTCAACCTTTAAAAAATGGTATAAATTGTATATATGTAATTAAAGGGAATCAAAAAATAAATAATGATTGTGCAGTATATCTTAAAAATGCTTTTAGTAGTAAAAAAATAAGATTATTAATAGAAGAAAATGAAAAAAGAGGAGATTTTAGTAAAGACTTAAAATATCATCAAGACGCAGAATATCATGCTAATAAAATAGCACCATTTATTCAAACATCTAATTTTATATTTGAATCAATAAACTTAGATTATGAAACTATGGGGAATGGTGATATAGTTCTTAAAGAAAAAGGAAGAAATCGTAAGGATAGATATTCTTCTATTACTTATGGTAATTATTTAGCAGAATTGATAGAAAGAGATATAAGAAAGAAAAATAGGAATAAGAAAAAGAGACATATTTTCTTGGCTAATTAAAAAGGTGGTGAAAATGTTTGAACGAAGGGAAAGATAATAGAAAGAATAATTTAGAATTTGCACAGAAATCTTCTATGATTGATATAAATAGTATAGATAAGGTAGCTAGTAGTAGAAAGAGAAGTAAAGTTGATACGGATACAATAGCTAGTGCCTTAGAAAATCCTTATTCTAATGTTACTACACTACAACAACAATCTGAATTAATGAGGGTTATTAATGGTAATTTAAAAGAAATAATAAATTATAAATCGAATTTATTAACTTACGACCATTATTTAGTCCCATTAGATGCGAGTAAATTTATAACTAAAGGACAAGATAACTTTTTTAAATCTTACAGAAAAGCCTGTTTAGAGTTAGAAAAATATAATTTAAAAACTCTTTGTCCCTGGATTTTAGAAAGCGAATTTAGAAAAGGAGAAATATATTTATATAAACAAGAAACAAGTGATAATATTACATTTGTTTCTTTACCAGAAGATTTATGCAAAGTTACTTATACCGAATCTTTTATGTTAGGTTATAGTATAAAACTTAGTGGTATTAATACTAAACAATTAGGATATTACCCAATAGATATTCAAAATTTATACGCTGATTATAAAGCAGGTAAATTGAAAAATGATGAAAATTTCATAGACAACTATTACATGTTACCACTTGAAAATGCAATAGCTTTTCTTCCAGAAGTAATAGAAAGTAAAGGTATTCCATATTATTCTGGATTGCTTTTAGATTTAAGTAGGATAAAAGATTTAGCAGATGCTAGTATGGAAAATATTGAAGCTAATAACTTCAAATTAATTCACCAACTATTGCCTACAGATGATGACGGTGATTTAAGTATAGAGCCAGAAACAGCAACGTTTTATCATAGAGCATTAGTTAAAAATGTCAGAGATGGTATAGGAGTTGTAAGTTCACCTTACCCAATAGATTCTGTTTCATTACAAACTAATAAAGTTTCTGATTATGAGGAAATAAACAATTTAACTAAAAATGTATATGATACAGCTGGTATAGATAGTAATTTATTTAATGGAGATAATAGAAGTAGCACTCAATCTGTAATCTATGGGACAATTGTAGATAGTTTAGTACCATTGAATTTATTAGATAGAATCAAAATATGGTTAAATTATGTTTTTAGTAAAAATTCATCATTAAAAAATTTTCAATTATATTTCTGTGATACAACCAAATTTAATAAAGAGGAAAAAATTCAATCTAGTTGCAATAGATTAACAACGTGGACAAGCAAGCTAGAACATTTAGGAATATGTGGATATTCACCATTAGAAGCGTTAAATATACTTCAAATAGAAAGTATATTAGATTTTGGAACTCTTATGAGTCCGTTAGCTAATTCGCATACAATGTCGGGAGCAGATATTGAAAATACAGGTGGTAGACCGAGTACATCAGAGGAGTCTGGTGACCCGAATAGAGCGCCAGAAGCGGATAACGCAGGTGATTATTAAAAAAATAAGGAGGTGATATAATGGATTATAATATTTTATCAACAAATCCTTATGAGAATTATATATGTAAAGGAATACAACTTTCTAATATACAAGTTTTACATGAACAAGGATATAACGGAAAAGGACAAAGAGTTTGTATTATTGATACAGGTTCACATTCTCATTCATTTATAGTTAATAATATTGTAGCAGGCAAAAATTTTACAAATGAAGGAACTTCAGAAGATTATACTGATAAAAATAATCATGGTAGTTTCTGTATAGGTGAGGTAATACAAATAGCACCAGAGTGTGAAGTAGTAGTTGCTAAAGCACTAAACTCTAAAGGTGAAGGTGATATGAAAAGTATTATAAATGCTTTTAAATATGCCTTAGAACAAAATGTTCATGTAATATCTATGAGTTTAGGAAGCACCAAAAGTGATGAAGAATTACATGAATTAGTAAAAGAAGCTAATACACGTGGTATTCTTGTTGTTACTTCAGCAGGTAATGACGGTGATGAAAATGCAAATACAGATGAATATGGATATCCTGCTAGTTATCAAGAATGTGTAAACGTTGGTGCAGTAAATCAAGATTTATCTATTGCTAGATATAGTAATAGTAACGAATGGGTGGATATAGTAGCTGTTGGAACAGATATTGTATCTGTATACTTCGATAATAAATGGTGTAAGAGCAGTGGAACTTCAATGTCAGCACCTATAGTTACAGGAGCATCATTATTATTAAGAGAAAAATTTATAAATAAATATGGTAGAATTCCTTCAGAAGAAGAGTTGTATGCAAGACTTATTAAGCATACTAAAGACTTGGGCATAAGTTCAAAACTTCAAGGTGAGGGATTTTTATATATAAATGAGTAGGTGATATATTATGAATAAATTCATATATGCATTTAATGAAGAAGATAAACATGAACTTTTAAATCGAGGATTAGTGTTTTTATCTGAAGGTATTATAGATAATAAAACTGTTTATATTTTTCTTAATAGTACTAAAGTTAAATTCAGTAATGAAGATAAAAGAAAATTCATGTTTTCTAATAAATTATTTTTCTAAGAAGAAAGGGGGTGTGAATTAGAATTGGGAAATAAACATTTAAAATTATATAGTGAAATGGAAGTTTTTAAATCTTCAAGTGATAGTAGATTCGTTCCCTGTAGAATACTTGCATGCCACGACCAAGATAATTTAAATGGTTCTTGGTTTGATTCAGAAACACAAATGAAATGTGCTGAAAAAAGTATTAGAGGCATACCCTTATTAGCTCATGTTTATAAAAATGAAGATGACAAATGGGTTTTAGGTGGACATGATACTAAAATGGAGGCTACTGATACTCCAGATGGTTATGACTATCAATTAATATACCTTGAAAAAGCTTATGGATTTGTTCCAGAAGATACTATAATTACACAAGTAGAAAAAGACGGTAAGAAATATTTATCTTGCACAGCATTAATATGGAGGGAGTATTCCCAACAATTACTTGATATATTAGATTCTAACGATGGTGTATTAGAAGTATCTATGGAAATAAATGTTGACGATTTCAGCTTTAGAGAAGATGGATTCTTTGAAATAACTGATTTTACTTTTTTAGGTATAACAATGCTTGGTGTAGGTGTTAAACCTGCTATGGCAGGAGCTAACTTATCTCTGTTCACTTGTGGAGATGTTAAAACTGAATTAGAAAAAATGAAGAAAATTTATTCTTTAGAAAAGGGAGGTGAAACAATGGACAAAGAGTTTGAAAATCAAGAAGTTCAAGAAACTGAAGAATTTGAAAATCAAGAGGAAACTCAACAAGAAGATTTCACTCCAGATGAAGAAGAACAAAAAGAAGAATGTTCTCAAGATAATTCTGAAGAAAAGAAAGAAGATTGTTCAGAAGAGGAAGAAGATAAAGATAAGGAAAATCATTCTGTTGAAGATAACACAGAAGATGAAAAATATGCACAATTAAAAACTGCTTTTGACCAATTAAAAGTTGAATATGAAGAATTAAAAACTCAATTAGAAAACATGAGTGATTATGAAGAATTAAAACAATTTAAAGCTGATAGCGATGCTAAACAATTTAAATTAGAAATTGATTCTATAACTGAAAAATATTCTTTAGATACAGAAGATGCTAAAGTACTTCAAGACACAGTATTAAAACATGAAATATCTAAAGAAGAATATGAAGGAAAATTAGCTATAATGTGGGCTAAACAAGTTAAAGAAGCTCAATCATTTAGTAAAACTAAACATGGAAAAGCTAATTCAGTAGGTATAATAAATCCAAATGAAGAATTTACGGATTCTAATGCACCTTACGGTGGTAGATTGGAAAAATGGAAAAACAAAAAATAATTAACAAAATTAGGAGGTATAAATAATGATACAAATATTAAATTATGTAGAAGATAATTTTGCCAAATCAATAATATGCGAAGATGAAGCATTAAAAAATGGAGAAGTAGTATTAGTAAAAGGACTTGCTGATAATACTTTAGCTAAAGTATCTGATATAGGAGCAGAAGGTGAATGTTACAAAGTAACTGATTTAGAAGATGACGCTAATAAAATATTAGCTATGGTAGCATCTGACGGTCATAGATATGAAAAAAGAGATATGTGGAATCATGGAGATTATCCAGATACAGAAGCAGGAAACCCTGTGAGAGGTTATTTCTTACATAAAGGAATGGTTGTCACTATAGAAAAAACACTTATAGACGAAACTGTTGCCGTAGGAGACCAATTAACTGTTAAAGCTAGTTCACATAATCTTAAAAAATACACTGCTCCAGATGTTGGTGAAACAGGAGCTAAAAGAATAGTTGGTGAAGTTGTAGAGGTACTTACAGTACAAGGTAGAGATATGGTTAAAATATTATTCTATTAAAATCAAGAAAAACAATTAATAAAATTAGGAGGTTATAAATAATGATAGATAACGATGTTAGACAAATGATAGTAGATTTACATAATGGAGTATGTAATTATTCTAAAAAGGAAGCATCTGATATAATCAGAAATATGATATTTGAAAAAGTAGAACCATTACCAGAAAAGAAATCTAAATATAAAAGATGGTTAGATAGAAATGGTACTATTGTATTTGAGTTATTAGAAGAATTAATAACAGTAACACATAATGAAATAACTATGGAATCTTATGGAGATTTAGTTGATGTTGAAACATTTGATTTAGGTGATAAAAAAGAATATTTAGTACAAAATGATGAATTATTTAAAGTTAGTTTAATGGCTACTGGTGTCAAAACTGTTCATAGACAAAGAATTTTTGATAGAAAAGTTGATACTAAAGGTTTTAGACTAGGTATCAAAATCTATGCAGAAATGTTCGATTTCTTAAAAGGTGCTATAGATTGGACATTATTCGTAGAAAGAGTTTCTAAATCTTTTGATAAAAAAATATGTACTTTAGTAACTAAAACTTTATACGGAGCTTATGATGCTTCTGGAAATCCAAATTTATGCAAAGCCTCTAATGATACTGCTTTAGCAGAAACATTAAGAGAAATGATAGCTAAAGTTTCTGACCATACAGGTGCAGAAGTACAAATATTAGGTACTAAATCAGCATTAGCTCATGTAAAAAGTGATGCTACTTTCTTATCTGACGCAGAAAAAGATGATAGAAGAAATTATGGTTACACTAGAGTATTTGAAGGTACTCCATTAGTTCCATTACCAAACTATTATGATAAAGAAGTAGGTAAATTTGATATAGAAGATAAATACTTGATTTTACTACCAGCCGGTGAGTCAATTGTAAAATTAGGATATGAAGGTAACGAGCTAAACGTAGCTTAACGCCTCGTATATCGAGCAATCGGTATAGGACACAACTTGAATTGCAGGTAATGGGTAAAGCTCTACACCAAAGCGGATAGTGAAAACTAAAACGTAACGGCACGAAAGTAGAAAAAACGTAGAGATGGTGCATGGTTAAATCCTAAACACTAGATGATTAAATTCATTACAATCCCTGTTCATGCAGGTAAGTTCCCCTGTTATAAATAAATTTATAATATAACGAGGAAAAACTCCAACGACTAGAACGCAAGTTCGTACACCCAAGTGGGCGGAAGTGGGTTGCCCCTATAAATATAGGGTGAAGAAATAGTCTCCTCTCATGTGAAAGCATGAGCAGTTCCTTAGAGAACGGTATAAGAGTAACGACCTTATGCGAAGATTAGGCGATGTAGAATTAAACGAAGATACTACTGGAGCTAGAAAAGATTATCAAATCGAAATGGAAATGAACCGTATGGTACATTTAGGTGTAGCTGTAGCTTCTACTTACGCTATAATAAAAATACAAAACTAATCAAAAATAATTAATAATTAACATAGCACTACTTTATTGGTAGTGCTTTATTTAATTTAGAAGGGAGAATAAACAAAATGGAAAAAATAAAAAAAGCTACTACTAAATCAACTAAAGCGAAAACTGCCAATGAAGTAACCGAAGATGTTATGGAAAAGGTAGAAGAAAAAATAGAAAAGAAAAAAACTAAAAGACAAATTAACATGGAACTAAAAAAGAATCAAGATGAAATATATGTTCAGATTTGTAATATGTCTTTTATGAGTGTTATTTATATGAATAAGAATGAAGAAGTATATTTTGATTTACTTCCAAACGAATATACTGAAATATCTTTAGCAGAATTATGGGAAGTTGCAAATAAATGTAAATCTTTTTTTAAAGATTATCTGATAATTGTAACAGACGTATTATCAGATGAATACACAATAGATAATGTTGTAGATTACGTTGGTATAGCTTCTATTTATAATAGTGAAGAAAGTCAATTAACTGCTAAAGCTGAAGAATTATTAAATCTTCCAGATGATAGATTTGAAAGAAAAATTCAAAATAGAAAAGAATCATTCCTAAGAAATCTAGCCTGCAAAGCAATAATGATGACTAAATCAGAAGAAAGTGATTTCGAGTTATCAAGAAGAAAAGAAAAAATATTATGTGATTTACTAGGTAGAGAACAATTACTAGATATTGATTAGAGGTGATTAAATGACACCTGTTACAGAAATTTATGATTTATTTCTAAAACATTTAGGTAAAGATGATTTATTAGAAATAGATGAATCCGTCCTTGAAGATTTGTTAGAATCCTATTTATATGTTTCAATATCTAATTTTGAACAATGCAAACAAGATTTAACTATAGAGGACGGCTATTTTAAATCTGAATTAAATTGGAAAGAAAAACAAATATTAGCTAAAGGTATGTTAATTCCTTTTGTAGATACAAAAATACTTAATAGAGATGCGTTAACTATTCATATAACAGATAGTGAATATTCTATTAAGTCACCTGCAACCTTATTGAATAACCTTTTGAAAACTAGAGAAATGTATGTTAAAGAATTAAGAAAGTTAAGAATAGGTTATGCCACAAGAGGAGTTGACATAAATGAGTAATTACTTTGAAAAATATAGAAAAAGAAATCTAAAAGATTTTAATACAATAGAGGAAAAAGAAAGAAATGATATGATTAACGACTTTGAGTTTTACTTAACTAAAGAGGCTCGAAGTGCTTATGAAATCCAATATACGAGACCAGATGAATTAATAAATAAAGAAACTAATCTTCATGAAAGAATGATTATAAAAGACGTAGCTGATAATGATAAAACAGCATTTGATGAAAAATATTTAGTTTGTAGATTAGAATGTCCTGTGGATGTGGGTAGTTATATATATTGGAATAAATCATATTACATATTAGAATTTGAAGAAGTAATAAGTACAATGACTCATAAAAAGTATACATTAAAACGATGTAATGAATGGTTCAATATTGGATACAAAGGTGAAATTTATAGAACACCAGTTAATATTACTAACTTAACAATGTATTCTAAAGGTATTCACGATTATAAATATATTTCTAACCTAGATGCAAAAAGAACAGTTTTAGTAGGTTCTAATCCGATAACTTCTAGTTTGAAAGTCGGTGCAAGACTTATGGGAAAAGATAGACAAGCTTATAAAATAACTCATAAAAATGATTTTGAGTATACTAGAAGAGAAACTCCTGGTGATGGATTAATCAAATGGTTGTTACTTGAAACTACTCAATTAGTTGAAGACGATGACGATAATTTAGTTGCTTATAATCCTTTTTATGACTCGTCTGTTAAATCTGGAGAAATAGAAGGAAATGATAAAATACATATAGGTGAAGATTTAATTTATAAAATTCAATATGACGAAGAAGTAAATTTTGAATTAGATTTTGATTATGGTTTTTGTAAAATTACTAATGCAAATAATAAAGAATGTACTATATCTGTAGATTTAGATTTTGATATTATTGGAGAAGTTATTACTTTAATAGCAAAAAATAAGAATGGTGAAACTATAGATATTAAAAATATAACAATAAGAGGATTGGGGGCATCTTAAAATGGGCAAGTTAATAACATTTCCAGATAGATATATAAATAAAGTGGGAACTCTTTTAATGCTTGATGATACAATTAATAAAATGTTGTATTATACGAACACCACTGAAGATGATATTTTATCTCTACCTAAAGTAAAAGAGCCTATAAAGAACCTTAATGATAAAAAAATATTTATAGACCGTAGAGTTAATAAACTCTTTGACGCTATATTTGAATCTGATTGTTATATATTTTTAAATATGTATAAAGATGAACCAGCTTCTTTAAATAATGGTAAAACCTCTTCATTTATAAGTTCTTTTAGATTAGATATAGGTGTAGTTTGTCACAATAGTTGTTCCAATACATTAAATGGTTCAAGAGATGTTATCATTTACAAAAGAATAAATGAAATTCTTAGAGAAGATGAAAGATTAGAGGCTATTGGAAAACCAATTATAGGAACTACATCACAAAATTATTCAATACCAATTGATTACAACACTTATATAACAAGTGTTACAGTGAGATATTTCAATGAAATGTAAATTCACTAAAGAATTATTATCTGGTAAAGATATTGATTTAAAAGAATTTAATTTGGGCATTATTAAACAACCCAAGGTTCAAACCTTTATAGAAGTGGTAGATAGTATAGAATTTATAAAGCCTTTTTATATGGTTCGATATTGGAATAATAATGGTGCTTTTGAAGAAGTGGAAATGCCTTTTAATATATATTATACCTTATCTCAAAAGAATAAATCTTTATTAGTAGATTTAATATTATATCTTATGATTTTATATGATACGAAAGATATAAAGTTAAAAAATTGTGGAGATAAAGGATATAGTATATTTATTAAATCTCAAGATAATATTGAATCTTTTATAGACGATAGCAATTTTAATATATTGTCTAAAATTGTTTTAGAAATAATGTATTATGATGAACCTAAAAAAGAAATCAAGCAAAAGATTGAAGGTTCGGCTGAAGATATAGCATTATTTGAAAAGTATGAAAAAGAATACAAAGAAAAACAAATGAAAAAAAATGCTATATATTTTGAAGAAATAGTAAGACAAGTAATACATACGAGAAAAATTACGTATGAAGAAATAAAAAATTGGACTGCTTGGCAATTACAAGACACTTATAAATCAATGAAAGCAATGGAAGATTGCGAATTGGCTTGGAAACTTGCTATTGCAGGAGCATATAAAGGTAAAGAAATTCCCCCTTGGTATATGGGTACAAGACTAATGAGGGATGAATAAATAATTAATAAAATGGAGGTAATGTGAAATGGCACAAGAAACTTTATTCGTAATAGAAGGTGCTATGCAAGGGAAACTTCATCCAAACGGTGAAACTGGAACAGATAAAGACGTAGCATTAGATTATGTAAATGCATTTAATTTAGGTCAATCAGAAGACACTTTAAATGCTAGAGCTGATGGTAAAAATAAAATAACATTAAAAGCAAATAAAGCCATGACTTTCACAGCAGAAATGGAAGTTATGAATTTTGATATGTTCTTAGTTACTTTAGGAGCTACAAAAGATGCAGAAGGTAAAGTACATATAGGTGATTCTCCATCTACTACTTATACTTATACAGGAAAAATGAAATTAAAATTCCCAGATGGTACAAGAAAAATATTAAATGCAACAATAGCTAATTGTACTCCACAAATAACTGAAGACTTTGGTACAAGTTCATTAGATTTACAAACTTATTCTGTAACTTTTGATATAGGTACTGATACAAATGGAGATTTTATGACATTTGAAGAAGATAAAGCAAGTGTATAAAAATAATTAATAAATTTTAACTTATGGGGGCAGAAATGTCCCCATATTTTTTTATATGCAACCAAGAACACTCATGTCTTTAAACATGAGACAAATCGGCTTTTTTAGTATATGTTTAATTATAAAACATATTCCTTTAGGGGGTGATATTATGGTAAAAATGAAAGCATATAAATTCAGAATTTATCCAAATAAAGAACAGACAATTCTCATTAATAAGACTATTGGTTGTGCTAGATTTGTATTTAACTATTTTTTAGATAAACAACAAGAGAAAGATAAGATGTGGTATATAGTAGAAGAAATGTATCAATGTGGGCAACTTCCTTGTAATAATTGGAAGGGTGAGTTTTTTAACAAGAATAACTCTTTTAAGGATGTAAAAGAGTTAAAATCACAATATTCTTTTCTTAAAGAAGTAGATAGTATCGCTTTACAATCTTCTGTAGAAAACTTAGATAATGCATACAGTAGATATTATAAACATTTAGGGGGTAAACCTAAATTTAAATCTAAGAAAAATGAAATACAATCTTACAAGACAAAAATGGTAAATGGAAATATTAAAGTATTAAATAAGTATATTCAACTACCAAAACTAGGGAAAGTGAGGTTTGCTAAGTCGAGAGAGGTAGAAGGTAAAATTAAAACTGCAACTATAAGAAGAACTAACACAGAGAAATACTTCATATTTTTAACTTGTGAGCTAGAAATTAATGAGCTTCCTAAAATAAATAAGAAAGTTGGAGTAGATGTTGGGCTAAAAGATTTTGCAATATGTTCAGATGGAGTTAAATTCAAAAATCCTAAGTGGCTAAGAAATAAAACTAAGAGATTGAAAAAATTACAAAGAGATTTATCGAGAAAGCAATATGGCTCTAGTAATTGGAATAAAACGAGAATTAAAGTTGCGAAATTACATGAAAAGATTAAAAATCAAAGAACTGATTATCTACAAAAAATCTCTACAAAGCTAATAAACGAAAACCAAGTAATAGTAATAGAAGATTTAAGAATAGGTAATATGGTGAAAAATCATAAAAATGCAAGAGCTATATCAGAAGTATCGTGGTATAAATTTAGAGTAATGTTAGAATATAAGGCTAATTGGTATGGAAGAGAAATAGTAATTGCACCATCAAACTATGCTAGTTCTCAATTATGTTCTGAATGTGGATATAAAAATAGTGATGTGAAAAATCTAGGACTAAGAGAATGGACTTGCCCTAAATGTAATACACATCACGATAGAGATATAAATGCAAGTAAAAACTTACTAAAATTAGCACTATAATTTTAGTATTCAGTGAGGTCGGGACTACCTCGGTAGCTTGGGTAAACTTGTGCCGTTAGGCATATTGACCAAGAATCTTGCCAATTTATTGGCGAGTAGTTCAAAAAAGTATACAAATTATATGGGGGCAAATTATTGCTCTTACAAAATATAGAAATGGAGGATGATTAAATGAGCGATAAAATGAAAGTAAGAGACGGTAATGATGGTTATTCTTACCCTTACACTTCACCAGATTTAGTTGTGGATAAGAATGGTAAAAGTAATACTTCAAAGTTTAATGAAATTGATGCGCAATTTAAAGATATTGCGAACTTATCTCTTACAAAACATACAGATGGAAAAGTTTATATTAAAAAACAAGACGGGACGCTTTTAGGAACTGGTATTGAAATAGGTGGAAGTGATGTAGACTTATCAAAAATATCTATGAGTATGAGTGGTCAAACTCTAAAACTTATGAATTACGGTAATCAAATAGCAACTGTTGAAATTCCTACAGCAGTAGTTACAGATGAACAATTAACAAATATAATTCAATCTAAAATAGATGATGGTACTTTAACTAATATGACTATAACAGATAATAGTATAACTCCTCAAAAAACAGATTTTTTAAGTTATAGAAATGTTTGTATATCTCCAACATTAGAAACGGATAATTCGCATGGATATATACCTAAAGGGGCAAAAATGACGAATTTAATAGATATAACTGATGCTGAACATATATATATATATTGTAAAAATTGCACCGTTATATGGTTTAGCTATTTCATAAATACTACAGAAACTACAAAAAACGTAAATAACGATGCAACACATTGGTTTTGGAATAAGTTGTCACATAATTCGTTAGGTAAAAATATAAATGAATTTGAATGTGATTTATCCGAATTTAAATCTTTAGGTGCAACAGGTATAAAAATCGGTTTTACACCAGAGAGTGATGTAGATATTAATAATATTAAAATTTCATTAACAACAAACAAATTATCACTAATAGAAAAATATGAGAAACTATTAACATTTTCAGATGAATACAATAAATATTGGTATAGTAATATTGATTCTAGCAATATAAATTTTAAAACGAAACAAAGTCCACCTGTAAACATATATAAATACATAAATACAGGATATTCTGGCGATTTAGCTACAAAATATGGTTCAAATTGCAATTTATTGTATGGTAAAGATAATGGATATGTAGATGTCAGTACAAATAAAATACTTTACTTTAAAACTTGGTGTGTTTATAAAGATAAAAAGCCACCTACGTTTGGATGTTTTGATGAAAATAAAAATTTTTTATATGTAAGTGGAGCAACAAATAGTGGAGTTATTACAAATTTAGTAAGTAGCCTTGGATTGAATATAGTAAATCAAGCCCCCCAACCTTGGTGTACTGATAAAAATAACGACTCCATTTATGATAAGCAAATATATTCTACTACCTTTCCAGCAAATGTATCATATGTAATACCTTATGTAAAAGATGCATTGCATTATTCTGCTATTTATTCATATAATCCTATTTTGGATTATGATATATTAGAAGATGAATATTTTTCTGAATGGAATGACGATGTAAGAAAAATGATATTAGATATAGCTGGTGAAAAAGAAAAAGTGATACCAAAAACTATGGTTTGTATTGGCGATAGTTTAACTAACTGGGGAGGAGGTAATGATGCTCAAGACGGTTTTTTAAAAGTTGTACATAATAAAACGGGAGCATTAACTACTAACAGAGGTTTAGCAGGTGCATGGTGGCAAACAGGCGATGGACAAACTCAATGTGCAGTCAATCGTGTTGATTATATTGTTGCTAATAAAGAAAAATTTGATTTATATTGTTTTATAATGGGAACAAATGCAGGTAGTAATACCGATACAGGTGAAACAAGTTCAGATAAAACTACAATGTGTGGTGCAATTAGATATTGTATGGAAACATTAAAAGCCTATGACCCAACAGCTCAGATATTGGTATGTTTACCACCCCAAAGAGCTGACGGAAATGCTACTCAATTATTAGTCAATGAAGTAATTAAAAAAATAGTCGAAGATGAATATAGTATTAGAACTTTAGATTTATATAGACATAGTGGTGTTGTTCCAAATACAACCATAGCTAATATAGGCTATTTATCAGATGGTTTACATTTAGGTGATAATGGAATAACTGCTGTAGGAAATACTTTAGCAAGTGAAATAAAATATCTGTTATGTTTATAATAAGTTCGCAATTTAAAAATATTGCGAACACTTACACACTTACATTCATATAAAAAGGAAAGAAAAATTTAAAAAAGCTAGAAAGAATGTAAATTAGGGTTGTATTATAAAATACAACCCTTTTAAAAATAATAAAGGAGGATGATTAAATGATTAATATAGATAAAGATTATTTAATTACCGTAGATTTAAAAAATACAAAAGTTAAATCCGACAAAACTATATTTTTCTATAATACAGATTTAAATATATGTAATATTTTTATTAAATTAATTTGTACTGATGAAGATAAAACCATACCAGATGATTTAATTGTTGAATTTGCAGTATTAAAACCAGAGACAGATGAATTTAAACCTTTAGATGCAACATTAATATCTAAAGAAGATTTATTATATCAAGTTGATTTAACTACAGATTATTTTGATATAATTGGAACTTATGAATGTGAAATAAGAGTTTCGGGAACAATAGAAAATGAATTAAAATGTTTTACATCTGAAGAATTTGATTATGTAGTTAAACCAAATATAACTGCTAAGTTAAATAAAAAAATAAAAAATGATAAAAATCTTCCTGTGTTAGAAAAATTAATAAAAGATGTTAAAGAAATAACCGACGGAATAAATAAAGATGAAATTCAAATGAAACGAGATGAAAATTTAGTTGGTGATAACAAAACTATAGTAGGTGCGATAAATCAGTTAAGAGAAGATGTTGATTCTGGAATCGGTGGAGGAACTGTGGAATTAAAAGATTATCAAAAGAAAAATGATGAATTTTTAAATACCGATGAAAAAACAATTACTGGTGGGATAAATGAAGTAAATAATAAAATAAAGAAAGTTCAAGAAAGTCAAATTGAACTTGATAAAGATGATGTTTCATTTAATGGTATAGATGATATTTCACATGATGAATTAAATACCACAAATAAAACATTAATAGGAGCTATTAATGAAGTTAATACACAATGTAAAGATATTGCGAACAACCAACCAACTGATTTGTCATTAGATAGTGCTACTAATTTACTTCAACTTGTAAATTCAAAGGGTAGTAAATTAGGCAACGGAATAACACTTCCTATATCAAGTGGTGGGGGTACAAGTCAGTATTTACATATAAAATATTCAAGTACAGGAGCACCACAGTTAGCAGGACAAATATCAGATACACCAAACGCATATATAGGCTTATGTGTAGATACAAATGCAGATTCTCCAACAAATCCAAAAAATTACACTTGGTATAATTGGAAAGGAGACAATGGAGATACTGGTGCAACTCCAAATTTACAAATAGGAAAAGTAACTACACTTGAGAGTGGCAGTAATGCAACTGCAAGTATTACTGGAACAACTGAAAATCCGTTATTAAATTTAGGTATTCCAAAAGGTGATACTGGTGGAGCAATTGTTGAAACATGGGAAGAGTTAACGATAAGTAATACAACATTGACTTTAACTGAAAAAAAGAATCAAATTGTTAACAATATGGTAGACGGAACAGAAATTTTATTGCCTTCAATTTCTGGCAGTAGACCTTTAGAACTCCACTTGTTTTTTAATACTACTAAAGATTTAACACTTATATTACCTTCGTGTAAATGGCAAAATGGAAATACTCCGACAATATCTGCCAATAAAACATATGAATTTATTTTTACTTATACTACAGAATGGTTAGGTGGGGTGATTGAGTATGTCGCATAAATTATTATTTAATAACGTTAAAAATAAAATAAATGTAGATTATGTATCTTATATAGAGAGTTCTGGAAACCAATATATAAATACTAATTATGTTCCGAATATAAATAGTGTGTTTGAGTTTAATTATACTCCCTTAGGCGATAGAAGTTTTGAATTTGGTAATTCACAAATTAAAGGATTTAGAAATTATGATAATAGATATGCATTAACAGTAAATTCAGTTGTGTATTATTTTTCTAATTGTAAATATAACGTTCCACATATAATTAAAAGTAAAAATAAGTCTTTTACAATAGATGAAGTAGAAACTGTTGAAGATGGTATGGTTTTTAATTTCGATAGTACAGAACCAATATACATATTTGGCAGTAATTCTAATAAATCATATGCACGAATGATTTTGAATTATTTTAAAATATCAGAAAACGATAAACTTATTAGAGATTATAGACCCTGCTTAGATAATAAAGGAGTAGCTTGTTTGTGGGATGAAGTAACACAACAATATTTTTATAATTTAGGTACAGGTAAATTTTCTTATAAAAAATAGGAGGTAAAATAATATGTATGCAAAATTAAATAATGAAGCATTAGAATATGCTCCACAAAATTACAAATTAAATGATGGTAGAACAATAGTAGGTTTTAACAAATCTGTTGCACTAATGACTAGATATGGATTTAAAGAAGTGATAGACCAACAACCAAGTTATAATGCAGATACTGAATATCTAGTAATAACAGGATATACAGAACAAGATACAACAATAACAATCGTGTATGCGGTAAAACAAATGGATTTAATAGAACAAGAACTGACTATAGATGAAAAAATAACACAACTTAAAAATGTGGACACTGAACATGAAGAGGCATTAGCAGAATTAACTGAAATGATTCTAGCTTTACAAGAAGGAGGTGCTAAATAATGGCAAGAATATATGCTAATTTAATTATAAAGAAACTTAGAACAATAGAACAAGTACCAAAAATGTTTAAAGAATCAACACTTGATATATTAAAACAAGATGGTTATGACGGATATGGAGATTCATTAGTGTAAGTTCGCAATTTAAAAATATTGCGTATAAAAATTTAAAATAAACACATAATATAAACGTATACAAAACCAGCTGTGTGTTATAACTCTAATTACTATTTGTATAATGTGTGAAATAGGAGAGGATTAATTCCTTCTCCTATTTTGTTTTATAAAAATAAATAAAAGTGGAAAGATATTAAAATAATTAATAAAGAAGGGAGATTAAGAAATGAAATTAAGTGATTTAACATTAGATATGATTAGAAGTTCATATGACGTGGAAATAAATAACGAAATAGAAACTGTTTTAGTTTATAATATATTTGGCGAGAATAGAAATGAATTAAAAGAAAAAATATCTAAAGGACTAGAGCAAGGATTAGAAGAAAAAGCATTAATGGAACTTATATATAAAAAAGCATTTGAATTAGCTACGGATTTAGAATTAGGCGAAGATTTAATAAAATCAATAAATAAGGGTAAAAAAGAATTAATGTTTATTGCACAAGACGTAGATGAAATAGTAAGTGAAATTGTTATAGAAGCCATGTTAGAAAAACAAAATCTATTAGCAAATATGACTTCATTAACTTTAAGCAAAAGAATATTATTAGAGGCTGAAAAATTAGAAATATTAAATAAACAATGTGAAAAATTGGAAGAGGAAATAAAAGAAATGAAAAAAGGTGATTAATTTGGTTGTAAATGATATTGAAAGTGCAGTCAATTATATTAAATCCGTTGTTTCTACGGCTATGACACCTATGGCAAATAAAATGGTAGAAATAATGCAACGAGAAGTAAATGAACAAATATATGCTGACCATGAACCATCTGCATATGGACGTACAGGACAAATGGGAGAAATAGCACAAATATCAAGCATTGATATGAATTGTGCTGTAGTAGAATTTCAAGATAATGGGGACTGGACAAGTGTATTAACGGGAGAGCATTTCTTTCCTATTATAGGTTGGGAAGCAGGTAAAGTTTGGAGTTTTAAAAGCGATTCTACAGTTGCTTATTATCCTCCAACAACTATTATACCAGATTCACAAGCTAAAATAGCTCAACAAATACCATCTGAATTGAAACAATATTTAATAGAGCAAGGTTTAGATGTTATATAGAAAGGCAGGTGAGATTAATATATGGCAGATTTAACTATTAGATTAAAAACTTCTGTAGACGGAAGTGGAGCAGAACAAGAAGTTGCAAAATTGAAAGAGAAATTAGAAAAAAAAGAAGTTAATCTGAAATTTGATACGACAAAAATGAAATCTCAAATGGAGGAACTTCAAAAAGTATTAAATAATGCTTTTAAACTTAAAGACGACCAATTAAACAATCTTAAGCAGATACAGAATACTTTGAAAGAAATAAATTCTTTAAGTAAAGACGTACAGAAAAATTTATTTGGCAGTGGTTCTACTAAGACTTCTACTGGTAATAAAGAATTAGATAATACTATAGCTAAATATAAAGTTTTACAAAAACAATCAGAATCACTTCAAAAACAAATGTCTAAAACTATAAATACTCAAGCTTATAACGAGTTAGAATCTAAGTTGTCAAAAATTAACAGCGAGATGCAATCTACTGCACAAAAAATGGATAACTTAAAAAATAAATCTAATATAGATATAAGTAGAGATTTAATAAGTTCATTTGATAAAATTCAACAAAAGGCTAATAACACCTCTGAACAAATTAACAATATGTTCAAAAATAAAAACTTAACAAGTTCACAGGTGGGGCAACTCCAAGAACTTCAAAATAAAATCAATAATGTTAAAGGTGCTGATTTAAGTCAAATATTAAAATCCGACAAGGCATATGAACAAATACATAATTTAAATGCAGAGATTAGTAATGTTTCAGTATCATTAAAAGGATTAAACGGCTCAATTACATTCACTGATAAGGTAAATACATCTGTCGCTAAGTTAGAATCTCTTAAAGCTAAACTTGCTGAATTAGGAACGAGTAAATTTGCTAATACATCTGGAATACAAGAGCTAATAACTCAAATAGAACAATATCAATCAAAACTGCGAAATATAGACCCTAATACAGAAGGTGCTAAAGCTGAATTTGATGGTTTAAAAAATAAAATATCGGAATGTGAAAATAAATATAAACAATTTGAGAGTGAAATTTCTACTAAAAGAGCTAATGTAAAATTTGATGCAGATTTTAATAAAGTATCTCAAGATTTAACGAACCTAACAAGAAGATGTCAAGAGTTAGGAGCTTCGTCATCTAAAATAGAAGAATTTAGACAAAGATTGCAAACGATAGCTAATATGAGTAATTTAAAAGATAGAGATGCAGAATTAAAAGCGTTAACTAAAGATGTGAGTACTTTTTCTAGTAGTTTATCTAATATTAACGGAAATGGTATAAACGGAGTTACTAATAGTGCTAGAAGTGCAACTCAAGCAATGAATATACTAGGAAATACAACTAGAAAAACGTCGGGATTTTTCAGTTCTCTATCCTCTATGTTGTCAATGTATTCAATACCGAATATGTTTGCTAGAGTTATTACTCAAGCTATATCTTCAATCCCTAAGACTATTGTTGATACTGATACAGCAATTAAAAAATTATTAAAGGTTGCACCAGATACCTTTACAGGAACAGCTAAACAATTAGATTGGTTAACTCAAAAAGCAAGTGAGGCAGGTCAAGAGGTTGCCAGAAGTAGTATTGATATAATTGATTCCACTGCCGAGGCATTACAATCTGGTTTCCATAATGTCAGCAAAGCTTTACAATATGCTAAAAACGCATCTATGTTTGCCAACGTTATAGATACAAGCCAAGCAGATGCAGATAAATACTTGAAATCAACATTAGCATCTTATGGTGGTGTTGCAAACTCATTAGATAAAGTCACAATGAAAGTCAAAGGTAACACCAAAGAAACTACCAAAATGATGCAAATGATGGATATGGTCAACTATGCAAACAACAACTATGCTGTTACAGGTAAAGACGTATCTGAAGCAATGATGCGTTCAGCTTCCGTAGCAAAAACATTAGGCGTTAGTATGCAAGAGTTAGTTGGTATTATAATTGCAGGTCAAGAACCGTTACAAAATGCAAGTAAATTAGGTAATGGTTTAAAAACAATCATGCAAAATATGGCTGGTTGGAAAACAAGTGCTAAAGACGGTAAATAATATTGCCGGTTCGGGGAAAATCGGTCGTATATGTAGTAATACATATGGTAAGAAAGACTAAGTCTTAAAAATAATTAATAAAGATAAGTTAATACCGAGTTAATTGAATAAATTAAAACTTATTTAATAATGTAGAGCGTAGAGGGTGAACCTAAATTAGAATATAATCCCTCCAAGAGTCTCCGACTGTCTTATATAAGATGGAATATGTACGCCAGACTGGATTGGAAATGACCAATCGATGAAAATGAAGGAAACTTCCAGAGATGAAGATAAAAAACTTCATGATAATAACAATTCGAGTATTTCAATGAATAAAACAGCAATGGCTATAGAAAAAATAACTGGAATTGATATGCATGACTCAAATGGTCAAGTTAGAGATTTCTATGACATCATGGGTGATATAGCAGGAATGTGGGACAAGTTAGATAAGAAAAGTAAATCTTCTGTAGCTGAAGCGATAGCAGGTAAAATTATTTTTGCCACTCATGGTAGAAATATCATGTAGATTAGAGGGGTGTATCGGTCAACTAAATCAAAAGATTAAGGTGGTAAGAGAGCCTAAGTCCTGTATGGATAGTGGTAATACCGAGGGTGTCTTAACAGAGAACATCCGTAACGCATAGTAGGTGAGCGATATTGTTAGCAATAATCCTACCACGAGCCTCCTCCACAGCATTATATAGTAATGTTTGAGATGGGTTTGCAACCATCAATACCTAACGTTAAACGAGGGTGAAAATGTATGCTAGGCTTATAGGAAACTATAAGAAGTAGAGGATAAAAAGCCTTTACGATAATAAACCGAAAAACCAGTTAAATGTTTTCACAGCAATAATGAGTAACTGGAGTCAAGCTGAAAAATTTATGAAAGAGTACGAAAATGGTGACACTTTCGGCTCTTCAATGAAAGAGAAACAACATTCTCCGTACGTACAGAAATGTGCGTAGGACACAAAGTTAAAAGCAGGTAATCCCTAAAGCCTTACACCACAACGTAATTGGCAACAATAAGCGTGAAGGTACGAAAGTAGAAAAAACGTAAGGATGATTATATGGTTAAATCCTAAGTAATCTTAAACAATGGGTGTTCATGCAAGTATTAATCTAATACAGTTAAAAATCATTTAAAGATTTAAAAATAATTAATAAATTAGATTAAACTTTCAACGACTAGGTTGTGAAACCGTACACTATAAGCTATTGATAGTGGAAATACTTTGCCCTTAACAGATAATGCTGAAGGTGAAGAAATAGTCTCGACTCTATATGAAAGTATAGGAAGTTCATAAGAGAACTGCATAGATGTAGCGAATTTATGTGAAGATAACGAATGCAAGATATATAGACTCCGTACAAGGGAAACTTACATTACTTCAAGAAAAATGGAGAAGTATAGTCAATACTGCTGTAAGTGGAAATACGGCAAAAGGATTTTTAGACATTGGTATAAGCGCTTTAGACATGTTAGATAAATTTGTTAAGTATATAGATGACATGGGTGTAGGATTACCCGTAATAGCAGGTGCAATTTCTGGTCTTTTTCAATCATTAAAATTTAATCGAAGCGGTGGATTTGAAGCATTAATTAATCAAGAAAGAAGATTAAAAGCCGAAGCTTTAAGTACAACTACTGCATTAGAAGGACAAGCCACTGCAACACGACAAGCATCTAGTGCTACAATGATTGGAACTACTAATCCAGGATTCTTTGCAACAATAAGAGAAGGATTTCAAGCTAGTTATCTTGGAAAATCTTGGAATGTAATAAAAGGAATAGGTACTTCATTTAAAGAAGCTCGTCAATCATCTGGGGTATTTGCCTCTGGATTAACAGCAGTTAGAAGTGCTTTAGCAGGTGTAGAGGCTAAAGCATTAGGAACAAAAATAGCTTTAGGAGCTATGAATTTAGCTATGGGCGTTGTAAATATGGGTATAGGTATGCTCGTATCATGGGGAATAGGTAAAGTTATTCAACATTTTACAGACGAGGCTAATAAACTTAATGATGCTTTAGAAGAAAATGCAGAAAATATAACCAATTTAAACAATAAAGTAAATAGCTCAACAAAAGCAAAAACAAATCTTTCAAATATTAGAGACGAATATAAAAAATTATACGATACAGTAGATAAAACTTCTGAACAGCAAGAAAGATTTAAAGAGTTACAACAACAAATAATTGATATTTGTGGCGAAGATATTGTCTTGGGTTAATAAATAGCCCCTATAATAAGAAATTATTATTAGAAAACATATTGAATTGCTGGAAACCCCTTAGAGCCTTAATACCACAACGTAATTAGCAATGATAAGCGTGATGGTTTTAAAAAGTTTAAGGATTGGGCAATCAGCAGGTAAGAATTATTTTATTAATTGTTTAAAAGATTTAATTTAAATAATTAATAAAATAATTAAACTTCAACGACTATCTCGAAAGAGAGTACACTTAAGTGAGTGGAAGCGGTATGTGCCTAGTAATAGGTAAAGATATAGTCTCAACGTCTAGTGAAAACTAGAGAAGTTCATAAGAGAACTGCATAAGATTAACGACCTTATGTGAAGATATTGTATGATAAAGATAATAACCCGATTTTATCGATGGGTGGAGATATTGATAAATTAATTGCAAAATATGATAAATTAATCAAGAAACAACAAGAGGCTCTGAATCAAGAATATAAAGACCAACAAAGAAACGCTACAGACAAAATGAATGAAGGACAAGGATTTGCTGGTAAAGATGGGGCTTTCAATAAACAAGCAATTAAGGAATATAATAGACAAATAGAAAACATCAGAAAAAAGAAAAGTGAACTTAACAATACATTTACTCAAACAGGTGATTCAGCATGGCTAGAAGATTATTCAGAAAGGCTTGCTAAATTAAGTGATACTTACGCTAGTGCTAAAGAGGCAGTTGTAGATGCCGAAGCAAAAATAAGTGCCGAATCTCAAAAAATAAATAAAAGTATAGTAAACTCTTTGTCTATAGGTGATGGTTTTAGTAAATTAAAAAGTGACGTTCAATCTGAAATGATAGAAGTTGTAAATGGATTAGATTTTTCTCAATTAACAAGTGGACAACAAAGTTTATTTGAATCAAATATGAAGAAAATGTTTGATTCTGGAACAATAGATAAGTCAATAAGAAAATTGTATGATTTGCAACAAGCATATGCAGACACAAGCGACATTACTGCTTACGAACAAGGAATTGAAAAATTAATCCCTTCTTTAGCTAAATTATGGGGAGTAAATGAAGATGTAGCTAGAAGTATGGTGGAATTGCCAGAAAGTGCTAAAATGGCTCAAAATGCTATGGATGCTTATTTACGTTCTTTTGGTAAAAACATAAACATGACAGATAAAGAAACTAAAGATTTAATGGCAACATGGGACGCTTACAATAATTTTCTTCAAGATTTAAGTGGTCTTGATACAGTAGAAAAAGACGGAAAAATGGTTTATAACATCAAAGAAGTTAAAGCCACTTTAGAAGATAGTAATTTACCAGACAAAGTAAAAGACTTGGTAAATCGATTGATGGATGACAATGAATTTTCTTTAGACGATATGGAATTAACAGCTAAATTATCTCAAATTTATGTAGAAGATGATGAAGAAACTAGAAATAATTTAATTCAAGACGTTCAAAATCTTGTAGATAAACAATTTGGAAAAGGTAAAATAGACGTAGGTAAATTATTTGTTACAGGAGAATATGCTGTATCTGATGACGATAAAAAGAAAATAGATGACGCTTTTGCAAGTTTTAAACAATTTGACGGAAAAGATGAAATAGTAAAAACTTTAAGAGCGAATATAGAAAATACTGACCAAGTTGAAAATTATGCCAAATTAATGGATAATTTAAGAGGTAAAGATAAAGACATTGAAACATTCTTTAAAAATAACATTGAAGATTTATCTAAATTAGAATCTTATGAAGACATGATTCAATGGGTATTTAACCATCCAGAAGCAGTAACAAGTTGTCATATAAATGTTTTAGGTGAAGATACAATAAAAACTGCTAAAGCTGAAATAGATAGTCTATTAAATAAAAAAGATGAAAAAGACATAAAAGTAAAAATAGATAAAGCTTTAGCTCAAGGTGACATAGCAACCGTAATGGACTTAATAGGGCGATTACCAGCAGAAAAACAAATTGAAGTTGGAGTAGCATTATCTAACGCATTAGATGAACTTGGAACTGTAGATGCTATACAATTAAAAAATAAAGTTGTAGATGTTACCGTAATGGCTTTTCAAGCATTACAGCAACTTTATGCACTTCAAGGATTAAAAATTCCAGAGAAATATATTAAAATAATTAGTAATAGTGCCGATGTAGCAAGCAAACTAGATAGTTTGAAACAACAAATAAAAGAAATACCACGAAGTATATCAATAATGGCTACTTTAACCTATACAGAAAAAGGTAAATCAAAAGTTCCTCATAGTGGAAAGGGAAAATCAGTAATGTGGGGAGATTCTATAGGTGAATTTTCTAATATAGAAGATAATCCTTATTCTGTAGAGCAGTTGAGTGCTACACCGATGGTAACTCCACAACCTGTAGTAACTGCAAATGATGCAAACACAGCAACTCCTACTTCAGATGGTTCTGGTGGAATAAGTACATATGCTACGAGAGATTTTAATAGCATAGGTGATGTAGAAACTGCTTTAACTCCTATAAGTCTTAAATATCAAGATGTATTAGATATGATTGAATACTCTGTTGAACTATTTAAAGAATTGCAATACAGAATTGAAACAGTAACTAAGAAGACTTCATTATTAGATAAACAAATGGAAAAAGCAGTAGGTACTGAAAAAATTAAATACCTTAAACAAAAAAATAAATTACTAGAAGAACAAGCAAAACTTCAAAAGGAATATTATGACGATTTAATTTCTGAAAGAGAAACACTTCAACAAAAGCTTCAAAAAGAAGGATTCCAATTTAATGAAGATGGGAATATGACTAACTATGAAGAAAAATTATTAGCTATGCAAAAAGAATATAAACGACTTCAAGATATAGCTGATAAATCTTCTAAAAGTAACTCTTCTAGTAGTTCTTCAAATAATACAGCAAGTGATAAAGCTAGTAAATATAAAGAAGAATTGGATAAACTTACAAATTTAGCTAATAAATATTATGATATACAACAAAGTGATTTATTTAGTTGTGAAGAACAATGGCAAGAAATGAAAAATACAATCAAAGAAAATAATGACGAAATTGAAAAGCTAACTAGAGAAGATAAATTGTATAAATTTAGCAACGCCATAACTAAATTAAAAAATCAATTTGATATACTAGGAAATAAAATTGATATAATAGATGTTAAACTAGAAAATTCAAATGGAGTAGATACAATTAAATTAACAGAAGAAAAATTAAAACTCATGAATGAACAACTATCTAAACAAATGGATTTAATGACTAATATGAAAAATAAGATTCCTACATATCAAGAAAGTTTATCTAAATATGGTTTCACATTTGATGTAGAAGGAAATGTAAGTAATATAGACGAAGTATTAAACAGTTTTCAAAACAGTGAAGATTTGGAAAAAGTTAATGATTTATTAGAAGAATATACTTCTTTAATAAATGACGATTTAGCCGACGCAGAAAAAAATTATGCTGATTTACAAAAAGACATAGTAGATTTACAAAAAGATAAACTTAATAAAGTGAAAGACATAGAAGATAAAATCACAGATGTAATAAAAGATGAAATAGATAAACGTAAAGACGCTATAGAAAAACAATACGACAAAGAAAAAGAATTAATAGAAAAAAGAAGAGATGATTATAAAAAACAACGTGATGAAGATGATTATGCAAAAAATTTAAAAGAACAACAAGACGAAATTGACACTATTAATAAAAAAATAGAATTAGCAAAAAAAGATAATTCTATGAGTGGTAAATCTAAGTTGAAAGAATTATTAGACGATTTAAAAGAAGCTCAAGATAAATTAGATGAAACAGTTCAAAATAAGGTTGATGAAGATATCGATAATATGTTCCAAGAACAATTAGACGCTTTAGATAAAAAGAAAGAAGACATGACGCAAAATATAGATGACACTTACACTCAACAAAAGATAGCACAAATGGTTAAAGATGCGATGATGACTAATACTTTTACCGATTTAAATGGTAATATTACTAATTTACAAGATAAATTGATTGACTTTGCAGAAACAAGTGGAGACGCAGTAGGAATATTAGGTGATTCAATTAAAACAGAATTGTGTGATAATCTTGAAGTGGCTTTGGATTATTTAAAAGACTATAAAGATATATTTAAAGAACTTGGATTTAAACAACTAGGAAATGTAAACTATAAAGAAGGTATAAATAAGGATGCAACTTCTAAAACATTAAATGTGGGTGATATTAATATTAATGTTGAAGGAAGTGTTGATGAAAATGTTCTTGACGACATGCAAGAAATGATTAATAAAACTTTAAAAGATATTGTTAACAAATCATTATAGAGGGTTAATATATTAACCCTCTTTTATAAGGAGGGTGATGTAATTGTTTAAAAGTCAATATTTTATTTGGAAAGGAAAACAATCTAAAGATAAATTTTTAAGTATATTAACCACTGATAATGATGTTCTAAATGATTTTGGAGTTCCATATAATAAAACATTAGAAAAAGAAGATAATTTAGATTTATATAATGAAAAAGAAGAAGAACCCGAAGATATAACATTACAATTATATTTAGAAAAAGACGGAATGCCTTTAATATGGACTGGTGAAAATTTTAGAGAAATTAAAAAATGGTTAGTAAGTGATGACTTTGAAGAATTTATTTCTTATGACAATTTAGATTATGTGTATTATTTAAAATGTACGAAAATACAAAAAAAATTTACATACGGTGAACCTAAAGGTTGTATAGAAGTTACATTTAAACCTTTAAGTCAATATGCATATAAAAAAGTAACTATAGAAAAAGAAGTAAAAGGTAAAGAATTAATAGATATACATAATAGTGGAGACTTAAATTATGAACCTATAATTGTAATTGAAAGTAATTGTAAAAGAAATCAAAAAGTAAAAGTAAACGATTTTATAATAAATAATTTACTTGAAGAGGAAACTATTAAAATAGATAATAAAATGTGTTTAGTTAAATCCAATAAACGATATTATCCTATATCAGATTGTAATAGAAAATGGATTACTTTAAAACAAGGAGATAATCAATTAATCGTTGAAGGAGAATGTAATATAATTATTTATTGTAGTTTCCCAGAAGTAATATAGGTGATGGATATGAATGATGTAATTATTAAGGAATTAAAACCAATACAAGAGATTGTATTGACAAAATTAAATGGAGATGTTATTGCAGAAATACCTATATTTTATTTAACAGAAGAAAGTAGAAATATTGACGAGGTAGATACGATAACTTTTACAATACCTTTGAGATATAGAGATAATTTCTCAAAGAAAATGGTGAATTATTATGTATATGATGAAGTTATAGCAGAAAGATTAATATGTGTTGATGGCGAATATTTTGTGATTAAAGAAATAAATGAAAATCAATCAAATCATACAAAAGAAATTACTGCTTATGGATTAGAAAAAAAATTAGAAAAAAATACAATAGCTTTATCGGATTGTGGGCTTATGTTAAAAGATAAAGATGAAGATACATATACTTATTCTTTTGACGAATATTTATACCAACAAACAGGTTGGAGATTAGGTCATATAGATGATTCAGTTAGATATATGGATAATGGTGAACCCAAACTTCGTATGCAAGAGGAAACAAATACTTCTTTTTATTCATTTATAACCGAAACCATTGCAGAACAATTTTGTTGCGTTCCTATATTTGATAGAAAAAATAAATTAATAAATCTATATGATATTGACGGATTTGGAAATGATTTAAAATTAGTTTTAAATAAAGATAATTACTTAAAATCGTTGGAAAAAACTTTTAATTCTTCTGACATTGTAACTAGATTAATCCTTGAAGGTAATGAAGAAGAGTGTATAGTAGAGGAGGCAAACCCAACAGGATTAAATTATATTGAAAATTATTCATATTTTATAGAAAACGAAGATATGAGCAAAGAATTAATTAGAGCTTTAAAACTATTTGAAGAATTAACTCCTAAAAGAATGGAAAAATGGAAAGAATATGTAAGTTTAAAAGCACAAAAAAATTCAGAATTGTCTACATTGGATTCTTCAGAAAATATACTTATGACTAAATGCAATCAATTACAAAATATAATAGACGGTTATACAGATATGGAAACTGAAGAAGAATATTATTTATTAGATGATATAAAAAGTGAATTAGATGTATCTAATTTAGAATTGCAATCTGTTTCAAGTCAAATATATAAAATAGAAAGAGAATTAAAAGAATTAGATATTAAAATTAATAGATTAAACAAATTATGTAGAAGAGAAACTTCAGAAGACGACGCAGGTAATTTATTATTTAATGAAAATTTATTAAGTGAATTAAAAGATTACATTTATTATGATACATATTCAGATGATAGTTTTGTAGATGCTAATGAATTAATAAAAACAGGAAAACATATTTTAGAATCTAAATGCAAACCTACAGTAGAATTCTCGATAGATTCAGTAAATTTTATAAATAGATTGTTAGGTGACAAAACTAGATTGAGTCCAGAAATTCAATTAGGCTTAGGGGACGTTATATCTACTTATGATAAAGAAAGAGATAAAGAAGAATTAGTTTTCTTTACAGGTTGGACTATGAATTATGAAGACAATAAATTAAGTTTAACCTTCTCGAATAAAAAAACTAACAAAGAAGATACTAGAGTAATTGCTGATTTATTAAAAAAATCAAAAGAAACAAAAAAAATTGTATCAGTTAATAAATGGTTATGGAATAAACAAAAATACAATAAAGTTAATAGTACATTAATGACTGGTATGGATTTAGACTTAGATTTTTCCCCTAATAAAGCTTATGTTGACAGTGTTTCAAGCGTGGATTTAAATCAGCATACTTTAAATATAAATTTAAATGAAGAATATATTTTAAAGGCGACAATACTACCAGATACAGCTAAAAATAAAAATGTAATATGGATTAGTAGTGATGAAAACATTGCAAGTGTAAGTGATGGTGCAATAGTAGGAAATGGATATGGAGCTTGCATAATAACCGTAATAACAGAAGATGGTAATAAAACAGATACTTGTAAAGTAGTTGTAGAAGTTGATATGGGGGATAGTAGTAATGTTAACGTTACAGGTATCAGATTAAATACAAATTCATTAGAAATAGATAAACATGAATCAGTTTATTTATTACCTACAGTAATTCCTACTAATGCAAATCAATCAATAACATATATTAGTTCTGATGGTAATATAGCTAAAGTATCAAATGAAGGATTAATAACAGGTGTAGGTCAAGGAAAATGTACTATAACAGCTATATCAAATAAAAATACTAAAATAAAAGCATCTTGCACAGTTACGGTTAGTGGTAAAGAAGCAGAAATAAATATAGATGATTTAGATGAAGTATTAATTATGGGAACAAAAAGAATTCAAAATCTACAAGAGTATAATTTAGCCCCAAAAATGACGTATTTTGGAAATATTGTAGAAGATTTTGATATTACAACTTATCCATCAGACCCAAAAGCTATCGTTGTTATGTTAGGATTAAACAATGATTCCCTATGTGACATAAGCAAAATAAAGACATTGTTAAATTCTATAAAAACTAAATACACAGGAAAATACATATTTGTAGCAAATGAATTACCTGTCGGTATAAATTACGCAACAACAGACTACACTTATGAACAATTAAATAGTCAAATTAAAAATTATAATAATATGTTACAAAAAATCGCAAATGAATTAAGCTTAAAATCTATAACAGTTCAAGGTGGAATGGTTGAAAGCGATATATTAGCCTCACATTATACTTATAATGGATTAGACTTAAACGTAGTAGGATGTAAAATGTTATTAAATAATATTAAATATCAAATTAAAAATAATGTAAGTTCTTTTATTCCTCCAGATGATGAAGATGATAATGAGACAAATGGAGTAAATCCTATAAGACAAAAGATTATGGAAAAAGCTGAAGAAATAGTTAGAATGTGTGTAAATCATCAAGCAAATTATTCTCAATATTATAGAACAATAGATTATAGAAAACCAAATACAATCAAAGGACGTTATGAAACGGTCGGTGGCGTGACATATACACAGCCTTCATGGGTGGTATTAAACCAAACATATGGATGGGATTGTTCTAGTTATACAGGATGTTGTTATGATTACGCAGGTATACCCGATTTAAAAGGACTATCATGTGGTGCAGGAACTTTACAACAGAAATTAAAACAACTAGGAGCTGAATATTGGTTATATAAAGAAGAAGGTTTAAGAGATGCAAAACCAGGAGACATTGTTCTTTGTGTAAATGATGGAGTAAGTTTTAGTAGAAATAATGTATTTACTTGTAGAACTCATCACGTTATGATTTATGGATATTCAGATTATGAAATGTATGAAGCATCTGGTTACTCAAGTGGTATAAGAAAAGGAAAAAGAACTTTTGATAAAAATCAATGGATATTCTTTAGATTACCTCAAGTTGCTGAAGCTGATAAAAACAGTTCTAACGGAAATACAAATACAAATGTTTCTGATTCTGAACATCCAAATGTATTCTATGAAAATGGAACAATAGATGGAATAAATTATGTAGCTAAATTAACACATAGTAGATGCACAGCATACGGAACTCCTTCACCTGTAGGTGCAGGTGGAAACTTAATAGTAGGAAAGTCATGTGGTGCACATAATTTACCATATAACACGAAATTATACATTCCGTCAACTAAAAAGTATAATGGAGATGGTATTTGGTATGTAAAAGATACTGGAGGATATACAACTGATTTCGATTTGTTGATTTCTAAGAGTGCTTCAGAAGCTGTGAAAATGATGGGGTCACCTTTAGATACAGATGTTTATATATTAGAATATGGTGACGGAAAAATGTCATGGAGTTTCACAGAAGCTATAGAATGGTGTAATGGATATTATGGCGTAGGTTATTTCCATAAATCTTGGACGTATTACATGAAATATGGTGGTTGTACTATAAATATATGGAAATTCAAAGATGATGACAAAACAATAAAATCTCAACCTTGGTATGATAAATTATAGTCTCAAAAGGTTTAATTGAAGTTGCAATTGGAAAGAATAAAAAGGGAATATTAATTATTCCTCAATAAAAATAATTAATAAAGGGGAGATATTTATGAATAAAACGGATAGAATAGGAGAAAGAAATTATAATACATTTGGAAGTGAAATGGTGATAGTAGATTATAAAAGATGGGATAATATAGATGTTTATTTTCCCGAATATAATTGGACTGCTAAAAATAAAGAATATAGTGCTTTTAAAAAAGGAAAGATTAAATGTCCTTATGAAAGAAGTGTTTATGGGGTGGGTTATATCGGAGAGGGTAGGTGCAAGGGTAGCAAAAACGGTCAAAAGACTAAATGTTATTGTACTTGGAGAGATATGTTAGAAAGATGTTATAATGAAAAACATCGCGAAAAGTATCCGACTTATAAAGATTGTGAAGTTTGTGATGAGTGGTTATGTTTTCAGAATTTCGCTGAATGGTATTATGATAATTATTATAATGTTGGTAATGAACAGATGCAACTTGATAAAGATATTCTTGTTAAGCACAATAAAATATATTCACCAGAGACTTGTATATTTGTACCACAAACAATTAATAAATTATTTATCAAATCTGACAAATCAAGAGGTAGTTCAGTTATAGGAACAAGTCTTTGTGAAAATGGTAAATATCGAGTACGTTGTAATATGATTAATCCTAAAACAGGTAAATCAAAAAGGGAACATTTAGGTGTTTATAACACTCAAGAAAAAGCATTTGAGATTTATAAGTATTATAAAGAAAAGAATATCAAAGAAGTAGCTGGCTATTACAAAGAACAGATACCAGAAAAATTATATAATGGTATGTATAATTATATAGTTGAAATTACTGATTAAAAATAATTAATAAATTTAGTATAAACACCTATATTTTATAGGTGTTATTTTTATAGGAGGTGAAATGTATGGCAATAATTAATAATACACCTAATCAAGGATATATTTACATAAAGGATATGACAATATTGTATGACAATATAATATATAATATAAATAATATATATACTAACAATAAATATATTTATTGGAAAATAAAATCATCAGAATTAATACCCACAAATAATAAATTAGACGACAAAGAAGACTTGATATTTATAATTAAAAATATAGATGGTATAGGGGTTACAACCACTACAGATTTATTAGAAATGCTATTTGATGGATATAATAAGAAATCAATAGCAGAGAAACTTCAGAATGTGAACGAAAACAATAAATTTTATAAAAAACAACTTGAAATCACTCAAGATAATATAGAAAGTTTATCAAAAGAATATCAAGAAAACTTATCATTTGAACAAATTAAAGAATTATTAAATACAGCAATAATAAATTCCAATTCTTTAATGATAGATTTAAAGACTGTATTAACCGATAGACTTTCCGATGAGACATTTAATTCAGCAGAAAAAGCAGATGTCAATTATAGATTAGATACAATCAATAATAAATTTGAAGAAATGCTTGGATATAGTGATGCTTTAATTGATATGATGGCAGAAAATTCTAATGACGTAGACACAACATCTTTTTTAGAATATCAACTATCTCTGCAAAAAATGCTGGCTGATTTAATTGTAGAAATTAAAATCGTCACAGAGGATGATAGGGAAAATATAACATTAGCAGATATTTCTTCCATAACATCTAATATAACTACGATATTGATAACATTATCTTCTTTTAAAGATTCATGTAGTACAATATTGTCTATAGGTTCAGAAGGCGAAAAAACATTAGGAGCTTCAAGTACTATATCAGATGAAGTTTATAATACAAATGCTAGAATAGATGATTTATCTAGCAATATGTATGAATTACAAGCTTCATTGATTAATTCTTTCGCTAAAGAACAACAAACTATTCAAGGATATTTTGATGCAAATCAAAAGTACTCAAATGATATGCTCCCTATAACTAATTCATTGTTAAACGTGGATGGGAAATTAACGGTAGCACAATATAATTCGTTGGACGCTTTAGCAAATGGAATGGTTAATTATGTTTCTAAAATAGAAGCTAGTTATCAATCTTACTATAATAATGAAAAATTAGGCGATAATAATAAACAATTATTAAAAGAATATTTTGATGATTTTAAAGCAAAACATGCAAATTTCATTAATTCAATACGAGTAGATATGAAAGATTTAATTTTTAATAAAGACGAGAGAAAAGAATTCAATATAAGATTAGCATTATATAGGGAAGCTAGAAATAAATTAAATTCACAAATGTTAAACTGTATAAATTTAATTAATTCAGCAACAAGTGAAGTTAATTTACAACAAATTGAAAAAAGATTAAATGATAAAATCTTAGAAGTTCAAAATCAAGTTAATGATTTAAATTCTAAAATAGGAAATATAAATTCGAGATTATCTAACATAGAATCAAGATTAGATGCTCTTGAAAATAATACAAATGTTTAGAAAGGAGATTATATTATGAAAGATAAAATATTAGAAAAATTTGCTTATGATACTGGAGCAACAGATAGTGGAATAAATCATTTAAAAGAAGATATTAAAAAATATTTATTAAATTTATCAGAGGATGAATTTAGATTATTTCTAAGTAGATTAATTAGGGAAGAATTTTTATCTGAAAATTCATTAGAACAAGGATATGGTATTGAGGATGTATCAAATTTTATAAATTGGATTAAATATAATTTAGAAATAGATATTTAATAATTAAAAGGAGGTATAAAATTTTGAAAAAAGAATATTCAATAATTATTAATAAACAAAAGAGTATTTTAAATCGTCAGCTATCAATATTTCAACACGATAAAGGCATAGATATATATTTCAAATTGATGGATACTGATTATTTAGATTTAAGTTCTAATTATTTGTTATCTGATATAGTATTAGTTAGTCCTCTAAAAAAACAAATAAAATCAGATATAGTACCTATTATAGATAATAAAATATTATTTACAATCAATAATGAAATAATGAATCAAATTGATGAAATAGGAAATTATCATGTTCATATTAGAATTTATGATGATAAAGGTGGAAGAATAAAATTACCTTATTTTATAATGTCAGTTGAAGAATGCGAAGTGGACGATGACGATTTATCTTATGGAACAGTTGACGGAACAGCAATAGATAACACAAAGGTTGCTAAATATGGAAAAGAATTAAAAACTTTCAATGATGACGGGTCTTATAATAGAACTGTTTGGATATCTGGAGATGTAATTACCGATTCTAAATTAAATAAATTAGAACAAGCAACTAGCGAAATTAGAGATGAAATATTACAACATAAAACAAAATTAATAGAATTAGAAGAAAGTAAAGGCTATACAATTAAAAAAGGCACAGAAGATACACCTATAATAATATCAGAATTAAGTAAAGGTTCTTATATATTAAAAGGTTGGGCAAAAGATTTTAATTCTAGTACTGAAATAATATATTTAGATGGTAATAGAAATTATGCATACATAACAAGTAATGCAGATACTTATACATATGGTTTATGTTGTTTTAATGAAGATTATTTCAAACTATATAAATTTAATAAAATAAAAAATAAAAAAGAACAAATAGTAGATTATTTAAATGTAGTTATTGCCGATGATGAAGATAAATTAAATTTAACAGGTGACAAATATCAATATTTAAAAACAGAAACATTATCAACCATTGTTTTACCAGAAATGGATGAATTTGTGGAATTAAATTTATTTATTAGACCAACAATGGATAATTTAATTCTAATATTTCCAAGCATAGCATGGAGAACGCAACCAATATTAAAAAAAGATGTATTATGTCAAATAAAATTAAATTATTTAAATGAAATTTGGTATGGAGACACTTTAATACATGATGAAAATGTGCCTGTGATTAAAGGTGACACATCGGGAGGAACAACGGGAACTATCACAAAAATTCCTTTTAATGTAATTTCTTCTGAAGAGGGCTATATAAATTAGGGGGTATGAGGTAATGAAGTATATGAAGAATAAATATGCTGATGAGAATGGAAATGTCGTTTCATTTTGGTCTACTGATGATAATATATTATGTGAAGATGGTAAAACATTAAGAGAAAATTTAGATGGGGTAAATTCACAATGTAAAGATATTGCTGAAAAAATAAATAATAAAATGAGTCAAATCCAAATGAAAGAAGACGATAATCTTACAGGTGATAACAAATCTATTGTAGGTGCAATAAATCAGTTAAGAGAAGATGTTAATTCTGGAATTGGTGGAGGAACTGTAGAATTAACAAATTATCAAAAGAAAAATGATAAAACATTGCAAACCACAAGTAAAGAAATTGTAGGAGCTATAAATGAAGTAAATGCATTTCTTGAAGATAATATGATAAGTATAAAAGTGTATAATAATGATTTAAATAGCGCTATATTAAATTCAAACAAAAAACAAATAATAGACTTGAGAAATAAAAAAATAACTTATTCTAATTCTGAAAATATAGTAATAGATTCAAGAATTTTAGCTAATGGTATTATAGAAGTAACTGGTGGAGCTAAAATTCTTTTAAAAAATGAAAATTCTATTTTACATAATCTTAAAATAATCAACAAATGTGAATCTAATGGTCTTAACAATGGAGTTATTGAATTATTAAACACAACAGATGCAGTTATTGATAATGTAGAAATGGAACTATCTACTAAATATAGTGGTGTATTTTGCAAAACTCGTGCAAAAAATACAAGAATCAATAATTTAAAAATAAATGGCAATCTTAGATATGGAATACTATTTAATGATAGTTGTACTGAACAAGGTGCTACCTTTAGAACAGTAGACGGCATAGATTATTCTGATGCTACTATTGGGAGTGGTTTGTTTATAAATAATTATAGTTATAAAAATACTGTACCTACTGATGATACCACATATGACGGAGACGGAATAGAAATTAATTGCCCCGATTTTGGATTTAGCGATATTAGAATAAGCAATGCTGATATTGAAAATGCTAGACATATTGGAGGGGCATCGGGTATGGCTCTAGGCTTCTCTAATTGTAAAAATATGGCTTGTTACAATATCAATTCTAAAAATTGTGGATTTGATGGAATACATTTTGAAAATAAATGCGAAAACGTGTATGTTTATAGTCTAAATGTAAATGAATGTAGTAGAGGTATAAGCATAGGAAGCTGTAAGAATATAAATATTATAAATGCTGTAGTGAACGATTGCACTATTTGGTTGGCAATGTCTAACTTGCACAGTAACAACGAAGAAATAAAGTTACAAAATGTCACATTTAATGGCAATAAAGTTGTTAATTCTTCTGTTGCACCTCAAGCAAAAGGATTTGAAATAAATGATATGAAAGACAGCGTTTTTAGAGATATATTCATTACTAATTCGGGTGCAACTGGATATGGATTCTTAAATCTAGGGTTATCTAAGTATTTAAAGGCTGATAATACTAATTCTAATGGTTATATTGATATACAAGGGTGTACTTTTGAAAACGTAAGAATAAAAGCTGGTACACATACTATAGCAAACTCTAGGAAATTAATGGTACTAGGTGACAATTCAAAAGGAAATACATTTAGAAACATAAAATTAGAAGGGTATAATGCCGAAGATTTAATGGACTTTTCTTCAAAAAAATATAAGTTTGAAAATTACTTAGTCGATTACGAATTTGTTAGTGTATCAGACATCATTTTAATTAACATTTTAAATACTAATAATTATGTTAATTCTGTAATAGGTGCAGACGGGTCTATTACAGACAGTGCCGAAAACTACGCATTTAAAATTCCTGTCGAGAATGGTAAAAGATATGGTTTGTTTAGACTTGATGGGAATAGCCATGTTATTTCTTGGACACCACGTATATCTATAACAGACGATAAGGGGACAGTTTTAGACAAATATATTTCCACAACAAATGATGTGACTATAAATAACGAAAAGGCTAAATATATGTATGTGTTTAATCCAGGGTGGAATTTAACTAATTATGCAACAGCAATGGTTTTAAAAAATTATAAGGGAAGTTCACCTGCAAAATATATAGAGTATGAAACTAATTTATAATAAAGGAGGTATTATATGTACGGAAAAATTATAAACGGAGAATTAGTATATGCTCCTATGAATTATAAAACTTCAGAAGGGATTTTAATTACTAATTTTAATACTAACGAAGACCTAATGAAAAGATATGGGTTTAAAAAAATAAACGGAGTAGAACCAGAATATGACGAAGAAAGAGAATGTTTGATAGTTTCTTCTTTTGAAGAGTTAGATACAGAAATTAAAGTTGCATATGAAGTAAAAGGTATAGGAGCTTTATTAGACAACAATGATATGACCAAAGATGAATTAATTGAAACTATGAGAAAAGAATTATGCAGTTATAAAGAAGGTTTAATTGAAGGAACTAAATTTGATTCTCTTAATGATATATTTAAATATATGTTTGAACATTTTACGGAAGAAGAAATATATATTGGTAAAGATATTCCTAATGACCCAAAATATAAATTATGGATAAGAATTTATGAAGAACCTAAAGATGATGACGACGACGGGAAAGATGTCCCAAGTAATCCAACACCTGTAAAACCACCTGCTGAAGATAAAACTGTATGGGTATCTAACTTAACTTTAGACTCAACTATAATGGGTTATTATATAGATTCCGAATTTACAAGTGATAAATATCCAGATAAAAATGTATGTTTAACTACCGACCAAAGATATGTTGGACAATATGTTAAATTTGCAAACACTGGAAAGGACATAGACGGTAAAGTATTCCAAATAACAGGAACAATAAGCAATGATGCTTTGGGATTAAGTTCTTCACACAGTCTTCCCGTATTCGCTATAAACTGTAAAGACCAATCTACTGCTACTGCAATAGGAGAAAATACAGGTAAAGCGTATGTGGGATTATTATTATCTTCTACTACTAAAGTTGCAAAAGTAATTTGTAATGCTTTAAACGTTAGAAGTGGTATGGGTGTAAAATATCCAGTATTAGGTGCTATACCTAATGGATATACATTGCCAATACTTGAAACCTATACAAATACTTCATGGGTTAAAGTAAGTTACAATAATAGTATAGGATATATAAATGCTAATCCCTCATATGTAGCTATATCTACTATAACAGTTGATGCAGGAGGAACAGGAGAAGTAGGTGGCAATACGGGATTTACAGTACCTTGTTATGGAATAGATATATCAAGATGGCAAGGTACAATAGATTTAAAAACTTTAAAAGAAAATGGTAGTATAAATTTTGTGATATTAAGAATTGGTTATGGTAGCAGAAAAGGTGGACAACCTATAATAGACCCAAAATTTGAAGAATATTTAAAATTGTGTGTTGAAAATAAAATCCCTGTAGGTGTTTATTTCTTCTCATATGCAAATACAGTTGAAAAAGTTAAAATAGAAGCAAATTGGGTGGTTCAACAATTAAATAAATATTCTCAAACATTTGAATTCCCAGTATTCTTCGACCAAGAAAATGATTTAGTTAATAAATTAGGGAATCCTGGTAAAACCGTATTAACAAATTGTATGAACACTTTTTGTCAAATAATAAATGATGCAGGATATATGGCAGGAATTTACACTAATAACTCATGGGCAACAAGTTATGTGAATTGGAATAATATAAAATATACTGACCACATATGGGTGGCTCAATGGAGTTCAGCTTGTACTTGGACTAGAACCGAGGTTAAGTTATGGCAAATGTCAGCTACTAAAAGACTTCCAGGATACAATGGAGATTTAGATTACGATACTTGCTATTTCGATTATCCAACATATGTAAGAGCTAATCACAAAAATGGATTTTAGGAGGTGGTTTAATGAATTTATCAATATTAGGAAAAATTGATGGTGCATGGCAATCATTAGGAACAACTACAATTGGAGATAATTCAAATTCAGTTACATTAGGTGACGATTACATTTATAACAACATAAATGGAATGATAGTAGAATGTATGACTATTTCATTAACTGCTGATGGTAGTTCGGAAAATATAACACAGGAAATCACATTAAAAAAATCATTTCCTAATGTGATTCTCACAGTAGCTTGTAGTTGTGAATCTACAAAATATATTTATAGCAATCTAAATGTTGTAGCTATTCCGTCTGGAAAAGATAAAGTAAAAATAGGATTAAGACATTTGGATTCAAAGATAAAATTAGAAGGTAGCTTTACGGTATTTTTAACTTGTTTTGGTAAATAGGAGGTGATTTTATGTACGGTAAATTTAATATAAAAATAAAAAGTGGTAAAGCGACATTAGATAGAGATATATTTTTAAGCAAAAAAGATAAAGATATAGTGCTTTATTTTACTGTGGATGGTTTTCCTTATAAATTTTCCAATGGTGAAGGTATAGAAGGTGCTAGTTATTCTCAAATAACATTAGAAAAACCTAATAAAACTAAAGTAGTTCTTCCTAAAACAGCAGTGGATATTAACGAAATAATTTTAAAAGTTACAGAAGATATAGTTGATGAAGTTGTAGAAATAGGAGATTATAATTTTCAAATAAAATTATTCGGTAAGGACAATAGTGAAATCCATTTGCCTATAATTTATAATCAATTTCATGTAAATCCTATAATTGATTATTCGGAAGATACTTCAAGTGGAGTAAATCAAGGTGGTATAGGAAATTCTCATATAACTATAGGAGATTCTATAGAAATATTTGATGTAAATAAAAGATATAATAAAACCACATGGCATGATAAAGACACTATAACAGCACAAAAAATGAATAAAATAGAGGATGCTTTATATTATTCATTAGACAATTTAGTTGTAAATAAACTTCCTGTAAATGGAGAAATAAGTTTATCTTTAGATAAATATCAAAGTGTAACTACAGACAATGATTTAGTTATAAAACTTCCTAGTATAGACTTTCATAATGAATTTATACTATATATAAATACATTAGAAGTAATTTATGCAACATTTAGAAGTGTAGAAAAAGATTATGTTTATAGACTTGCTAGAGGTTATTATAAATGTAGATTAAGTTATATAGGTACATGGTTAGTTGAAATAATTATGGACAATAACAATATTGATTTTGATGGATTTGCTAGCGAAAAAGATATAAAAGATTTACAAGATAGTGTTAAAACTACTCTAGCAGATTTTAAAAATAATTGCGATAAAAAATATGCCGATATAAATCATACACATAATAATTACATTGAAAAAATAAATGAAACAAAAGGTTTATTAGTTAAAGAGATAGACGGTTATAAAGGTATGATTACTGAAGATGGCAATGAAACTAGAGCTATTCGTACAACTAAAGAAGGCTTAATACCTTACGAAAGAGGAATAAGTTCTAATTTAGGTTCAGAAGAATATAGATTTGATAAAGCTTATGTTAATAAAGCTGATATAAATGAAATTAATTCGGTAAAAAATGTAACAGACAGATTAGATGTTAACGGAGATATAAATGTTTCAGTTGAAGGAAAAATAGATTATAACGTTGACAATTCTCAATTTGAAATGAAGAAAAATGGAGAAATCAATAATAGTAGATTAGCATTAGGTTGTATTGAAATAAATGGAATCAGAATTTATACAGGTTCAGAATTTCCTTCAGATGCTAGGGTAAATGATATATTAATAAAAATAGAAGGAATTTCTAGTGGAGGAAGTACTACTCCAAGTACTAATAAATATGTTATTTCAAATAACTTAACTAATGTAATTACAAATAATAATATAACAAGTATAGAAGAAAACAAATCATATAGTGCAAAATTAACAGCTTATAGTGGATATACTATTAATTCTATAACAGTTACAATGGGTGGAACAAATATAACTTCTACTTCAGTGGCAAATAATACAATTAACATATCTAAAGTTACTGGTAATGTAATAATAACAGCAAGTGCTACATTGACAACTACTACAATCGTTCCTAATCCTGTATTTGAATTAAATGCATCTAATTTTACGAGTGGAGCAAATAAATGGGTGGATTTAGTAGGAGATAAATCAGCTACAATTAATGGAACTGTGCAAAAGGTTAATGGTAGAGTTAGATTTAATGGAGATAAATATTTCTTATGCAATGTTAGTTCGTTAAATTTAAATAGTTATACAGTGGTGGCTAAAATATTAGTTAATCCTACAAATGCAAGCGTAGTAGCTTCTGGTGATAACATTGTGACTTTAGGAGCAGGAACAGGAAATTGGACTGATAATATGGCTTGTAATATAATGCCTTCAAGCACAGTTTACCAAGCTATAATTAATGGTGATAATGTAACAGGTAAAGTTGCTACAGGAGAAATAATTTTAGTTATGAGATGTAACTCTACTAAGAAACAATTAACTTTAAATGTAGGTGATACTAAATACGAGGGAACTTATACAACAAGAGCTTCATCATTAAGATATTTATACAATGCTACAAATAGTTATTCTGATTATGAGTATATCAAAGTATATGATTCAGTTTTAACAGATTCACAAATTTCAAATATTAATTAGGAGGGATTTTATGAGTGGTATATACATCAATAAAAATGGTTCATTAAATAACATACTTATCTATAGAAAAACTTCTAATGGTATGGAAATTTGTCCTGTTTATAAAAAAACTTCTAATGGTATGGAAAGAATAGATTTAGGCAATGGCTCTTCTGGAGGTGGAGGTTCAACTCCATCTTCACCATATATTGTAAAAGGTTATGCTGATTGGAGTGGAAGTTATCGTGGCTCTAGTACAACTGGAACATTTACTGATAATTTCAATGACGATAGAAGAGATAGAATATATCAAGGTTATTATCCTAATTTTAATTATTTAGGAATAATATGTTTTAAAAGTTTATTTGAACAAGCTAGACAGCTAGGAACAATAACAAGCGTAAAATTAAAATTAACTAATTTACATTCGTATTATTATGCAGGATTAAACACTATAATAAGTGGAGCAACTAATATGAGCACTTACAGACCGACAAGTTTTTCAATGAGTAATGTTAATTCTACTCAATATTGTAGCAGTACTCATTTTAATAAAGGAGGAACTTTAACATTAACACTAAATAGCACAGCAATACAATCTATCCAAAATGGTACTATTGATGGTTTTAGACTATTAGCACCAACTGGATTCGCAGTTACAGATTATGGATATTTTAGTGGTACGGGTAGTACTCGACCATATATTGAAATAACTATAGCCTTATAATAAATAATTAATAAAGAAAGGTGGTGCTAATAATGGATTTATTGGAGGTGTTAAGTAATTATGGTGCAATGGGTGTTTTTGTAATATTAGTATGGATTTTAATACAACAAGTTTTAAACGAGGCTAATCAAAATAGAGACTTATATAAAACTTCAGTAGAAGAATTTCATAAAACTGTAAATGAATTCTCATTGACCATAAAAGGAATAAGTAATGAAGTAAGAGATACAAATGTTAAAATTGACGATTTAAAACATGATATGGATGATTTAAAATTGGATATTAGAGATATAAAACAACATGAAAGAGAAGGTGAAAAATAATGATTGATTTAGATTTATACATGAGTTTAATAAATGGTGGTGTGATGTTATTTTGTTTAGCAATTGGGTATATAATTAAAACTTCAATACCTAAAATACCAAATAAATATATACCTTTAATTATGGGAATTGTAGGTATGCTTGTTGCAATAGTTAATGCTCAAAGTTATGATTTTAATGTAATTTTAAGTGGTTTAATTACAGGATTAGCAAGTACAGGATTGTATGAAGCTTATAGAAATTTAATTAATAAAGACGAAAAATAATTATTACTAAAGAGTAGATGTTAATTTGTCTACTCTTTTTTTATTTTATAAAGGAGTTGATTGATAATGAAAACACAAAATGGATTCACATTATTAGAAACTGAAAAAGAATTCAAAGAATGGTTAGATAAACAACATCCAACTAGAAAAATAACCAGATTACAAGTTCACCATATGGGATTACCTGATTATTCGACTTGGAATAATACGGATAAAAGAGTGTATGGTAATAATAGAGAATTAGGGAGAACAAAATCTTTAGACTCTTATGGTAAAGTTACTTGGAATAGCCCAGATAGACATGGTCATTATATAGCACAACATTTCAATATATTTCCTAATGGCAATATAACAACTGGTAGAAACTTAAATAGTACACCTATAGGTATAGCAGGATGGAATACAAATGCAATATGTGTGGAAATATATGGTAATTTTGATAAAGGGCAAGATATAATGACAAAAGAACAAAAAAAAGCTGTTATATTTGTATATGCTTTACTAGCTAAAAAATTTAATATACCTATAAGTTCTACTTATATAAGACCTCATGCATGGTTTACTTCTGGTGGTACTTGTTTGTGGAATTATTATCCTGGTAAGAGTCGTAAGTCATGCCCTGGTACTAATTTTATGGGATTTGGAAATACTAAAAAAGCATTTGAAAATAATTTCTATCCATTATTAAAAGCATATAAATATGGAGAAGAAGTAAAAACTTCAAATGAAACTACAGTTGCCAATAAAACAATAGAAGATAAGAAAGCTTATAATGTTCAAGCAAGAGTAATCGGATGCACAACTTTAAATGTTAGAGCAACTAGACCAGATTCAAATGGCAATTTAGGTAAAGTTAAATTTGTATTAAAGAAAGGTGAAATTGTAACTATAGGATATTCATTGAATGGATGGGTATCTGTTTATACAAATACAGATTATGGGTTTGTCAATAAAAAATATTTAGAAATTATATAAATTTCCGAGTATTGCAGAAATAATGACGCTGTAAAATCGATTCTAAGGCGTTTGAAATTTCTTCATAAGGTATTTATACCTGTAAAATAAACATAAATAAAGGGATAGGTGTTTTAAATTAACATCTATCCCAACTTTTTTATTTTTTGGACTATTTCTTTCTTTTATGTCCTTTTTTCATTTCTTTTTCTTTCTTCCTTTATTCTTTCTTCGTGTTCAACTTTTAACTCTTCTCTCATATCTTTTAATACTGGAAATAAAATTTTATCAAATCTTGATTTTAATTTCATATCGTTTTTTATGTCTTCATATTGAATATCCATATAACGTTCAATATAATTTACTAAAAATGAATCGTATTTAAATTCGCATTGTTGTCTTAAATATTTATCACTTGACTCCCATAATATTGTATTTTTAAGTCCTCTTCCTAGTTCTTCTACATAAGCATCAAACTGTTTTAATTGTTTTTTATTCATTTTCATAATATATCCTCCCTAAAATAATAAATCAAAACTATTAAAAAATATTAATATAGCAAAGAAAATAATGGTTGCAATCATTATATGTTTGTATGGTTTTACTAATTTAAAAGATTCTTCTAAAACATAACTAAGTATAATTAATAATATAAAATTAATTAAAAGTTTCATTTCTTATCCCACCATTCAACTATAAGTGTACCTATAAACCAACTCACACAAGTAAAAATATACGTTGGTAAATCTACGGTATAACCTAAACAACTGAATATTATTCCAATCAAAAGCCCCATTAAAACTAGAGTTAACACAAGCATATCATACCTCCTAATCTATTAATTCTAATTCACTCTCTTTCCAAGCCACATTGTCATTTGTATCTAAACAATAATAATTTTCTGAAATGAATTTACTTGGTAAAAATTTATCAACTATTATTCCTATCTTTACATTGTAACATTCCATGATTTCATTTTCCAAATCTTTGTTATCTTTTAATATTTTATCCAATTCACTTTCAGTTATTATTAATTTAACCTTATCTCCTATTTTCATATCTATATCTCCTCTCTTAAAAATAGTTCTATACCTTCATAACAATTACTTTCTTTATGTGAAATACTTAGACATTTATTATCTGATTGGTATTTACATATATTACATAATTTATATTTGCCCAATACTTCGGCTAATTGTTCTAATGTTAATTCATGTAATATATCATATCTGTTCATTTTATCACGTCCTTTCTACACTTATATATTATCGGATAAGCAACTAAAATTACCTATCCGATAAAAATTTTATTAATTATTTTTTATTCAATCCCCGTACTTCCTATTCCGCCCATTCTCTCAATATCACAATCGTCATAATCTGTTGTTAAATATTTTTTAAATATCCCTTGTAATATTCTTTCTCCAGCTTTTATTTCTACTGTTTTATCTGTTAAATTTTTAAATTTAAATCCTATATTACCATCGTTATCTGGGTTGCTATAATAATCTGAATCTATTATTCCTACAGTATTAATCAACATCAATCCTTTTTTAAATCCTATACTACTTCTTGGTACTATTTCTAATACTTCGTCTTCTAACATATATGCTTTTAAATCAGTTTGAATTGCATCAGATATACCATTAGGAGGGATAATTATATCTATAGGAGTACATATATCATATCCTGCTGATTTTTTAGTTCCACGTTTAGGCAATTGTATATCTACGTCTGGATGTTTTCTAAATTCATCAGACACAATTTCAAATCCCCTTACTTTTTGTGAGACACTTTCCTCTATTTTTAATGTGCTTGTTGTATAATCGACACCTAATATTTTAATTTCTGATTCATTTACTAATTCTAACGCATCTCCATACCAAAAATAATTAACATCGTTTAACACATAACATTCGCCAAAGATAGCATTATAACGTATATCTATTATTTCAAATTCCTTCCCTGCATATTTTAACATTTCTGGTATTATATCATGGAAATTATATTCATTTAAATCTTCTCTTATTCTCACTTTATCACCAATCTTAAATTTACTCATTACATCTCTCCTTTCATATATGCTATACCTATACATATCGCATCAATAATATCATCATTCTTTTGAACTCCCTTTGGTATAAATTCAAAATCTATAATGTTATTATTAACTAAAAATCTATACGCCTTCTCTTTTTTATCTATACTTTTCCCACTATTAATTCCTATGATTTTTCTCCACTGTGCAGGATAATAGTACGATAATGATATGTTGAATTCATTAGCCGTCCTCAAAATAGCTCCTATTAACTTTCTTAATAACAGTATTGTTGATTGATTAACACCAGTAAATTGGTCTTCTACAATTATTTTATCTATATTATATTCAATTATTAGTTGCTTTATTTCATCACATATATGATTTATTCTTAAATCTTCGGTTTTAAAATCTTTCTTTTTAGTAACAATTTTACCATATATTATTAATTTTTCTTTATCAAATATAGCATATCCTGTACTAGCTATACTTGCGTCTAAAGATAATAAAATAATAATCACCTCCTTTCTTTAGATATATTTTAATCTGTAATTTCAACTATGTAATCATGTAATGATTGATATAATTCGTCTGGTATTTCTTTTTTAAAGTAATCTGCCACTTCCTTAATATTCTTTTCTTTATAATATTTATACACTTCAAACGCTTCTAGTTCTGTGTTATATCTCCCTAAATATTTATTTTTAGATTTTCCAGTTTTAGGGTTTATTAAATGACAATTAGCTTCATATACTTTATATCTTTTATGATAACTTGTACCTATACATGTTTCTCCTCTCTTACTATCTCTCTTGGTAAATAATACATTAATTGTATTTGGTACAAAAATGCAAGTTTCTGGTGAATATATCTTATTACCTTTAATTAATATATCTTTATCTAAACACATTGTTTCATCATCAACTTCATAATAGTTATCTTCATACCACTCAGTAAAGTTTTGAAAGTTATGCCATTTTTCACTAACTTTACAATTCTTATAAGTTGGGTGTTTTTTATGAAGTTTTTCATCATAACATCTTTCCATCATATGATTCCAAGTCTTATAAGCTCTGGTGACCTCATCGTTTTCTTTTACCTTATATTTTCCTTCACCAATATAACCTACTCCATAGACACTTCTATCATATGGACATTTGATATTGCCTTTTTTAAAATTACCATATTGTTTATGATTAGATGTCCAATTGTATTCGGGAAAATATACATCCATGTCCATAGCCTTTCTATATTCTACTATAACCATTTTACTACCAAAAGTATTTATATTTTCTTCCCCTTTTCTGTTTATTTTTCCTGGCATATAGTATCACCTTTTTCTTTTAATCTTCTACTTGTAACCCAAAGGAATAAGTAATTACTTAAATCCAGTAAACTATCTTCTAATGATTCAGAAACTTCAGCTTTTCCATTCTTCAATAATGTATTTATCCTACTCCATTTGTCAAAGCATCTTACTTGATAACTTACATCACCAAATTGTTTGAATGATTCATCTGTTGCATTTCCATAATCTTTATTTTTCTTTTCACATAAATTCATTGTTTCAGTTACTATCTTTTTATATTCTTCTATAAATGGATTAACTGGGTTATTAACAACTTCTTTATCACATTCCACTGTTTCAACTTCTATGTTTTCTTCAACTAATTTCAGTTTGGATTTATCAACTTCTATTTCTTCATTTAGATATTCTTTATAATAAAATTCGCAATCACCATTACAAACCCCACTGTCAACTGGGCATATATCACAATCTAACACTGTTTCATCTAATATTGCTTGCATGTTATCTTTGGCATTTAATATATAATCTATTCTTTTCATTTTCATTGTTTTTCCTTCCTCTATTAATTCTAATACATTTTCTGACCAATCCCAGACTTGTTCATCTATATCTAACTTTATCACACCTTTACCAAAAGTACTTATTACAGTTGTCTCTTTACCTGCAAACTCTTCCATATAACCACAATATCCAAATTCACATTCACTCAAATCTTCTTTTATTTTAACTTTATCTCCTACTTTTAAATTCATATTATATTTCATCTCCTTCTAAATCTTTCATTATAAATAAACTGTCATTATCATTATCTGAAATTATTACATATCTACCTTCATTATTTATATTTATATTAGATGATAATTTGATATATTTTCCTGTTTGTAATGCATTAATATATAATTCACCTGTCATACTATCAAAATCCAAACTAACCCTTTGTCCTACGATTTCTTGCAGATGTTCTATTTTTGAATCTATAAAAATCATTACCATAACATCATCTCCTTAAAATTTGTTATTTTTATTAATATTTTATTTAGAATGTATTTTACATTTTTATTATCACCGTTATCGAAAATCTATAAAAATCTATAAATTAAACTTAAATAAATCTTCATTCCTTTTTCATTCTATTCTATTTCAGAAAAATACCTACTCTAGTTATTAATAGTCCAAAGGCGTAAATTCGTGTTTAACGAAACACTACATGTTATAGAAATTCTTATAATAATGACTTTCCATAATTCATAAGATTAATACTTGCATTAAAATCTCTATCAATAGTTAAACCACATTTTTCACAATAATATGTTCTATCAGATAATTTTAAATCTTTCTTTATATTAAAACAATTACTACATATTTTGCTTGATGGGAAATATCTATCTACTTGTTCAAATCTGATACCATTCCATTCGCATTTATACTTCATCTGTCTAATAAATTCATATAACCCTATCTTTTGAACTTGTTTAGCAATTGATTTATTTTTCATCATATTTTTAATACATAAATCTTCCATAACTATCATACAAGGTTTGGTTTTCACTATTGTAGAAGTTGTTTGATGTATATAATTTAATCTTATATTATGTAATTTTCGATATAATCTATTTATTTTATTTTCAAGTTTAATTATATTATTAGATTTTTGATAACTCCTCCCTTCTTTATTTAATTCATATTTTTTACTTACTTTTCTTTGCAATCTTTTAAGTCGTTTTTCTAATTTCTTAATAGTTAAATCTTTGTTTATATTTTTAAATATCATTCCATTACTACATATTGCTAATTCTTTTATGCCTAAATCTATTCCTATTACTTCATTTGTTAATTTATGCATTTCACTATCTACACTTATACCTACAGTTAATATCCAACATCTACCATTATATGATACATGAGGATTACTAAATTTAATTATTTGAGTCAAATCTATATTATAGCTAGATTTATATTTTACCCTACCTATTTTTTCTAAATTAACAGTATTATTTTGGTAAAATTTAATTTTATCATATCTACTATAAAAGCTTAATTTAGACTTTCTTTTACTCTTAAATTTAGGTAAATTGGCTCTACCTTTATAAAAATTAGTATAAGCTTTATCTAGATTTCTAATTGATTCTTTTAACGTTGCACTAGATACTTCATTTAACCAAGTATTATCTTTTTTATATTGAGTAAGCATTTTACACAATTCATTACTAGAATATTTCATTTTATTTTCTTTATATAATTCATTGTTAATACCTAAAGCCCAATTATAAATATATCTTTGACAATTAATATGTTTGTAGAATAATATTTCTTGTTGTTTTGTAGGATATAATTTTATTTTTAATGATTTCATCTTACAATATTATCACCTCCTTTTCTTATATTAGTGTATTAACAAAACTGATATAAAAATTACCTATGTTTATTAATTATTTTTAATTTATATATTCAATAATATTACTTTATTTTCTTTTAAACTTTTTTGCACGTCTATAATTCTTTGATTACTACTACCTCTAAAAGACAATGTTGAATCCTTTAATTCTTCTATATATTCTCCGTCAACTAAAACATCTATTAATTTTAATATTTCATTGTTTTTTATACCCTCATATTTGAATCCAGTATATAACCAAATATCGTGTGTGGGATTTTTCTTTTTATACTTCTTTAAAAAAGGAATTAATTCTCGATAACTATAAATAGGGTCTCCCCCACTTATAGTTATTCCATTTAATAAAATATTTTCTTTGCATTTTTCTATAAATTCATCTTGTAAATCTTCTGTAAACTCATAACCATAATTAAAGTCCCATGTTTGTGGATTATGGCAGTTTTTACAAAAATGAAAACAGCCCGATACAAATATTGTATTTCTTAAACCTTCTCCATCAACAACTGAATCATACACTATTCCACTAATATTCATTAATATCACCAACAGAATGTTTAACTCTATCTTCTACTTCAGCTATTTTACCATTGTTAAATTTAGAATAATCAGTAGTTAAATAACCTGTGACACGTCTAAGTCTTTCAATTTTATTACTGCCACATTTTGGGCAGTTTTCTTTTATTTCTGAAGAATATCCACAATTCATACAAGTATCTATTGGAAAATTTAATGCAAAATAATAAACATCTTTACTCATTGCATAATCTATTATTTTTTCAACAGCAGTTATATTATTCATAAAAGATGATTCTAATTCAACATATAAAATATATCCACCAGTCGCTAATTTACTGAAAGGTGCTTCTAAATCTATTTTGTTTTTAATAGATATTTTTTCATACACAGGTATATGGTGTGAGTTAGTTATGTATTCTCTATCTGTAACACCTTTTATAATACCATATTTTTCAACTAATTTATTTCTTAATGTAAAACAACTACCCTCCGCTGGAGTAGCATAACAACTAAAATTTAGATGATTTCTTTCTACACACTCTTTTGCAAATGAATTGATTCTTTGTACTATTTTTAATGCAAAATTATAAACATTTTTATTATATGTATGAGTTTCACCAAACATAGCATACATACATTCTGCAATTCCTATATATCCTAAAGCTAATGTACCATGTTTCATTGATTCTTTCACATCTTCTTCATCTTTCAGCGTTCTTCCTAAGAGATTTTTCATTAATCCGTTGTGATGAGTGAAGAATCCACTTTTAGATTTTTGAGAACAAATCCATTCATATCTATCTAATAATGCTGTTTCAGACAATTTTAGATTTTCTTCTAATTCATCCATAAATCCGTCAATATCTGCAACATCTCTTTCACCTAAACAGATACCATGTCTAATTCCCATATCAACAAGATTCAATGTTACAGGTGTTATATTACCTCTACCAGATTTGTGCCAACCCATACCATTTATATCATATCCCAATCTCGTCCTACATCCCATAGTTGCTGATTGGGTATCTGGGTCATTTATATCACCTTCACCCTCTATTGTAACATTGCAAAAATTAGGATATATTCTTTTTGATAAAGATTCTAAAGCTAATAATTTTAAATCGTAGTTTGGAGTTCCTTCTTTATCATTTATTCCTTTTGCATATTTAAATATACTTATTGGGAATATTGATGTTTTATTAAATTTACCAATACCATTTATACTAGCTGTCAATAACGCCTTAGATACTAATCTTCCTTCTGGTGATGTGTCTGTCCCAAAATTTATACTTGTAAAAGGAACTTGACTTCCTGCTCTAGACTCAAGAGTATTAAGGTTATGGTATAAAGACTCTGCTCCTTGCATGGTTTTTTCTATAGTATGTCTTTCTGCAACTTTGTAATGTTTAGGATAAAATAATTTAAGCTTTTCATTTTCTAATTTTATAATGTCTCCGTTGGTATCTTCTATATTTTTCATTATTAATTCTGCGTGTTCTTTACTTATTCCATCTATATCCATTAAAGCATTTCTAAAACTTTTTCTAAAGGTTATAGCTACATAAGGAGATGCATCATAATCTATTTTATTACTAGCGATTCCACCATATTGACATTGAGAGGCACATTGAAATGTTACTGCTACTAATTGAAAAAATGTCATAATATCATTTGGTTTTCTTACATCACCATTTCTAGTTGTAAAACCACCTTTATTATTAAATAAATCTTCAAAATCTATAAATAAACAATTATGCATCCCACTTGCATAATTATCTAAATCGTGAGTGTATAATAAACCATCTCTATGTGCCTTTGCAACCTCTGGTCTCATTAAATTATTCAAAGCATATTCTTTTAAAAAATAAGAAGTTACCTTGGAATTTTTGCCACTAAATGAAGCCTCATCCACATTTGCGTTTGAATTTTCTATGTTTTTCATTGCCATAATTTCTGATATTTGTTTTTGAGATTCTTCATATAGTCTAGCTTGGTTCTCTCTAGTTCTTTTTCTTTTTTCTCTATAAAGTATATATGCTTTAGCTACTGTAGGATAATTTTTTTCTATTAAAGTTTCTTCAATAATATCTTGGATTTCTTCTATAGATATTTCATTTTTATCTGATATTTTATCTAACACCTTTTCGGTTATATCATAAGCTCTATCTGTATTTATATTTACTTCTAACATTGCTTTTTGAATAGCTACTATTATTTTGTTTTTATCAAATGCCACCATATTTCCATTTCTTTTTTTAACTATCATATAATCGCTCCTTTTTATTAATTATTTTTATAAAATTATTTCTAATACAAAGAATAAAATACTAATCAGTGAACAACAAATGCCTATGTAAAACCATTTATGTACTCTATCATTCACATTATCACCTCCTTCATATTACTATATTAACAAAACTTTTATAAAAATTACCTATGAATTTAATTATTTATTTTTTCACCTGTTCTATTCTCCATAATATCTCCTCCTTTAATATAAATTAATAATACCATAATCTATAAACATATTCTCTGGTTCTTTGTTAATTATTTTCTTTGCCTTATCTAAATCAATTTCTTTGAATTTATTATAATTCATATCAAATAACACACAACTATATTTTAAATGATATGTTAATTCCAAATATTTTTCATATGATATCACTCTAAATTGTAGATGTATATTAATATCTAAATTATCAAAATAAAATTTCAACACAACTAAATAAAAATCTTTACATTTTATTTTATCATACGATAACGATGTTTCAAATGTATTAATTGCAGTCAATAACTTATCTAACATAATATCCACATCTCTATCTGATACAATTAGAATTATATTAGTTAAGTCTATTAGATTAGAATATTCACTTTCTATATTAAATTTCCAACAATTTAACAAATCATGTATTGTATCTATCGTTTCTGTTTTATTCCTTTGTATTACATCCAATTTACATCACCCCTTATATTTAATATATTAACAATTAATGAGTAAAAATTACCTATGAATTTGAATTTTTATTATTGTCACTTTGAATTTATGAATGTAATGAATAAATGAAAAAGTGAAGAGGAAAGAGTTTAATCGGTTTTAAATTAAACTCTTGACGAATAGCTCCCTATATAATACTTTTTTATAAGAGATAACAATTTTTAACATTGAAATATTATAATTTTGTCGTATTATTTTAAATGTGTGTTTTTAATTTTGCCACGTTTTATCTTAATTATTGTTGTAACCAATTTTCTAATAATATTCTCATTCTTTTAGATGGTATATAAATATTAATTTCTTTTCCATCCCTTAACTGCGACCTAAACATCCATTGAATTAATTCTGATAATGCAAATGTATTTTCATCAACTTCAACATCTTTGCTTCTGAAGAATTTTAATATCATTGGATTATTGAATATATTTACTACATATGCTAAATTTTTCTTATGTCTATATTCATTGGTTGCTCTAGCATTGCAAGATACAAATCCTTTACTATAACCCTTGCCTTTGCATTGATTCTTAAAATCTTTGAAACAAGTAAACATATTATCTTGACCTTTTCCTTTGACTTTATGTCTAAAATAATTATACATATTATTTTTTAATACATCAAATCCATCTCCTTTATTCTCATCTTGTTTCATATACCAAGATTTACTCAATGCATATTTATCTTCACCTATTTTATTTAATTTTGAATCGTCACATATATTTATCAAGTCTTTTATATGAGATAAATCTTCATGTTTATTATAATCTACAATTTCATATTTGTTATTAATTTTATTCACTGATTTATATTCATACTCGACATTATTCATATCGTAGTAATACCTTTGTATTTGCCCTGTAAACATATAGGTTAATATGTAAGTATGTTTTAAAGCTTTCATGATAGAGACTGGGAAAGTCCATAACATAAAGCAATTATCATATATGTAACAATCTCCTTTTTCAATCGCATTTTTATACCTAAATAATATGCCTTTGTAATTTTTATCAATCCATGTTAATTTACCGTCTTCAGATACGTCGACTTTATCTCTTAATAAAATCTCTCGGTCACTTTTGGTTATTTTAATTTCTTCCACAACATTGAATACCTCGTCAAGTATTAAAGTGTAATTATACTCTTTCAGATATTTTAAAGTGCTTTCATCTATCATAGCAAATAGTGAATGCGTGGATACGATATTCTTACCTTGACTTAACAATTTGTTAAAGTCTTTTAATTTAGAACCTTCACCTCTGTCTGTTTTAGGTTCATAGAAAGCTCTATCTACACACCCATCTAACACTCTTTGTATTTCATCTAAATAAGGTGTGATATAAATAAATTTTTTATTTGTATTTGTATTCATATAATCGATTGCCCAGCTTGTTTTACCTGCTCCTGGTATACAATCAACTACTGTTACTCCACATTGATTTTCCATAACATCTACCTCCTTATATTAATATATTAACAATCGTTAGCCAAAAATTACCTATGAATAATAAAAATCACCACCCTTTTACAGATGGTGATAAAATTACAAATTACTATAAAACTCTTGTTTAAACACTCTTATCATCAATGCTCTTGATTGTTTAGTATTAATTGTGATGTAAGATTCTTTCCCTTCTTTAATTATGCAATCCCAAATACTATTAGATTTTGAAAAATCTATTTCTTCTAAAGCTTTTAACTCTTCTTTCCATTTGCCAGATTTTCGCTTCATATATAAGTCTTCAGCCAATGATATATAAGCATGGAACATAATATCTTCACATTCTAATGATTCTTTTCTGATTAATATACGTCCTTCTCCATCTTTCATGTGAGGGAATAAACAAAATAGTTCATTGAAAAATGAAGATAAAAACATATATATTTCCTTCTCTTCTGATTCATTTTTAATTGAGGGGAACGATTCATCTATTGCCATTTTTAGGGTATTAAAAGTTACTATGTGTTCCATATCATCTTTGCTTACGCTATTTTTTCTTACGTCAATCATGCCTTTAAGAACAGAATGTTCATTTAACCTTAATATGATTCGGTTGCTAGCTTTAGTGCTGTCAAAACTCTCGGCTAAAGATTTACTTATTTTTAATCCTTTAGACATTTGAGAAAACACAATCTTGGCTTCTTCATTAGATAAATGCGAAATAATAATAGGGAATAAAAGTGATTTCGCATTGTTAATTAATTTAGAGTCATTAAGAATTTGTGCTGACTTATATGCTTTGTAACAAGCCTTCACTCTATGCATACCATCTAATATAGATATACTTCCTTTGATAAATAATTCTTTTTTATTTTCATTATAATTTAATACTTCTCTATCTGTTTTTAATACATTAAAGCTTAATTGTGTTACACTAAGTTGTCCTTTAAGTATAAGATTACTCATTTCATTTATATTACTTTCTTTAACTATTGTCTTTTCTACTATTTTATTATTAATTTTTCTATATTTTATGCCTCTTTGAGTTTGAGAGTAATATGTTAATTGTTGTTTCTCCCAAAGTTCACCAATATTATAAGCGGATAGGTATGTCAAATATTTATCTTGTGCTATTTTTACAACATTCTTAAACGTTTTTAATACAATATATTCACTTTCATTTTCTTTATATATATTTTGTAAATCTAATATTTTCATATTATCACCTCATATAAATAATAACATACAAGGCGATAGATGTCAATACTATTTTTTATTTATTAATTATTTTCTAATCTGTTATTTCAACTTCATAATCATATAAAGCGTTATATAGGTTAATAGGTATTTGTTCTTTATAGTAATCAGCAATTTGTTTAATATAGTTTTCTTTAAATTGTTTGTAGGCTTCAAATGCCTTTTCTTGTGTGTCATAATAGCCTAAATGTTTTCTTTTTGATTCTCCAGTTACTGGATTAATCAAATTACAACTCACTCGATATTTGCCATTTACAAAACTTGCACCTATAACTGAATCTCCTCTAGCATTATCACATTTAGTAAACAAACTATTAATTGTTTGTGGTGCAAATATACAGGTCTCTGGACTATATATTTTATTTCCTTTAATAAGTATATCTTTATCCAACTCCATTCTTTCTCCTTCAACTTCATAATAATTGTCATGATACCATTTAGCAAAATTTTGGAAATTATGAAAATCCTCTGATATTTCACAACCGATATATGTAGGATATTTTTCATGATATTTTTCATCATAACACCTTTTTAACATACTGTGCCAAGTTATATACATTCTAGTAATTTTACCATTTTCTCTTGTCTTATATTCACCTTCTCCAATGTATCCTACTCCATAAACACTTCTTTCATAAGGGCATTTAATATTTCCTTTTTTAAAATTTTGATATTGTACTCCTTTAGCAATCCAATCATATTCTGTAAAATAAACATCTATATCGTTCCATTTTTTATAATCAACAATTATCATCTTGCTACCAAATGTGTTATGACCCACTTCACCAGTTCTGTCAATTTTACTCCCCATTACATCACTCCTTCTTTCTTTTATAATTTTTATAATACTCCTTCTTTATTTCTTGTTTTCTTTTTAAAATTCTAATTAAACTATATTCATATTGTTTCTTATCTATTTCACTTCCTATATAATAAATATTTTCACCCAATGTTGCTAAACATGTGCTACCTACACCACAAAAACAATCAAAGACAATTCCTCTTTTTTTCACATATTTATATAACAATTCTTTTACTAATTCAGTTGAAAATACTTTATGATTGAATGTTTTAATACCTTTGTCTCTAACTGGTGCATTAATTATATTAGATATATTACTATATGTTTTTTGCCCTGTTATTCTAAAACTTTTAACCTTTTTGTTAGTCTTGTAAGTTTTAAATTCGCTTTTTCTACAAAATAAATGTATTTGTGATACATTCTTTGTTGATTGATTACAACTCATATTATCTGGAAGAATGTCAGTTTTATTCCAATATATAATGTCACCTAACATAAATTCCGTATTTATTTCTATTTCATTTATTATTTGAAATACATAACTTGGTTTCTTTCTATCGTATGGGATTTCAATTAACACTGTTCCATTATCAATTAATATTTTATTAAAGTGTTGAAATAGATTTATGTAGTCCTCCTTAGATAAGTTAGGGAGGACTTTGAGTCAGTATAACATCTACTTTGAAATTTTCTTCAACCATTTGTTCCATTAAAGAAAAACAGTCTTCGTTATATATTACATTTTTTTCAATCATATCATTCTCCTTTTATATTAATCTCTCTTTTGGACTTCCACAATTCATTTTACCTTCTGGACAAGACCCATATTGACAAGGTGCTCCTATTTTACTAAATAACAATGGTGCTTCTTCTCTGCATATTTCTAACATTTTCTCTGCAAGTTCTCTAATTTCTTCTTGTGCTCTATTACAACATCTTTTACTAAAGAAATTATATAAACTTCTAACATTCATTGTAACTATTATTTTAGTTTCTGAAGCATTAGGTAAAACATATCTTGCATTTTCATTAGCCACTTTAGTTGAATTCATACCATAAGTAGGATAATCATTTTCTTCAACATATTGTTTTATATTTTTTTGCCATTTTAAGTACATAGCATGAATTGAGTGCATATCATCTTCGTATTCTTTGACATAATCTTCTCCCATTTCTTTAATTATGCTAGGAGTTATAAATTCAAATTTACCTTCTTCTTCCTTAACATATCTTTGAGATTGTTGACTATAAGATGCTATTCTATGTCTTACTAATTGATGAGTTAAAGCTCTACTAACACCTTCCACTGCAAATGAAAAACTACAATGTTCTAATGGAGACTCATGCCCCATATCTATTAATCTTTTTATAAAACCTTGTATTTTATCTTCTGTTAAACCTTCTTCTAATTCGTCTATACCTACAGGACTATAACATAATTTACCTGCCATAGCTATCACTTCTTCTACGTTTCCATATTTCCCAATTAATTTTACTTTCATCATATTATCATTCTCCTTTTTTATTAATTATTTTTATTCCATGCTATTTAACATTTCTTGCATAACTTTTATTGAATCCTCTAAGAATTTTTTATCTACCAAATCTACGTTTATATAATCTGGTACAGTAATTACGTCTCCTTTGAATATTTTCCTAACACGATTATGAAAATCTGAAAGTTCTTCGTCCGTAGCTATTGGTTCTCCGTCAATTGTTTTATATCTAAATAAAAGTATATCTCCTTCTTTTGGTTTTAATACGTTTATTTCGTATTCTAATTTATCCATAATAAATCCTCCTTTATTAATTATTTTTAATCATCTATTTCTACTTCATAATTATATAAAGTATCGTATAAGATTTGTGGAATCTGTTCTTTAAAATAGTCAGCAACTTTTTTAATGTTTTTCTCTTTATAATATTTATAAACCTCAAATGCTTTTTCTTGAGTTTCATATAAACCTAAATATTTATTTTTTGATTTACCAGTTTCTGGATTAAATATTTGACAATATACTATATATTTATTATTTTTACGAAGACTTGTACCTATAACTGAATTACCTCTATTTTTATCTTTTTTAACAAACAAGTTATTTATCGTTTGAGGTACAAAAATACAATTCTCTGGAGAATATATTTTATTGTGTTTAACAAGTATATCTTTATCTAAACACATCTTTTCTCCTTCTATTTCGTAATAATTATTATCAAACCATTTACCAAAGTCTTGGAAGTTATGAAATTCTTCACTAACTTTACAATCTTTATAAGTAGGATGTTTTTCTTGACATTTTTCATCATAACATCTTTGTAACATACCACTCCATGTTTTATAAACTCTAGTTTTTTTACCATTTTCACTAACTTTATATTCACCTTCTCCGATATATCCAATACCACATATACTAGGTTCATAAGGACATTTAACATTGCCTTTTTTGAAATTACCATATTGCACATTTCTAACTATCCAATCATACTCTGGGAAATAAACATCTATATCTATGGCTTTTCTACAACCCGTTATCACTATTTCACTTCCAAAATTATTGATATTTCTCTCTCCTGTCCTATCTACAACTTTTGCCATTATTATCACCTCCATATATTTTTAATAACATTTATTCTACCTCGCTTTCAAAATCTTTTAATACTTCTAACATTGCTTTATTTCCATTTTTGTCTTTAAATATATTAAATATAAAAAACGTACTGTTTTCAATTAAAGTAAATAAGTTATAGATAGGTAATATAGAATTTATTATTATTTTTTTTCGTTTAATATGTCTGTCATATATTATTATTCCTAATTGATGTGCTAACAGCACATCAACAAATTCTGTATTTTTATTTAAATCATTTTTTAGTTTTAATCCTAATATTATATTTAAAATACTTATTACTCCATATATTTTTAATAACATTTATTCCACCTCACTTTCATAAACATTTATTACTCGGAATATTGGCAATACAGATGATATTTCGTCATATTTTTTTTCATATATTGTACCTTCTGCTATTTCGCATAGAAAAATTGTTTTTAATTTATTTGTAACACCCATATCGTCTATTGTTGTTTCTACTATAGATATATTATACAAATTATTACTATTAACAATAACACTTAATAAAAATTTTCTTATTTCATTTGTAAATACTTCATTATCTATATATAATAATACGTCTTTTCCTTTTTTATAAATTTTATAACCATTTATAGTCCTTAAATATAAGTCGTTTATTTTTATATGGTCTATATTTTTAATACAATACATATTATTCTCCTCCTTATTTGTTATTTTTATTAATATTTTACATTTTTATCACCTCCTTATATTACTATATTAACATTTATAACTTGAAAATTACCTATGAATTAATAAATTTTATAACTTTCTACTATAAGTTCTTTCTCTTCAGTTTGAATCCATTTATCATCTACCTTTTTCTTTTTATGTTTCCATTGTGCATCTTTTATGCCAATTATATCACCTAGTTTAAGAGGGTTTAATTTAAAATGCTTTTTATATATCTTAATAGTAGTTGATTTACCTTTAGAAAGTGAATAAAGGGTTATTTTAGGTGCATATTTGGTATCAATGTCAACTACAAGATATTTGTTACCAAATGATTTATCTTTAATATCACAGCTACCAGTAAATTCAAAATAGTCTTGTATAAGTTGTGCTGTGTTATTTTCTTTATTTTTTACTTTAGATTCCATATATTTAAGCATAGGTAATGTATTATTGAATTTAAACATTTTATCTGACTCTTTTATAGCAAATTTAGTAAATATTTTATTTAAATTAGGATATTTATCTTTAGATATTTGTTTTTTACCATAAAAAGTTTGATATAATTCATATACTTTTAATAATTTAGGTATTGTTGAAAATTCAGAGAAAAAGTCAAGCCTAATTAATATATTTATATTTTTACTATTTATTTTATTTCCTATGTCTATTAATAAATCTATGAAGGAATTATATTTATTATCTTTAAGATTATATAAAATTTCACCTGCATCTTTTGATATAAATTTAATTGAGGAAATGCCTTTATAAATAGAGTTAGTTTCTTTATCCATAAAATATTCACCTTTAGAATAACGGAATTTAGGATTTTTTAATTTAATGTTAAAATGTTTCATTTCTTCTGTTAGTCTAGTTGTTCTTTCTTCGTCACCAGTATAGTTATTCATAGCAACAGTATAATATTCTAATGGATAATGAGATTTTAAATAAGCTCCATATAAACTATCATAAGCATAAGATAGTGAATGACTAGCATTAAAAGCGTACTTACTGGAGTCATTTACTACTTTCCACGTTTCTTCAAATCCTTCTTCTTTGCCAACAACATTTAACCAACCTTTTTTTAATTTCTCTTTCAATTCAATTAATTCTTTTTCTTTAAATTTCTTTTTCGCTATCTTCTTAATTATCGTATAACTTTCTGATTCTGGAATATCTAACCATATTAAATATTTCATGATTGACTCTTGATATAACATAAAATGATAACTTTCAGATAATAATTCATCCAATTCTTTTACATTTGTCGTATATTCTTTCCTATCTATAAATGTATCTAATAAAGATGCAAAGCCAGGTCTTATAGAAGCTACGAAACCACTCATTTCAGCCACACTTTTAGGTTTATATTTTTTAATTAAATCCGTAGCAAACTTGGAGTCTGCTTGGTTGATAGTCGAAGTTAATCCTTTCTCATAAATATCCCATGTCTTATCATCTAAAAGATTATTAATTTCGGTTATTGATGGTATATCTATATTAGCCAATTTACAAGTTTTCCTTATTATATCCCAAACGTTAACGGTTAGATACGAGATACCGTTGGTTTCCCAATACTTTAACACTCATTTAAGAGTCGGACTAGACTATTCCTTTATCCTTAGCTTTACCTATTAGGATACACCTATTATAGTCTTTGAAGGTTAATGTTTGAATAGTTATAGTATTTCCTTTTTAAATGTTTCATATTTTCTGTTTAAATAAATATGTGCGTCTTCATATAATTTGTAATATATTTCTTTTATTTTATTTAAATTTCTTGTTTTACAGGTGTAAGTAACTTCTCCTTCTTTAATTATTTTATTATTAAAATTTAAAAAATCTTGAATAAATTCACAAACTTCTTTAAGTCCCGTATATCCAAAATGATATTGAGGTTTATTTAGATATTCATATCTATAAACTTTAATAGACCCATCACCATCAAACATACCTCTTACAAAATGATGCAACAAATTATTGGGTACATAGGATAATATTTTATTAAAATCTACTTCATAACTTTTCCTATTGTTAAAACCTATTTTTCTTAAATCCTCACATATTTGTTTACAACGTATATTTATATATGGGTTATTATATTTATCGTATTTTATAGGGTGTTCACTCTTTAAAGATTTTTTAAATTTTTCAATTATATCTAAATCTTTCATACATAACATTAAAACTCCATCTTTAGATACATGACCATCGGCAAATAATAATCCTAACCAATACGCTTTTTCTTCATTATCTATATTTGAGAAAAAATTATTATCAACTTTATATTTGGCATTACTTCTTTTTCTAGTTTTAATGTTCCATCTCTTTAATTGTCTTGAAATAGTAGTTCCATTACATCCATATATTTTACTTATCTCATTGGCAGACAGTTCTTTATTAATATATAAATTTAACACCTGTTCTTTTTCATTATCCCAAAAATCAAAACCTGCATTACTTTTATGCAAAAAACTCAACTCCTATTTCTAAATTACTATTCAAACATTATTTCCCTGCTCGTTACCCATTAATCGACCCTTAGCACCTTACGGCTTTTATTTCAGCATAGGCAATCCTAATATTTTTTTCTGCTTTCGCAACATTCACGTTTAGACTCACATCTTACGTTGTAGTATATTAGGCTTTAGGGATTTCAAGCAGTTTAAGGTGTCATACTCCACATAGTTTCCTATATGGACGACTATTCATTAATCATTTTTTAAATATTTATATTTATCGCAATTATAGCCGTCTAAATTAGCACATATTCCATCTTTAGTTTTTATAAGTCCTATTTCTTCATCAACTGGTTTTGTATAAAGTAACATTGAACAAGGTGAAGGGGAAATACTTTCAATCACTCCTACAAAATGTTTTGATTCTTCTATTATATTTTTCCAGTTAATATCATCAATATAATCGTCTAAATTCTTAGCTACTTCGTCATATTCAGACACTTTCATATCTAAAGATTTACAATATAATCTAAATGCAGATGCTCTTTGTAAAGGTTTAAAACTAAGCATCCATGCACAATTTTCAGCTCCTAATAAATCTTCTGTAGCTTTAATAAATGGTTCTGGATTACAACAGTTTAAATCTATATCTGGTAAGGATTTTGCTTGTAATATACGTTCTATAGACATGAATCTGGTAGGGAATAATGGCACAGGTGCTTTTAGTCTGTCTATTTCCGTTAATCCTAAAAACTTAGTTATGATAAATGAAGGTGCTGACCCTCTTCCAGTTTTAGTTAATAGTCCGTTATAGTCTTTCATACCTTTTTTAACAATATGATAATCAAGAATAAAATAATCTTCCATATGAGTTTTTTCTATTATATTTAATTCGTATTTTACAGCATTTATATATTCTTGTCTTTCTTCTTTTGGTATTTTTTTTAATTCATTATTTAATATTCGTTTTAATTCCTTATTTGGATTGTTAGATATAGAAGGTAATTTAATATCATCGTCTAATTCTATTCCTTCAAAGTTATCAAATATTAATGTATTATCTAAAGCTTGTTTGATTTGTTTATCTGATAAAATACCTTGTACCTTATATCTTTCTACTATTGTTTCATAATCTGGATAATCTAATATAAAATTGCTTTCTTCCTCATATACAATACCCTTTGCCCTTAAAAATAAGTCTCGATATTTTGAATCTTCGGGTTTAATATAATGTGAGTCATTTGCATGAATTATCTCTATATTATATTTTTTAGCATAATTAAGAAGTCTTTTATTATATTCTTTTTGAATATTAGTGTTATGATTTTGCACTTCTAAATAAAAGTTATTGCCAAAATAATTTTTCATTTTAATTATCCAGTCTTCAGCACCCTCAATATCTCTTAATCTTGAAGCAACACAAGCCGTTGTAATTATTACGTCATTAGGATTTAAACTAAATAATAATTCATCATCTATTCTGGGTTTATAGTAAAATCCACTTATATTTGCTTCTGACATTATTTTGTTAATTTGTTTATATCCATTTTTATTTTTAGCTATTATTACTAAATGATAATTAGATTTGTCTTTTTCTAATCTATTAGACACATAATATGCCTCTACACCTGCTATAAGTTTTATATTATTTTCTTTACACATTGTGTAATATTCGTGTATATTTCCTTGATATCCATGATTAGTGCTGAAGAATATCGCTTTATCACCATCTAATTCCTTAGCCCTCTGGATATATTCCATTGGGCTACAAACAACATCAAGTTGTCTTACATTTGTGTAATAATCATGTTTATGGTAATTATTATATCTGTATTCCATTTATTACCACCTCCTATATTAGTGTATTAACATTAGCACACAGAAAATTACCTATAGTTTATTAATTATTTTCTTTTATTGTATTTATTTTTATATTTTTGATATTCAACACAATGTTCTGCTGTCGAGCAAAGATTTTTACAGAAGAAACTAAAATTAGTTTTATTTACACTCCATAAATCCTCCTCTTTAGCTTTATTAATATCTTCCATGCTTTTATTTACAAATTCTTTAAATAAATCTATGTTTTCTTGATTAAATGGTATCTCAATAAAATATCTTTCGTATTCTTTCTCTTTTCCTGGTGGAATATCTTTTCTTTCTTTAACCTTACCTGTCTCTTTATGCTTTCCATACTTGAGCATATCAAAGGCACATTTAACTATTTTATAATCTGGATATAACTTTTGTAATGCTAATGAATATAAAATCAATTGATAACATTTTTTAATTAGATTTTTATTTGTAAATCCACTCTTGCTTGATGTTTTATAATCAATCACTTCAATCTCTTTTTTGTTGTGGTCAATCAATGTTAAATCGATGAATCCACGAATAACAATTCCTTCAATCTCAACTTCAAATTCCTTTTCTATTAATACTTCTCTACCATTTATAGGTATTGGTTTAAAATTTCTGAAATAAGCCGTTACATCTGTTATATAATTTTTCTTAGCATTAATTGTTGGAAAATTAGCTTCACCACAGAATTCATATATATCCATTTTTGATTCCCATTCTTCAACGGCTTGTTCATTTGTCATTTCTCCTATTTCTAGGGCTTGTACCAGTTCGTGAGCATCACCACCTGCACTCCCATAAATATTTTGACTTCTTTCAACGTGTTCTATATAAGTTAGATAATAGTTCTTAGGACAGTTGCCATAACAACTTAATTTTGAATATGAGTATTTTTCTTTTTTATTTTCTTTCATAAAATCACTCCTTATTAATTATTTTTAATCATCTATCTCTACTTCATAATTATATAGTGCATCATATAATTTGTCTGGTATCTGTTCTTTATAATAGTCAGCTACCATTTTTATATTCTTTTCTTTGTAATACTTGTATATTTTAAATGCTTTTTCTTGAGTATCATAATAACCTAAATATTCATTTTTTGATTTACTTGTTTTCGGATTAATCATTTGACATCTTACCATATATTTACCTTTAAAAGGACTTGTACCTATAACTGATTCACCTCTGTTTTTATCATTTTTAACAAATAAATTATTAATGGTCTGTGGTACGTAGATGCAGGTATCTGGAGAATATATTTTATTATGTTTATAAAGTATGTCTTTGTCTAAGCACATTTTTTCATCTTTAACTCTATAATAATTCTCCTTGTCCCATTCTCCAAAATTTTGAAAGTTATGAAAATCTTTGCTTACTTCACAATCAATATATGTCGGTTGTTTTTTATGGCGTTTTTCATCATAACATCTTTGAAGCATACTATTCCATATTTGATAAACTCTAGTAAGGTTGCCATTTTCTTTGCATTTATATTTCCCTTCTCCCAAATAACCCACTCCATAAATATTTCTGTCATATGGACATTTAATTTCACCTTTTTTGAAATCACCATATTGTTTATTTTTAGCCATCCAATTATACTCTGGAAAATAAATATCAATATCTTTATTAGTTTTATATCTAATAATAATCATCTCGCTACCAAAATTATTATAACCTACTTCCCCTGTCCTATCAATTTTACCACTCATAACATCACTCCTTTATTAATTATTCTACAAAAGTTCCATTGTGTTTTATATATAAACTCTCCTATTCGTATTTACTTTCTAAATATTGTATTAATTTGTCAATTCTGCTTATTGCTCCTTTCTGTTTTTCTATTGATTGTTTTTTAACATCAATGTTATTTATAATACCATCTATACGATATAATTCTTCGATTACTTTTTTATAATCAACTTTTTTAGGGTCTATATCTTTATATGCTTTATTATATTTCCTAATTATTACATCTCTTATTCTATCATAATCCTTTTTATATCTTTCTTTTAAATCTTCTAATGTACCATATATACATTTGTTTGGAAGGTTAAATCTATCATCAAATACATATCCTCCAAAAGCTGTAACATATCTTATACATGAATGAGTAGAATTCCCCCAGACTTTCTTATCTTTCGTATGTCCATAATCACAGTTTGGAATGTACTCAAATTTTAATTCTTTAAAACAATTTTCAACTATATCTATCCAAGCATCATGTCGATTATAAGTATACAAATCATATGAACTATTTCCATTTAAGAAACAATTCTTTATAAATTTATTCCCTGTATCATATTGATACGTTTTCATTTCTACCTTGAGTGGTTCACTAAATGTCTGTATGATTTTATATATTGGTTTATATAAACTTTTAAATTTCTTATAAGCATACTCATCTTCTAACGTTGTGAATATTCGCTCGTCCACGTCATAGTCATAATATGATTTTTCTAATAATTGATTGATTTTAGAATTATATTCTTCATTTGTTATCTTTTCTTTTGTGTCAACATGTAAATAATAGTCTACAATTTTAGTTTCTTCTATTTCTCTTATGTCTTTTTCATTTTTTACTTTTACTTCAATTTTAGTGCAAGTGTTATTATTAACAACTTCCCCATCTATTAAATATCTACCTATTGGTAATAATACAAATTTAATATTTTTATCTTCAAAATTAATTCCTTTCATAATTATTCCTCCTTTATTTACATATTTAAATATGTCAACACACCACCAAGTATAATTAATAATATAGCTGTGCTATTAAATCCAAAACATCCTAAAACAACAGCTAATATCCATAAAATCATACCTAATAATATTAATTTGTATTGATTATTTAAATTTTTCATAATATCACTCCTCCTATTTATTAATTATTTTTACCTCCCAAAATACATTCATTGCAAAGTTTTTCAAATACTTCTTTTCCTAAATCTATTGGTGAAGCTTTTGACCCTTTAGGCAGATATTTATTTTCTTTATCTAATATGAAACCTATTCTAATATTATCCTTCATAAAAAGACAATCTTTTATCGTCTTTATATCTTTTTTTATTATTTCTGTATCCAATCCTTCATCAAGTGCTATAATGATTTTGTTCACATTTAATTTCAATAATTGTTCTACTTGTGTCTTGGATATACTGTTTCCTCCTAATGCCACAAAGGATTTATAACCTAGACTATCTCCTAACATAACTGATTTCTCTGATTCAAATACATATACTTCTTTACTCTCTTTAACATATTCCTTATTCTGATACAATCCATAAAGGTTTTTGTGCTTTTCAAAAGCTATTATAGGAAGATATTTATAATTTGTTGGTTCGTCACTATCTATACGACCCATAATTCCCACGAGTTTTCCATGTTCATTATAATGAGGTATTGTAATACGATTTGATTCTTCATCAAACCCTATATTAAATTTAACTTGACTCGAAGGTAAAATTCCATCATCTGCGAAACGTTTAAACCATTTATATCCATTATTATATTTATCTAAAACACTTTCATCATAAGTCACTTCCTTTTCTTCATCTTCATAAGGTACATATAAGCTATCGAAGAAACCATCGAATAAACTTTTTTCCTCTGATTGATAGTTACCTTCTATTTTCTTACCCAACATAGTTGTAATTGTTTTTAATACTTCTCCATAGGTTAAACCTGTATGAGTAGCTATTAAAGAGAATAAATCCCCATTATAAGACGTTGTAAAATCTGTAGCTGATAAATTATCATTTAATTTGATTCTACAGCCACTAGGGTTATCTCCTCCTACTTTTGCACATCTAATTTCTTTATCTGTTATATTAATACTATGATAATTGTAATAACTTAATATTTTTTCAATTTGTTCTGGATTATTTTTTAAATACTCTTTCATATAGGTTTGTCACCTACTTTTTACCAAATTTATTATTTTGTTGATTGATATTGTTTATATTCATTCTGACGGGATGGCAAAAACATACTTCACTAATCTTTGTGCTATATGTATTCATATGTAATATGAAAGCTGTATTACTATCACTTGATACAGTTGCACTTCTTGATTTTCCGAGGAAGAGTACACGGTAGTTTGAATCTGGACTCAACTCAACCTCTTCTTCGACCCATCTATCGCCTTTCTTTACTCTTTTAAAAGGTTTACAATATGCTTTAGAATCCTTATCCAACTCTTCCTTATATAAAGTTCTCATTAAAAAAATTTCACTGGCCACTTCCCCAATTTGTTTCGAGTTCGCCATCATACCAATGTCTAAGAATAATGACCCATTATTAGACATTGCTAATTGATAAGTCATTACAGCACATATATCATAAATCTTTGTCAATTCATGGATTTCACGAGATTGTTTTACTAAAGCTTTCCAGTCATCATCTGTACCGTTACTCATCTTAAATGTATCAAATAGAAACACATCTAAACCTTTACTACTTAATGAATATTTCCTAATTATTTTTTTCATACTACCCATATTCATTGTATTAGTACTTACAATTATTAAATTGTCTGCTATTTTTTCATTATATATATTTCTTGCCTCCCTAAGTGCTAGTTTATCTTCGTCAGTTAATCCACCAGATTTAATTTTCTTTTGATTTATTTTTTTATATCCTACTTCATTATTTACCAAATAAGTTAGGAATTTAATCTTGAAAGCACTTATGTCTTCCTCGTTTGTCATCAACAACGTTCTATACCCATTGGATGCTAAAGATAAGGCTAGATTAGATAATAATGTACTTTTCCCAATATTTATAGAACTGGCGATAAAATTCAATGTTCTCTTTCTTAGCCCTAGTATTTCTTTACTTATAGTTGGTAAAAACTTAGAAGATAAGACATTTTCAAATAAAAATCCAACCTCATTACCATTTTCAAGATTTTCAATAAAGTCCATGCTTATTTCACCAACGTGTTCCTTTACATCCGAATTAATACTAATTGGCAGATAAGAAGTGTCTCTACTTTCTTTAAAATTTAATAATTCATCTGTTGTCATTTTTTCAGCTAATTCTATCCATGATATTTGAGTTTCACCTTTTTTAGTTGTTATAGTTATCTCTTTTGTTAAATCCAACCCATCTTCCCAAAATGATATTAACATATTATGTTTAAGCAACGAATCAATGTATGAATTGGCATTTTCTAATTCTGTTGTTCTCATTAATATTTCTACCATTTTAAAACCACCTAAGTCAGTATACTCTTTAACTAGAGAAGGTTCACATTGAAGTTTAATATCCAAATCTGTCGCCTTTAATACATTATTATCTGAAAGCGTTTTAACGATTCTATATAATACCATTCCTTCATGTGTTATAAATATATCGTCTAAGTTATATTCTTTAACACTCATTATGTCTTGGAATAAAACTCCCAAAACAGTTCCTTCAATGCTTTTTCTATTTTTTTGTAGATAGTCTGGCAATTCTTCATATAATATTTTCATATTTATCACCCCTTTATTAATTATTTTCAATCTGTACTTTTTCTATATTCAATAATTACCATCCCCACTTTCAATTACTCTTTTTTTATGTTCCTCATTATAATACATTTTCTATCACTCCTCTCTTATATTACCGTATTAACATTAATTCACCAAAAATTACCTATGATTGATAAAAATTTTGACCTTTTATACGCCATTCTAAGCCCTTTTAATTTATTCATTGATAATTTATACCTACAAATATAGCTCAAGTCGATTTAACTTGAGCTATTTATTAATTATTATTAATCTGTTATTTCTACCTTATAATTGTATAATACATCAGATAATTTTCTTGGTATTAAATTTTTATAATAATCTGCAACCTCTTTAATATATTGTTCTTTAAATTGCTTATATGTTTCGAATGCATCTTCTGGTGTATTATAATATCCTAAATGTTTTGATTTATTTTTATTTTCTTTAAAATCATAAATACTACATCTTGCTCTAAATTTTCCATTAATTTTATTATAATCAACCCCTATAGGATAATCCCCTCTCATTTTATTGCCTTTTACAAATAAGACATTTATATTATTAGGTACAAAAACACAAGTATTTGGTGAATAAATTTTATTTCCTTTATACAATATATCCTTGTCTAAACACATCTTTTGACCTTCAATTTCATAATAATTATCTACAAACCAATCACCAAAATTTGTATAATTATGCCACTCTTCACAAACTTTACAATTCTTATATGTAGGATATTTTTCATGATATTTTTCATCATAACACCTTAATAACATATTGTGCCATGTTTCATAACAATTAGTTGTTTTCCCATTTTCTTTTGTTCTATATTTTCCTTCACCTAAATAGCCAACTCCAAATGTTCTTCTTTCATACGGACATTTAATATTGCCATTTTTAAATTTATCATATTGAATATTTTTAGCAGTTCAGTCATACTCTGGGAAATATATATCCATGTCTCTGTTTGTTCTATATTCTACTATAATCATTTTGCTTCCAAAAGTGTTATAATTTATCTCTCCTGTTCTATCAATTTTACTCCCCATGATTATTAATCCCCCTTTTTATATAAATTATCATATCATAACCAAATTATTTATCAATAGATTTTATTAATTATTTTTAAACTCTTTTATTAATTTTTTCATATAATTAAATAAGGAGTTTGGGTCTTTTCTTTGTTTCTCTACTTCATTCCAATCCATTTTAGTACGGGAATGAAAATCTCCACAACCACCACAGTGTACATGACCATTAGGAACACCCATTGCGATTTCATCACCATAGTATATGCATATGTCGTTGTTCTTAAACGTGAACATTAAGTCCAGTAATTTCTTAATTTTATCTTGATTGAAAGTACAATCAACGGCTATTCTACTCATATCATGATTATCCAAGAAGATAACTGCATTATCTACATTGTTTACAACTTTAAACTCACCATTATGCAATACTTTATTTTTCATCCAACCAGCTTGTTCAAAATTGAATGTTTTCATTCCACTCTCTATAGCATATTTATTACTTATATCAAATGTTTCCCAGCATTCACCGATTAGGTAAGTATCTGGTTTTATTTTGTAAACTTCCTCACAAAACCATTTCCAGAAATTGATTGGGTCGCCACTTGCATATTTAATGGCATCAAGTCTAAATCCATCTACTTTATGTTCTATTAGCCAAAACTTTACCACTTCTTTTATCATATCTCTTACTGTTTCAGATTGATTGTTTAACTGTGGCATTGTATAATACCATTTTGCTTGATAATATTGACCATTATCATTACAAATTTTCCAGGTATCATCTAATTTTTTATCACTCCAAAAGTAACAATCATTTTTACCTTGAATAGAATCTTTAAATAATTTATGTTCTGAACTCGTATGACACAAAACTAAATCCAAAAGAATTTCTAACCCATTTTCATGAGCTTTCTTAATGAAATTATCAAAATCTTCAAGAGTTCCGTACTCTTTTTTGATATTAAAATAATCAGTAGTGTCATAACCATGTTCTGTTGGACTAGGGAAGATAGGAGTCAGCCATAAGGTTGTTACTCCTAATTCCTTGAAATAATGTATTTTATTTGTTAAATCTTGGAGGTCTTTACAAAATGCTGGAAAATATATTTCATAGATTATTCTTCTTTTTTTATTCTGCACAATAATCACCTCTTATATTATTATTTAAATCCAATAGTTGATTTTTTTACTTTTTTATCTCTAACCATTCTTTCTATTGTATGTAATAAACAACCTTGATTAACTTTACATAAACCTTTATCTACAGCATATATACCACTATGATTACAAACTGTATGAATAAATGCTCCAGTTTTACCTTCTGTTATTTTAGCCAATAATTCATAATTTATATCCTTTTCATGTTTAAGTTTACCAACGTATAATTTAAATAATTCAACTCTTAATTCATAAGAAGGCAAAGGAATAGTTATAACCTTATCGAATCTCCCTTCTCTAATTAATGCTGGGTCTAATTGTTCTACTAAATTTGTTGCTCCTATAACTATAATCTTATTATCACTTGCTTCATTCATACAAGATAATAGTTTGTTCATTGCACTTCTATATTCCTTGTTATCGTCACCTTCACGATTTACACCTATAGCGTCAATTTCATCTATAAAAAGAATTCCTCCACCTTTATTTTTTAAGTCATCAAATATTTTTTGCACCTTTTTACTTGACTCCCCTACGTATTTTTCGGCAAAATCTGAAGCTACTATTGATTTAAAATTCATATTAGATTCACTGGCTATTGATTTAGCAAGTAATGTTTTCCCAGTTCCAGGAGACCCTTCTAGTAATATACCACTTGGTAATTCACATCCAATTTCTTTATATTTTTCCATATTTTTTACAAAGTTTATTGTACTAAGCACGTCCTCTTTTATTTCTTTGTCAAGTATAACATCGTCTAATTTACATTCTTTTGTTTCTTTTTTACTTATGTTATTCACCTTCCATCTATCATAAGCTTTTTCATAATTTTCAATAATAGGTATACTCATTGATTCTCCGTATTTAAATTTTAATATTTGTTTACATAATAATATTGCTATTCTTGTTAAGGTATCTTTATTAGTGGCTTCTAATTCTTCATAATCTACGAATTGATAAGCACTAAAATCACTAATTAAGATACATTCTTCAATGTCTGGTTTTAGTTTTGTAGAAGTTAGAAGGTTTAATTTTTCAAAAGCAAATAATAAACATTCAAAATCTACCGTTAATTGATATAAATCCTCGTTTGCAAGAAAATATCTTTTTCTATTTTTTTCATCCATAATATCAACTCCTATTTTGTTATTAATTATTTTTAATCTGTTATTTCGACTTCGTAGTTGTATAACGCATTATATAATCTTTCTGGGACTAAACCTTTATAATAATCAGCAACTTCCTCAATATTCTTTTCCTTATAATATTTATACACTTCAAATGCTTTCTCTTGAGTAGTATAATAACCTAAATATTCGTGTTTTGATTTACCTGTTTTTAGATTAATAATGCTACATTGTGCTACATATTTCCCTTGAAAAGGATATGTCCCAATAACTGATTCACCTCTATCATTATCTCTTTTAACAAATAATTTATTTATAGCTTGTGGTACGAATACACACGTCTTAGGACTATAAACTTTATTATGTTTATATAAGATATCCTTGTCAAGACACATTGTTTCTCCTTCAATCTCATAATAGTTATTATAATACCATTCAGCAAAGTTTTGAAAATTATGCCATTCTTTAGTAACACTGCAATTTTTATAAGTTGAATATTTTTCTTGATATTTTTCATCATAACATCTTTTTAACATATCCTTCCAAGTAGCATATACCTTAGTGGCTCTTCTGTTTTCATAAGGATTATATTTACCTTCTCCTAAATAACCTACACCATAAATACTTCTTTCATAAGGGCATTTAATTTTGCCATTTTTAAAATTTCCATATTGCACTCCTTTAGCAACCCAGTCATATTGAGGAAAATAAACATCTATGTCTGAATATTTTCTATAATCTACAATTATAATTTCACTCCCAAAATTGTTTAATTTTTTCTCCCCTATTCTATTCATTATTAATTTCTCCATTCAGTATTTGTTCTAAGCTTCTACGCTCTCTTTTCTTTACATTAACTACTATATCGAAATCCTCATCTACAAAATTTGGTTCTACTTCTTTAACTTCTTCTGTTTTTTCTTTAGGTTCTTGTTTGTCTAATTGATTCTCGGCTATATAATGTTGTAATTGATTTTCTAACATTGATAAACAATATTTAATTCTTGAATTAACAGTTTTAAAATCTATATTATTTAATATGTCTAACATATCTTTTTCATATTTATTAATAAATTCATATATATCTTCTTGTGAAAAATTATCAGTAATACTTTTATAAGTGCTTTGAAAATATATATTCTTTTCTTTCTCATTTAAATTACATAGACCTCTAATTTTTTCTCTATTTTCTTTTTTAATTTTTTTCAACCATTCTTTTTTCTTAATCTCATTTTGTTTTTCATTTAAACATTCTTCACTACAATAATAATTATTTCGTAGTACGCAACTATTAGTTAAATACTCTTCTACATATGCAGTATCTTTAGGTATTTTAGATTTACAATATTTACAAGTAACTATTTTAGACTTTGACATTTAATCACCTTCTTTTACTTGATAAAATTCACATGGTTTATTATCACATTTTTCATCTTTAACATAACACCATAGAATATCATAGTCCACTATTACTCCACCATAGTCTTCAAAATCCACTTCTTTACCACAAAATTCACAGTATTCACATTTTTGATTTTGACTTCTATATTGTTCTCTTGCCTCTTGTAATGTTAATCTATGTTTTTCTTTCATTACACTTCCTCCTTATTCATATATAGGGAGTTTAAAAACTCCCTATACGTTTTATTGACTATAATAAGGTTAATACTTCTTGTAATTGTTCAGCATCTAATGATGCAACACTTTTAACACCTTTTTCTTTCATAAATTCTTTTACTATATTCTTAGCATTCGTATCTTTAAGTTTATCTTTTAATTGAGATTTTAACTCATCTATATTTGTTTGCTCTTCTGCTTTTTCTTGTTGTTCAACTTCTTGTTGTACTTGTTTAACTTCTAATTCTTGTTCTTTTTTCTCCTCTTTTCTTAATTCTTCTACATTATGTTTAACCTTTGATTTTTTTAATGAATTTTCAACGCCCATTTTAAATGCTTTCATAAAGTTTTCTGCTGATAATTCTAATTTTTCTGGTAGACCTTCAAATCTACTCCCACAATCAATTAAACCATTAGAAGTAAAATACATATATCTTTTAGCATCTACTTGCACGCCATCTTCAATAACTCTTTCTGTTGCTAAATTAACTATCATTTGTGCTGAATTAGATATTGGTGAATAAAAGTCAAATCTTAAATTTGTTGTAAGTTGTTCGTATTCATCGTTTGTTAATGTATCTTTTTTACCTTTATATTTAGTATGTCCTAAAATAAATAGTGCAACAGGCAATCTATCTAATTTATGTATCTCATTCATTACTAATTCTAATAATCTATCTCTACCTCTGGAATACCCACCAAAACAATCGTTCAAACTTTTAGATGGTTTACCTGTTTGTCTTCTACTTTCTTCCATGACTTGTTCTATACCTATATCAAATAAAGTATCTAATGTATCTATTACTACCATTTTTATGCCTAATTCTTTATAATTCTTAACCAAATCATCTACTACTTGCACAAACCCTCTGTTACCTTCTGAATCTTCTTTTTTGCTAAATTTTAAAACTTCTTCGTATTGTATATCTGGTAATGCCTTATAACCTTGTTCATTTCCACAACTGATTAATAACATTTCATCTAAACTATACTCTTGTTTTGCTAGTTCATAAACTGTTGTTGTTTTTCCTATTTTCGCTTCACCCATTAATATATAATGTGAGTAAGATGTTAAATCAACTTTCACTTTATTTCTTTTTATAGCCATATTATCACTTCTCCTTTTATTAATTATTTTTATTTAAATTCAATCTATGTGTCAATATTTCTTCAATATTGTCGATATCATAATACCAAATCTTTATTAGTTCAATATTATTTCTTTTACAATACTCCTCCTTACGTTTATCATGCTCTAATATTATTTTAAATTCCTTTTTACTCATCCACGTTCTCTGCCATATCTTATGTTGTATTCCTTGACATTCAATAAGTAACTTATAATCTGGTAGATAAAAATCAAATCTTAAATTATTATTACCAACACCTATTAAATCATTAAATATATATTCTTTATAATATTTAATATTATATTTATTAAGTATCTTTGCAGTATTTTTTTCTAATACAGATGAATTACAATTATTACAAACAACACCTAAATCGCTTTTATTTAAAACTGTTAAGCCTCTTTCAAATTCTTCACCACATTTTTCACATATAAATTTATATTTTTTATGACTTCTAGGAGAGACCTCATAAGGAGATTTATTATTCTTTTTATAATCCCAATATTTGGCTTTTTCGGGATATAAATAAGCAAAGCTATCTAATTTATGCAATTTGCCATTTTTTCCACAATAAGTACATCTTACGCCACTATGAAAATGTTCACAACATATTAAATATCCACCGTTATCATTATGATAATCTTTTTCTTGACATAATAACCATACTTTCTTATCACTACCTGGCTTTATTTCCCATGGATTGATTGTGTTCTTAGGCGACCAATATCTTTTTAAGAAATCTTCGCCAAAAGTATCTATCCCCCATTGTGCGAATGAATCTTTAGGATGTACTTTAAAGTTATGACAATAAGGGCATCTGACACCTTTTATAAAATCTATTGGCTTAACCTCATAACCTCCAAAATCATTATGATAATCTTTCTTATCACATTTAATAACTACCTTTTTTTTATAATTTTTATTTATCAAATAAGGATTAACTGTATTTTTCTCCCAATCCCAATATTTATTAAGTGATTCTTGTAATTCTTGTTGAATATGATAGGCAAAAGATTTTTCATAAAAATTACAACAATAATTACATTTTGATTTATTTCCTTTAACAAAAGAATAAACATCTATATCATATTCTTTACTGCAATAGGGACATTTTACTCTTATATAACTTTTAGTTTGTTTTTTATTCTTACCATCTATAGTCACTTCATTCCAGTAATAACTTCCTATATATTCGTAACCATCTCCCCTTTCAATTACTCCTCTCTTATGTTCCTCATTCTGATACATCTCAATCACCCTTTTATTAATTATTTTTAATTTGTTATTTTTATTTATATCTTATAACTAATATATTCTACATTTTAATCACCCCTTATATTATCGTATTAACAATTCCAACTTCAAAATTACCTATGATTTAAAATTTATTTATTCATATAATATACATTAAAACTTATATCTTCACTTATTATTGTAATCTTAGGATATCTATTTGTTATTTCTTTTACTTTATTTACAGCACCGTATACGTTATGAGTTGTATATTTTTCTAAGTATTCTAAAACTTCCTCATTTTCATCTATTTTATATAATTGAATCAAATATAAATCTTTTGTATTGATATAATCAATATATAACTTCAACTCTTCCACATTACCAACTCCTTCCTAGAGGGAATTAATTCCCTCTTTATAATTTTATTAATTATTTTCAATCTAAAAATCGAATAAATCATCGTCGTTATCTTCTTCACCAAGTATATCTAAGTCTCCGTCCTCGTCCACTAATTCTTTCTTAGGTTCATCACCTTTACTTAATAACTCGTTTAATGTTAAAGGTACTGGTATTGCTCCTTTACTATATCCTCTACCTATTGAAGATATTTCCATTCTTCTTTGCATACTACCCATTCCTACACCATATTGCTGTTTCAAATCTTCAATGTCCATTAATCCGTATTTAACAAGTTCTTTTTCTTCATCACTTAACATATCTTCATTAAATGGTACTTCTTCTCTTCTATTTATTAAATTAACTCTATACCCCATTTTACATAATTCATTATCGTCAAAGTTATCTAATAACATTTTATCTATTAATTTAGCCATTTTCTTAGCTTTCTCACTATCCTCACCTAATGGGTATTCAAATGATTGATAAAATCCTATATCAGCCTTTTTCTTAGAATTATACTCTGGTATATATCCATTTATAACTAATAGATTCTCTTCTTCTAATCTGCTATCGTCTAAACAATCTTCTGTTATATAAAATTCTACGTTTGCTAATGCTTTTTCTTCTGCCTCGTCATTTATAACATATATTCTTTGCACATTGTAATTTGTATAAATCTTTTCTTCGTGTGTTTTAGGATTAGTATAACTTGAATATTCTATATTACCTTGTACTTTAAATTTTTTGTCTTTATAAGCATCTGATTTTAATATTGAGTGCACTGCCATTGAATAATCAAATTCATTACTGCACTCTACTCTTTCTTCGTTTTCGTCTACAAATACCAGTTTACGGAAGTTTGCGATTCTATCTTCATATTTATCTTTATCTTTATATTTAAAGTTAGTTGATTCATATTTACCGTCATTATCTAATATGGTATATATAGTTGAATCATTAACATTAAGTGTTCCATCTGAAGTTCTTTTAACATTATTCATGAAAGATTTTATTTGAAGATTAAAGTTATCTTTATCACATTTCATATTCAAATAAAATTGTCTAATATTACAACCACTATTTAATAATTTATCGCTAAAAGCTTTTCTATTTTCTCTATCTGGTGCAATTGATAATCTACCTACCATAACGAAGTTTAAATTACTCATATACACATCTCTCCTTTATTAATTATTTTTATTAATATTTTATTTTGGCATTTCATATATTTTACATTTTAATCACCTCTTATATTAGTGTATTAACATGACCACATATAAAATTACCTATGAATTATTATTTTTTATATCTTAAACTATATATTATCTCACCTATTATTAATGACACTAAAACTACTACATAAGGAGTTACAAATTCTACTCGAAAAATTAATACTAGAGATAAGATTATAATAATACATCTTATAATCAAATCTTTTAAATTCATTTCTCTTCACCTCCTTCTATTAATGCTAAGAATCTATTGATGCCATATATTTTATCACAATATTCAACTAAGTATTTTTCTGCATTTCTTTGTCTCAAATCCATTCTTGCAGAGTATATTGTATTATAAACTTTCACTACTTCTAAACTACCATTAGTTATTAATTTTATCATATCAACATCTCTCCTTTTTATTAATTATTTTTATTTACTTCCTATTTCATTTAACATTCCTTCTATTCTAACTCTCCCAATGTTCCTTCTACGAATACTGTCTTGATGCATTCTTTAGTGTCTTTATAATAAAAGAAACACTTCTCACATTGTTTATTAGATAATAACTCACATACTTCATTGGAGTCTAACTTATGTAATAAATCTTTTAATTCTTCTATACTCATATCAACACCTCCTTATATTAATAATTATATCATATTGGAATATAATGTCAATACATTTTATTAATTATTTTCATTTTTTGATTCTAATAATAATTTTCGTTTATCATATTTTTTATATAAAGCTTCTTTGACCTCACCATTATCTTGTAATACCTCGAATAATTTTAGATAATCATCTAGTATTTCTTCTCTTACTTTTAACATTTCATCATTCATCTCAACCTTCTTTAACATCTTAGGGAAGCCGAAATAATTGCTGGTACATTTATTAACTACAGTATTTGCTTTTATATACGATATTTTTTCCTGCTTTAATTCTTCTGGTAAAAAATCTTGCAACATCTCCATACATTTAAGTTGATGTTTTTTATCTCCTATTCTAAATTGTAAATCGTTATATGCCTTTTCAACTTCAATAAAATACCTTCTAAATTCTCTCCCCTTATCATTTCTTTGAATCATACATACTTCTTTTGCTACATCTATTTTTAAATAATAGTCTATGTATTCAGAACTATTACCTTGAGCTGTTACTTTTTTTTGAGTAACAGCTATATAATCTATATTTTCTTCGTATCCATAAGAAAACATTCTATTTTTCCAATCATTGAATTTACTTTTTATTTCTAATGCGTCATATAGTTTACGTAAGCTAATTAATTGCTCATTATTTTCAATTACAATTAAATTATTCATTACATCCCTCCTTAAATAAAAAACACTGAATTATTCTCATCGACTGCTATTATTTTAGCACTATTACCTTTAGTTCTTAATTCATCTTCTATAACATCTCTAAATTTATATTTACCGTCTTTATCACTATGATGTATTAATATTAACGGTGTATTTATGTTACACATAAAATCTATATTCTCGTTAGCCATTATATGAGATGACCAAGTATTCATTTCATATATTTTGCATTTTTTCTTATATTCTAATCCTTCTATTTTTATAGTTTTATTGTCTTTTCTTTGAAGTTCTCTACCTATAGTACCTATTCCACAATACCCAACCATTATAATAGTAGAATCTTTATCCTCCACCATTGTTTTTAAATGGTTTAATATTCGCCCTTGTGTATACATACCACCACCAGAGATAACAATTTTCTTTTCATTATTAGTTGCTACACTCAAGCTATTTTGATAATCCTTTACATAAATAAAATTTTTCCAATTTAACACTTCTCTAAAATATTCTTTTTCTTCACCTTGTAATATTTCTAAATAAGCATTAGTAATAGAATGACATAGTTTCCCATCTACATATATCTTCGTATCGAAATTAGGGTCGTCTTTAAAATATTCATACAAATATATCATTAAGTTTTGAGTTCTTGACTGTGCAAATGCCCCAAATAATATTCTTTTGTTTTTACTTAATTCTTTTTTAATTATTTCTTTTAATTTAATTCTTTCCTTTTCCACTTGTTTTTTAGATTTAAAACCTCTGTCTAAGTCATTGTACGTTCCTTCAACTATACTTACACTAGAGGATTGTATATTATCCCTTTTTAATACAAATGGTGCTTTATTATAATTACTACCTAAATCTGATGTTATATGAATTTTTTTAGTGTTTCCAGATAGAGTTTTTATGTAAAGAATCAATTGACAGCCACCTAAAATATGCCCAGAATTGACAAACTCATAACTTACTCTGTCATTTAATTTATATACTTTATGCATTTCTTTATCTATTACATTATTCATTAGTAGATATACATCGCTTTCACTATATAAAGGTTCTACTTTATATTTCTGCTTTTGCAATGCTTTAACATTTCTTTCTATTATGTATGCCCCATCAAGTAATAACGGTTCTAATAGTAATCTATTTTCTCTAGTAGTTATTAAAGGTACTGATATATGATTATTTATTAAAGACGGGAGATTTCCAATATGGTCTAGTTAAAGATGTGTATGTAGAATAAAACAAGCTTGTAGATTGTCTATTCTACTTAACACATCATCAACCACCCCCTTATTAGCTTTATATTCGTCATATAAACCTCCATTACCTTGACTTTGTCCAAATTCAACTAACAATCTTTCATATTTATTATCACCTACTGGATAAGATACAATTATTGCACTCCCTGTTACTTGTGTTTTACTACTCCCTGCAAAATCTATTATAATTTTATCTTTATTCTTTTTAGATATATCATAATGTTTATGCTTTTTATCTTTTTTCTTTTTAATATATAAATTATTTCTTCTACAGTCTAGTATATCTTGTGACACAAAGTTTATTTTTTCGTCTGTATTTAATATGTAATTTTGTAAAGGTATAGTTTTACCATTAATTTTTGCCACAACAGAAGTTCTCCTTTTATTCCATCTAATATCTTTTATTAATTCATAATCATCTTTATCAATTAAAACTTTATCTTCTAGTTCCTCTTGAAATTCATCATATAACTTCATTTCATAATGTTTAGGATATTCTTCATATTCATTTAAATCTATTTCTGTTCTTCTATTATCGTCCCATGGAAATCCATATTTTTTTATCTGTAAATAATGCTTATTACATAATTCCCTTTTTATATTGTCCCCATCCGTTAGTTTCTTCCCACAAATTTTGCAGTGTCTATCCATATCTTATCTCTCCTTTATAGTTTTGTATGCTATTAATAAATCTTTCTAACACTTTATCTTTATAGTACACAACTACTTCTTTGATGTTTTTTCTTTTTCAGTTGTAAACATTCCTTTAGTTTTCAATTTATTAAAACAGCTTTCACAATAACTTAGCTCTCCATTTTTTAATTCTTTATTACAATGAATACAATATTTGCTCATACTCTTTTATTCTCCTTTCTAGGGAGGATTCCTCCCTCTTCGTATTATAAAATTTATTAATTATTTTTAGTCATCCAAAGGTTCTTTTAAATATTCACAATCAAAGACGTCATCAGTGAATGCACATTTATGAAAGTCTGTACATTCATTAAAGTCTGGACAGAAATGGCAACAAATATTAGTTCCACGATGTAACCCACACTCAGTTGGTTCCTCACATTCTTTTATATCTTCTTGTTTATTTTCTTTACAAGTGCAATTTTCACATTCACTATCTAATTCATCTAATTTATTCTCCATATGTTCACATATATCTGCTTTTTCTGCATATTTACATAATTTATCACATTTATCAAAGTTCTCACACATATAACAACATCTATTTTCAAACTCATCACATTCAACTTCTTCATTACATCTAAAGTCTTCGCCTAATACCTCTTTAACAGCTTCCCCTAATGTCATATCTGGTTCTGTATCCCCTTCTATTTCTTTTATTTTATCTTGTATTTCTTTTTCTGTAGGCTTATCTGGAATAATATTAATCAATTCCTTCATCTCTTCGATAAAAGCGTTCCATTCTGATTCTGTCATTTCTTCTTTATCCATATCTTCTAATGCTTTTGCTAATCGCTCCTCTTCGCTAGGTTCTTCCTTTATTATTTCATATTCTAAAGCTTTATCAAAATCTATCCAAAAATCACGTCCTTTATATTTATCCAAAATTTCTTGAGTTAGACCAGTATCTCGAGTAACTATATCATCTAATATTTTTTGTATTTTATTCATTCTTTTTGTTTCACTTTCTAAGTCGCTTAATTTATCCATCCTCATCATAGACATTTCATGATACATTAAACTACCAAATTTACTCATTGTTCTATAATCGCAAGCACAAAACAAATACATTCCTGCTGAATAAGCGTGACTACTTGTTCTTGCCTTAAATATTATTCCTTGTTCTTGCTTCATCCTTTCCATTAAATCATATATTTCTAAAAATTTATATAAATCTCCCCCGTTACTATTTATTCTAAATTCTACTACATCAGCGTATAATGGTAGATAATCACTTTGATATTTTAATCTTTCATTTGTTTCAATTATAGCTTTATTTTTATCATATATATCTAATAATTCATTAACTACATAATTTCCTAATTCAGCATCAAGTTCCCCAGTAAAGTTTATTATTCTTTCCATAATATATATCCTCCTAGATTTTATTAATTATTTTTAATTACATATTTATTGTTAAATCATTTTCTTCATATAAACCGTATTTAATTGCTAAATCTTTTATTACAATTAATATTGCCTCAATTAATAACTTGTCTTCGTTTATTATGTCTAATTTATTTATTTTATCTGCTTTTGTTTTACTTACACCATTTTTAATAGCATTATTTTTTCTATTTTTCAATCTAGTATTTAAATTTACTCCAAATCTGTTATCTATTTCTTTATATACTTCATCATATACAACCTTATGATTTATACCAGTTTTATATGTTATCTTATTAACCATATTTTTCACATCTGCTCTCCAATTATCTTTCGACAATGATATTAAGTCTTGTATATTATCTAATGAATTTTGAAGTCCTTTTATATCTTTTTCCATTTGTTTCTGTTTTAATTCTTGTTCAACCATACTATCAAATAACATTTTGAATGACTGAAGGCTAGGTGATAATTCTGTTGTGTCTATTGTTTGCATTTGTGTTGATTCCATTTCATTGAATTTTTTTACATATGTAGCACTAAATAATATTCCCTTTTCTCCAGTAAGTTTATTAGCTAATAATTCACAACCCATTTTAGTACATTCATAACATTTATTTAACTTACCACTTGCATCTTTATATGTGCTTTCAATAAAATAATCACTCACCACAATGTTGTGGTCGGTAAGTGTTGGTATTATTCCAATAACTTTTCTACTTTTACTACCTTTAGGTGGTTCATATCCTTCTAACATTCTTAATACTTCCCAATGTTCCTTTTTCATCATTTTAGCAACCTCTGTGCTCGGTATACTTTTTATCTTTTTATTTCTATTTATATCAATTATATTACTCATATTTATCTCTCCTTTATTAATTACTTTTGTCGAGGTATTTCTTTTAAGTTTACATTTTAATCACCTTCTTATTATAGTATTATCAAAACTGTTATTGAAATTACCTATGATTTAAAATTTATATTTCATATTATCTCCTCCTTATAGTAATGATTATATCATACCTATATTATTTGTCAATATATTTTATTAATTATTTTCATATGAATTTGATAAAAAATATAATACATCACATATATCAATATCTTTATTCTGTTTCATTTTTTTACAATCCTCGTGATAAACGCAATCATTACAAAAATTTACATCTACATCTTGATAAATATAATCCAATATTTCCACAGCTTTTTTCCCTATATTTCTTTTTATTTTAGCTTGTTTAACTTCTTTATTTATATCTATTTTTATTTTATTAAATTTTAATAAACACGATTCTTGATAAAAATTAGAATAATCACCTTCCCAAATCATGTATAAATTGTTTACGTCTCCATTTTTATATCTTATTTCTATAGAAGTTATATCATCATAATCAACAATACGTTGAAATGGATTAAAATATTCTTTATATAAAGAGTCCTGTATTTTATCTACTCCTTCTATAATACATGAAAGAGAATAAGAATCATCATTTGCTTTTTCTATTTCTAAGCTTTTAAAGCTTTCAATCGGTATTCTCATGGTTTCACAATTTTCGAAAACAAAATCTATAGATTTTATATTATCTATATTCATAATACACCCTCCATTTTATTAATTATTTTTATTAATCTGTTATTTCTACTTTGTAATTATACATGGCTTGATAAAGTTTTTCTGGTATTTGGTCTTTATAATAATCAGCCATATCTTTAATATTCTTTTCTTTAAACTTTTTATAAATTTGAAACGCTTTTTCTGACGTGTCATATAACCCTAAATATATTTGTTTCTGTTTATTTTCTTCAAAATTATAAACACTACATTGTGCTCTAAATTTTTTATTTTGTTTATTATAATATACTCCTACAGGATATTCTCCTCTAACCTTATCACATTTAACAAATAATGTATTAATTCTTTGAGGGACAAACATACAATTATTAGGTGAATATAATTTATTATGTTTACCTAATATATCTTTATCCAAATGCATTCTTTGTCCTTTTATTTCATAATAATTATCTGTAAACCAATTTCCAAAGTTTTGTAAATTATACCATTCTTCAACTACTTCACAATCTTTATATGTTGAATATTTTTCATGATACTTCGAGTTGTAACATCTTCTTAACATGTCATGCCAAACTTTATAATACTTAGTTTCTTTTCCATTTTCATCACTTATTTTATACTTCCCTTCACCAATATATCCTATCCCATAATATCTTCTTTCATAAGAACATGATATTTCACCTTTTTTGAAATCACCATATTGTTTATTTTTAGCAACCCAGTCATACTCTGGAAAGTAAACATCTATATCTAATGCCCCTCTATACTCTATTATAACCATTTTACTTCCAAAATTATTGATATTCTCTTCGCCTGTTCTATCTATTTTACTCCCCATAAATATCCCCTATTCAACATTAGTATCATCTATTCCATTCTTATCCAATCTTATATACTCTTTACCTTGCCATGTAGGAAATCTCAAACCTACACCGTCCTTTTGATTTTCAGTTAATTCAAATGCTTTAATAGTTATTACTTTTCCTATTAATTCATCTTTATGATTTATATAATATTCTCTCTCACAATCCGTAAAACCACTACCTATATAATTAGTATACACATTCCCTTTATATTTAAATTGTACTTCAATTTTACCTAATACGTCTTTATATTTTCCATCACCAAGCAAAACATCAGTAACCAAAACATCATAATCATTAAATGATTTTAATTTCATACAATTTTTAGTTCTCTTACCTTCCCATTTTGCACTCGCTATAGATACTATGATGCCCTCTTCTCCATTCTTATCAGCCTGTTCTAATAATTTAGGTATTACAGTCTTATCCTTACCAAGATATAATTCACCTAAATATTCAACATACCCATTTAAGTTTATTAATAATTCTTTACATTTTCTTTTTCTGTCTATTGTAGGCAATTTACACATACCATTATAAAATTCATCTACACTTGTAAGGCAATCATACACAATATATTTTAAATTATGTTTTTCACCTTTTATTGATATATTGTTCATTGTTTTTTTATATCCATCTTTACTATCTTCAACTTCACCATTATAATAAATTTCACCGTCGAACACGAAATCTTTTAATCCTAATTTATTTATTGATTTTTCTATATCTACTAAATCAGTAAACTCTTTTCCTTGTCTGCTATAAAATTTAACCTTGCCATCTTTATTTATAATACATATTGTTTTAACACCATCTATTTTTGTTGATATAATAAATTCTTTTCCTTTAATATTTTTATCTTCGTATTTAGATGCTAATTGCACATTAAATTGTGGTATTAAATTATATCCTAAAGCCTTATTAACTAATTTACCTTGTACTCCTAATCTCATACTTTTACAAGCTAATTCTTCTAATTGCTCTTTAAACTCTTCATGTTCTCTTATAAATGCTTGTATTATTGAAATATCTTTATCTTTTCCTGTCGATTTGTCAATTAGATAATCGTAAAATTCATTTAAGTCTTTTAATTGATTATCTATAATTTGCACTTTTTTATTAATTTTTTTCTTAGATATGTTCGTAATTTTATATGGATTTAATAAAAAATCTAAAGTATCTAAGAATAATTGGTCGTCTCGATTTTCTTTTATGAATTTCTTTTTTTCGTTTGTTCCACTTATATTTTGTAATTTTTCTAATTTAATAAATAATTCTCCCATGTATTAATCCTCCTCATAAATATATTTTATATCACAATAATCTAATAAGATAAAAATATCTTTTAATGTATTTTTAATATCGTCACTTTGTATTGTTATTATTTCTTTATCTGATTCATCATAAAATGTTATAAACTCCCCGAAACTACATTTAATTTTCATACATTAACCCTCCTTAATTATATAAAAAAGAATACTTTACTTTATTATCACTATATATTCCTATCTTTACAAACTCTCTATAAAAATCTTCCTCCTTATCCCCTTAATATCACGTCTATAATTGTCAAAACTATTATTACTATTAGTAATATTACTAGACCACTCATATTTATTCCTCCTTATACTAATAATTATATCATAACTAAATTATTTGTCAATGTATTTTATTAATTATTTTTAAAACTATCAACAATTCCATATAAATCCTTCCATTTAGTAAATTTAATAAAATAATCATTTATGTATATTTGATAACTATCTTTTCTAAATGTTCTATCTCTAAATATAAGTTTCACTCTATATTTATCACTTTCAAATATCGAATAGAAAAATCCATCTTCTATTAATTCGACCTCAAGCTCTCTCTTTAAATAATCAATAGCTTTATTCATATTTATACCTCTTTATTTATACTTATACATTACCATATTTCTTTATCTTTTTTATATATTTTTTCTTTTCTACTCATTTCTACTTCATAACAAGTTAAATTATCTAACTCTTCTTTAAGAAAGTCTATAAACTCTTCTTCTGTCATATTTTTGATATTGTCATTATTTTGAGTAAATATCTTCATTATATCCAAGTAATCTGGTATATCAAATGTATACATTCCTCCAAATTCTATTTCTAAAATATTCTTTTCTAATGTTATTTTCATATGATTTGTATAGTGTCCATTAAATCCACAAGTAGGACAACCGTAATCATCGCATTCTATATCGTCGCATATATCTATTATACCTCCGTCTGCCATTTCAATTAAATATTTATTCATATTATATTCCTCCTTTATTAATTTATACTTATATATTAACATAAACTAATTAAAAATAACCCTTATTAATTATTTTTATCATCTAACAAATTAACTTCTTCAATATCATAATAATCACATGATTCGCAAGATTCGTGTTCGCAACTTAATAAGCTGTTCAATTCAGAAAGTTCAGATGGGTCTAATGTCTCTTTTCCATGAAGTTCACATTTATGAATTGTAAATTCAACTGAAGGTGTATTAGTATTTTGTAAAAGACAGATTCTTAAAAGAGTATAAATGTCAATTATACCTTCATTACCTTCTTGAGTAATTGCTCTTATAAACTTATTTTTGTAATAATATAAGATTTCGATTTGATAATTTCCATTTATTTTAGCTAATAACACAAAGTTCTCTGAATCTCCTATATTATTATCGATATATTCATACAGCTCTTTAGATGTTAATTTTATTGTCGCTTCTAAAATATTTAAATTTTTAAGCTTTTCTACTTTTTCTTCTATCTCTTTTAATATAAAACCTTCTAGCCTTTCAGTGAATATTTCGTTTTTACTTTTATTCATATTACCAACCTCCCTATATATCTTATACTAACAAGTATATGCCACAACTAAATTATTGTCAATAGTTTTATTAATTATTTTTTATTTTAATCATTAATTTCTACCTCATACTCATATAAAGCATTATACAATTTCTGTGGAATTACATCTTTATAATAATCTGCCACATCTTTAATGTTTCTCTCTTTGTAATATTTGTATATTTCAAATGCTTTTTCTTGAGTATTATAAAATCCTAAATGTTCCCTTTTAGATTTACCAGTTTTCGGATTAATCATACGGCAATATACTTGGTATTTATAGTTTTTACGATGATATGTTCCTATACATGAATCTCCTCTAGTTTTATCGCTTTTAGTAAATAAAGCATTAATACCATGAGGTACAAAAATGCAGGTTTCTGGTGAATATATTTTATTATGTTTATATAATATATCCTTGTCTAATTCCATTTGTTCGCCCTCTATTTCATAGTAGTTTCCTTATACCACTTAGCAAAATTTTGAAAATTTAACCAATCCTCATCAACTTCACAATTAGTATATGTTAGATTTTTATTATAATATTTTTCACTATAACATCTTTTCAACATATTATACCATGCATTAAAATATCTAGTTGTCTTACCATTTTCACTAACTTTATATTTCCCTTCTCCAAAATAACCTATCTCATAATATCTCTGTTCATAAGGGCATTTAATATTTCCTTTTTTAAAACTACTATAATGTGCATTTTTAAAGGTCCAATT